GGTGCCTGTTTCGGCTCAAAGTACTGATTAATAGTTATAAGGGCGCCCTCATGCATTGCCAGCAACTTTGCTGCTTCAACGATCTTGTCGACGATCAAATCTGCTTCAACTGACTCCGGGCTGTGAAGCATAACTTCTATGGTCGCTAGGTGTGCTAGGGCCTCCGCTCTTAACTTTGTTCTTGCTGCTTCAAAAATTGTTTTGTATTTCATTTATTTATATCTCCTTGTTAAAAAAACTTTTGATGTCTCTTGGGTGATACCACATTTCTTTGTGTGGCTCTGTTGGGTCTTGTAGGACCGTTATCTTTGGCTGATTTCGGCTGGTGCGCACCATAATTATTGTAGGCACGCCTTCGAAGCCTAATATTTTCTCAGCCTCTACGTAATCTGCTATATTAAAAGCGAAAAAGTGTACGTCTTTGCGACCATCTTTTCTTAGTTTATCCTGTACTTCGTAAACTGCATCAACATAGTGCTGTCGCAGCGAATGACACATATGACACGTGTTTGAATAGAACTTTATGAAGCATGTCGAGTCTTCTTTGACTTGGCCAGACAATATTTTTTGCAATGCTTGCTTGGACAGTCGATCTACTGCTGCTTTATTATTGTTTTGCTTTTCATTGTTTTCCATTATTATCTCCTAAACCGTTTTTTTCTATAAAATCGTCAACAACTGCGTTCGCTTTACTAACGCAATCTGGGCAGAACAGGCGCACGACTTCTTGCTTGACCATAACATTCCAGCTCTTGACCATATCAGCGTTCATTTTATCAAATGGTTCCTGACAGGATGAGCACAAATCGGGTAGTTTGTGGAATAAACTTATTTGATCTCCCAAGTCTTTAGTCGTCTTGGCTCCTATTTTTTTTTCTAGAAGCCTGCGTTGTTGTCTGTTCATCGATTCATGGCTCCAAAAATTTGCTGCCGGTTACTTCCATCGAATACAACTACCGCAGACGGGAAGGGCGCTGAATTATCGCTATCTCCAAACTTTAGCCGGCCTTTCACAAAATAAACTTCGTCGGCCTTCATAATATATTGGTGCCAATACTTCGTGTCTGTTCTTGCGGGAATAAGCATCACCACTCGGGTGTTTTCCTTGCGAGATTCTTGGTATCCTTTCTGGATCCACTTATCGATCCCACGACCATAAGGTGGGTTGACAAAGGAAGTAAAGCCTGACCAATCTTTGCTTAGACCATCCTCGGCCTCCGTAAAAAAGTTGGCGCACTTTGTGTTAGCGGGGCCAGCACACGGGTCTAAATCAAAAGGGCCGAATCTCCAGTCTAGCTTATCAAAAAACTCTCTGGGAGTGGCCCACTCTCCCGTCTTAGATGAAAACATTGTTAGCTGTGTATTCTTATTCATTTTCCTCACCACCGCTAATCATTTCAAAGTTTTCGACTACTTCGTCAATGTTGTACTTTTGCTTGAAAAGGCGGTATGCCTTTACTGCAGCGCGAATCTCATCCGTGTTGAGCCATCCATTCTCTCGGAACTCAGAGCGCAATTCTCGCTTCTGCTCCTGATAAGGTTCGATGCACTCTTCAATTGCTGCCAATGAACGGATGTATTCTTTGACATATTGCTTCTTCTCGTCGTTTGTTGTGGCCATGGGGCCCTCCTTTTTGTTACATTAATAATATAATCTATGTAAGACTATAAGTCAACTAGTTTTTTCTTTTAAATTCCAAAAAGTCTTCTTAAGAAGTCTCTAATCAGTTCTTCCTTATCTGACTCCAATGAGCATTCGGAAAAAAGATAATTATAAGTATTCTTTTGTCTAGAAATTACATCTTTGACTCTATCTGACTCTCCCTGAAACCACTTATGCTGTAGAGCATAGTTTTTGGGTGGCGGGATACGATATCTTTCAGCTATTTCAACTAAATCGAAATATCGGCGCTCGTCAAACGCTGTTCTTGCTGATTTGAATGCGTCAATCATCTCTTTCGCTAAGAAGGGGCTGATGTCCATACTGCTAACCTTGTCTGGGTGTAAGGTGACAGCTATTTTCTTAAATAATTTGCTAAAAATTTCGTGCATTTCCCTGTCTTCGTCAGAATGCTCAGGATCATGAATTTCTGGCTCTCTTGACGGGCTTAGTACAAGTGAGCCCGGGAGTACTTCTTGTACTTCAAGATCGTCAGGCAATTCGGGGGGTGCTGCAGCCTCCGGCTTTTTTATATTTTTATATAGGCTATCAAGCCTTTCTTTATGTTGCCTGTTTAGACCATCTATGTCGACACCGTTTTTGGCACAGTACTTTCGGTAATACACCTCAAATTCAGAGCCGGATTCTTTGCATATCTGCGTAATTAAATCAAACTCTTCATATAAATATTTTAACTGGTTAATCGCTCTGCGCCATTTTAATTTTGTTGAAGCTGCCATGATTCTATTTAAAGTCGAAGGTTACTTTAGTCTCAATTTTTAGTTCCGGGATTTTTAAGTGGTTGGCAAGATTGTGCTTTTTGCATTCGTCAGCCTCCAAGAACCAGTCGGCATGACTCTTTTCGTGTACAATGTCTAAAAAATAGTCCTTGTGGTGACCGCAGTTCTCTGCCATCATTGAATATATTTTTTGGTTAAGGCGCTCAGTCTCTTCTGCAGACGCCTTAATCTCCTCTACTTTTCCAAACTCCATAGAACTCACGTCGTGGATCATTACTGTTGCGTCCGGATCCATATACCTGTGGCCTTCTGCTCCAAAACTAAAAAGTATAGCGCCGCACGACATGGCTTTGCCTTGTACAATTGTGGCAATCGGAATACGACTGTGTTTAATATCTGAAATCATAGACATCAAGCTATAAACTTGACCGCCATAGCTATCTATAATAACTGGCAAAATTGGCTGGCCGGTATTTTGTGCCTTACATACTAAGGAGGAAAACTCTTTAGCCGCAACTTCATCAAATTTTCTAATCCGAATGACGACTGGGAGATCATCAATAAGCTTTACCTCTTTCAACAAAGGGCTAAAGTTTTTAAGTATGTTCATTACCATTCCTCCTGTTGACCAATCCAGTCTCTGTAATCTTCGGATCCGCCGCGGGCTGCCCAGTCCGAGTCGATAGTGAGTTTGGAGCTGATTCCCCCACGGGCGTTGCATACCATAACAAGTCGCAACCTCTCGGGTTCATAAACTTTCATCATATCTTCAAAGACTACATTAATTAATCTCTCGTAAGAATAAATCCTACTTCGGAACTGATAAAAATACTCTTTCATGGATTTTAGTTCGATTACCTTGCTTTTGGGGTAAAAGGTGATATACAGTGACGCAAAATCAGGCTGGCCGCGGACACCTTCAAAAGTTATCTCGGGAGCTTTAAGCTTAATCTCGTATGCCTCCGCAGACGGGTTTGGTATCGATTTTAATATGTCTTTGTCTGACCAATCTTTTCTTTTCATTTTTATCCTAATAGCCTAAACGTCTTTCCAATTGCATAAGTTGAAAAGCCCCAGTTCTTGTCGTAATTGAGCTTTGCCATATAGGGTCGATTGACATGAATCCTATCCTTTTCCGGTTTTACTCCCCAACACCTGATCCTAGTCGATTGGTTATTTGAATCGATCACTTCAACTATCCAATATAGCTTTCCGTTCTTAGTTTTACGTTCGGTGATCTTTCGTGGAATAAACCAGCAAACAAGCAGTTCTTCATCAAATTCAGAAATAGGCGGGATAAATTTATCCTGCAGTTTTTGAACGGTCTCTGCCGAAATTACTAGGTTAATCGGGAATACGCCAGTTAAGTCAGCTTTAAATTGAATAACCTCTTCCTCCGAAAAGTCGCCCTCTGGTCGATACAGATCAAGGTTTTCTTTAAACTTTTTCTGACTTTTGGGCCGGTCGACCACGCAAGCGGACCAGAAGTGTTTGCGACCTGTGAACCTGTCGTCAACGATACTGTCTAGGGCACCGCCGCGACACAGAGCGTCTAGTGATTTTTTATTTAACTTGCTATAAACGATCCCCTCGTTGAAAAGAAGAGATTCGATATCGGGGAAGGGCCGATTATTTAAGACTTGCTCAATCGCAGCGTTTCCTAAGCCCTTGATAGAAGTCAGCGGCTGGATAAGAGTCTTTCCATCATCGCTTATCTCCCAAACGGTACCTGACTTGTTAACGTCGAGGGGTGCTATCTTAAAGCCGAAGCGCTTAGCAATGTTGATGGCCTTTTCTTTTCGACTTTCTGGTTCCTTGTCTAAAAATGCAGCCATCCATTCGGCTGGGTAGTAATTATACAGCCATGCGCATTGGTAAGATATGATCGAATAGCTAACTGCATGTGACTTGTTGAAGCCGTAGCCTGAGAAGTATTCAAACTTGTCCCACAGACTTTGAGCCTCGTCTTTGTCAATCCCCTTCTCGACGCAGCCACTAATGAACTTGTTATGTAACCTTCCCTTAACTGAGCCCTTGCCAGTACCCTTCTTAGTCAGCACCTTGCGAAGCATATTGCCTTCATCAAGTGTTAGACCGCCAAGCTTGTGAGCAAGTAGTGCGATCTGCTCTTGAAAGATCAAGAAACCAAAGGTCTCCTGAGTAATGTCATGCGCGTCATCGTTAAGATATTTAATATAGTGCGGGCTTTCCTTGGCCTCTACATAGTCAGCATCGACGCCGGCCGAAAGGGGGCCGGGGCGAAAGATAGATGTAACCGCTGATACATCAATAATGTTGTTGGGCTTGGCTCTAACACAAAACTGCTGGGCGCCCTGCTCGGTGAACTGGAAGATTCCAGCCCACTTGCCAGAGTGAAAAATATTTTCATATATCTCTGAGTTGTTCATATCAAGACGATCGGGGTGAAGGTACTTTTCGTAGTAAGCCCTGACTTGCGCAAATGTGGGTGTCTCTACTCCGTGGTGTCTGTGAAGAATATGTTCAATACACCCCTCCATCATCTTGAGGGTCGACAGACCAAGAAGATCGAACTTAATGAAGCCCATGGGTTCAAGATGTCGGACGTTCTGGCCTTCCGCCCATGGAGCCTGTCGCACCCCACCAGAATTAATAAGAGGCATGTTCTTGTCAAGGTTCTCCGCGATTACAACGCCGCCAGCATGACGTGAACAGGATCTCACCTGTCCAACCAGACCCTCGACATGAGTTTTTACTTCGGGGTATTTATTCAAGTATGAACGCAACGCCGGAGAATACTCCATGACTTCTTCCCAAGTCGGCACGTACACTCCGGCCTTGATACCATGCTTTTGTTTTGCTTCAGGGGTGGCCTCACGAATCATGATTGAGGTAACTGTGTTGACCTCTGTAAAGGGAATGTTATACAACTTTGAGATGTCTTTTATTAAAGATTTTAACTGTAGTGTGTTCCAGTTTGAGATTGGCGCGACACAATCTTCGCCCCACATTTCAACAAGCCGCTCTTTCAACGACATGCTATCGGACACATCATAGTCGATGTCTGGGTAATCTTCTGCGTCTGATCTCAAAAATCGAGAGAACAGTAGATCGTACTTAATGGGATCAACTTGTGTGATGTTTAACGCATATGCCACCAGCGAGCCGGCAGCAGATCCTCGGCCCGGGCCAGTTAGCATCATATCGGTTGCGACATCAACAATAGATTTCATTGTTAAGAAGTATTTTGAAAAGCCGCGATCATCAATCACATTAAGTTCGTGCTTCAAGCGATCTGTGTATTCCTTGTTGGTGTGCAGCCCCTTATCTTTTAGGCCCTCAAGCGCATAATTCACTAGTGCTTGGGTCGCTGTAAAGCCGGCCGGTACTACAAATTCAGGTAAGCGGACTGTGTTATCTGGTAAGAACGACTCAATACGATTAAAAGCGATCCGGTGAGATTCTTCGATACTTTGCAACACCAACTCATCGTCATATTCAAAGCCCTGCTCCTTAGAGTATTGCTTGTAACTCTCCCACATTTGATCGCCATTCTTCGGATACAGTTCGTAACCGATCTCTTCTACGCCGGCGGGCAGCTGGGACTCTTCTTCGGCCCAAGAGGGGCGGCCTTTGCCTAGCCAACCTAATCGCTTGTAAAGCTCTCGGTCTTTCCAAGCATCAGGATCGGGATAGTGGCTATCGGCTGTTGTTAGAACAGAGACACCAAACTCTTCTGCAACCTGAATAACATATTGATTTAATTCGTGTTGTTCTTTGATATTGTTCCACTGAACTTCAGCGTACCAGCGATCACCGAAGATATCAACCATTTGTTGTGTAGACTCTCTCATCGCATCTAGGACGGCTTCATCACCATCATCTCGGTTCTCCCAGTAGTTGCCTGCGTAAACGCCACCTAGGCATGCAGAAGAGGCGATAATACCCTCTCCATATTTCTTTAGAAGAGAGTAGTCGATACGTGGATAGCGATAAAAATTTTCAGCTTTATAAGATTCTGACACAAGCTTGAACAAGTTGTTCAATCCCGTCTGATTTTGGGCCAGCAGAACTAGGTGGCGCCGGCGCCTTAAAATGTCCTGAGTCTTTTTGGATGCACCTTCATCTTCGACAGTGGCGCCGGACGCCGTATCGGCCTTCGCTGAACGGGCGCGCTTCTTGTCTTCCATCGCTCTCGTGTATTCTTCCTTCCAATCTTCGATAGACGGGATGAAATAAGCTTCGCAGCCAAAGATTGGTTTAAAATCTTGGCCGGCCTCCTTCATCTTCTTCGCATGTAAAACCTGATAGGCTAACCCGTTCATGTTCCCGTGATCTGTGAGTGCCAAAGCATCACACCCATTTTTATATGCAAAGTCCATATGAGCTTGGGGGTACCCGATAGCGTCAAAAATAGAGCCGGCTACACTGTGTGCATGCAGGCCAACAAACTTAATTTTAGAATCATTTCGATCCATTTAATCCTCCTTATAAGGTATCATAACATGCTGGTGTGGGGTCGTCAAGGCCTTTTGGGGGGTTTCTATGGAATTAGTCGACCCAAGAAAATTGCAATATCCACCCCAAGTAGAAATATCACTATACCAATCGAGGCTAGCGTTAAAAGCTTCTTCACGATCAACCTCCCCAAATATTTCTTTTAGGCTGAAATGGCGCGCCGACCAGCGCTCTTCTATTGGCAACCTCTCGGAAGGGTATTGCTCGTTGGGTCCTGGGTGTAAAAATTCCTTTGTGGTTTTTTTGTTTATTTCTCTTCGGCATTTTTTAAAATCTTCTCCTGTCATAGTAAATGGTAGTGGCAACCCATCCTGCACTGTCTGGTTTTCGTAAGACAGGTAGAAGTTTCTTTCTTTGGATGAAATTGCCGGCCGATGTTCCCTTAATATATGAAAATTGTAAACGGACATCGGAAATGATATAAAATATTTCTCGGGTATTAACCAGTGAGAGATATTATATGCCACTCGCCAAGCCGAATGGATACCATACAAAACTGACCATCCATAAGAATCGCGACGGGCGCGGTCTTTTGGATGAATCGGAACATAATATATAGGTATTTCTTTTCTTTGTTCTGACTTAAATTTAGACATTCTGTTATAATACACCGGATCGTAAGTCCAATCACCTACCACCTGTTTGACTATCGGTGCTAAATCGTCATTAGCTACAATCCAAATAGTATTGCAGCCGGCCAATGCACACTCAAAAACTGATTTTTGAATGGCTGTAAAATCGCTACTTATTGGCAGCAGTATCTCGGGAGTCTTAAGTTCAAATTCCGACTTTAGATTCGCGACCGGTATTATTCCTGCTAAGTGTGTGTTCTTCATAATTCATTAAAAATCTATCGTAGGCCACACAAGACGCCGGTAGGCTCTGCAGCAAAACTTGTTCATTCTTTTCACCAATCTCAATCCGACTGGATTCGGACGTGTATTCATATTCGACGCCACATGTTTGGCGGAAGATGCTAGACGTTCTATGTTTGTAATATCTTGCTTTTCCTGATTTTCCGTATCCATTAAATTTTCCTTTCATCCCTCTCGACTCCATTTCGTGAACTAGCTTAAAGCGAGCCATTGTTTCTGAAAAATTAAAATCATTCACGGAGTCGTTATCTATGAAGGATTTTATACATGCATCTTTTATTTTAGTATTTCCGTCTATCCTATCCGATGGATAAAACCAAACTTCGGACACAAACTCGTCATCAGTTTTAAAATAGTCAATCTCATGCTTGCCCCCTTTATGGAAAGCTACCCAATCATAACACATATATCTGTTGTCTGCAAGTTTTCTTTTAATATCAAGGCCGGATATCTCTTGCTCAAAATATATGCACCGATCAAAGCCGATCTCTGCTATTTTAGAATATTCGTTAGAGCAGGTAATCTTTTCCCCGTCATACCGCATTGAGTGGCACAAATTAGAAAGCGGGACATTACCGTCTAGGGATAATAAAAATAGTAGCCTTTCCCAAAGAATCTCTTTGCGAACTCCCTTTTCTTTTTTTTCTTGAAATGTTGTTAAGACATTTAGCTCCCGCGGGATTTTTAGAGAGGATAGGTCTACCCCCTGTTCTAAATAATCAAACCTAAAAGGGCGCGAGGCTTTCGTAAACAGAAGGGGGTATTGATTATTGAACGCATATAAAACAGCGCTCAAAGAACTGCCTACGACAACATTTTCATATTCAAGTATCAATCTTCTTTTCGTCTAAAGCCGGCTACCAAAGCAGCCATAAAGATAACGTACAAACTGCCGCGGCTAGTTAACACGCTGTTACACCCTGCAGAAGATTTGGGACTTGGGCCTCTCGTATTTTCAGCAAACTCAAACGGGCCACCGGTATCTGAATTCTCCTCATGTTCAAACCCAGTATCTTCTTGCTCGGGTGCATCACCGGTATCTGCGGTGACTGGCTGTTCTTCATCTCCCTCATCAGCAGGAATAAAAAACGGCTGCGAAATTACTAAATCGCTCAATGTTACGCCAAGCTCATGATGGAAAGGGTCATACCAACCAGTATCGAAGTTACCCACAAAGTTTAACTCGTCTATCATGAAAGGCATGCCTTCTTCAACTTGGATACTCAAAAAGTATTCGTGATAGGCGGACTGTGTTTCACGGGTGCCTAGGTTTAGATACATGTCCCACGCCATTAGATCGGCGCGCCCATCGACAAACAAATCCCACTCATAAAGGGTAACTTCATATTGCGTCTGGACCGAGTACTCCGACGAGTGGTAGCCCTTCACCTGGAGATTACCGGCTGCTTGCATTTCGGTGCCTTCTTCATCGATCTTATATTCCCCATGCGCCATTACAGCACCTTCTGAATCAGAACCAATTCCGTAAGCGTTCTGGAATGTAACTTGCCCGTAAGCATCGATGCCATATGACTCAAATGGGACTGACCAGTCCCAGCGGAAAGCTCCTTGCTCGCGCTCAACGTCAGTCATAGCTTCAACACTTAAAACTGGATGTTCACCCCAATCACTCCATTCATCAGCCCAGAGTTTGCATTGTGCTCCTCTTGCCCAGTCCCAAGGTGCGTAGTGGCAGTCATGCCCTGGGGTAACTCGCGTTTTAATGACGGCAACATAAAAATCTGTACCCCTATCAATCGACGATTGAAACCAGAAAAATTCCACAATGGCATCAACGGTGTTATCATAAATATCCGAGTTCCCCACGTAAAGGGTATTCCCCTCAAAAAAGGCGTACGGAAATCGGCCCTCACTGCCAGCGATGTCGGTAGCGGTTTCAAACGATACGTCCCAGTCCCCTTCTAAGATAGATGCGCCCGAATAAGACGTCTCGCTGTCGCTCAAAGCTTCAGCGTTTGCGGTGCCCATAAGGCATAGCGATAACAATAAGTTTGTAAACATGTTTCTCCTAGTTTATGTTTAAAATATTATAACTTAATTGGCGTTGTTTGTCAATTATTTTTGTCGAAGACCGCGGTCGTCATAACCACCTAAAAACCAATTTGAATTCATCATATGAAATTTTTGGTTGTAGTGACTCCATCCAAGAGCGTGGCCAATTTCATGCTCCAAAACCCTTTGTTTTTTTGAATTTCGTGGCGTAATATATATTTTAGCTTTTACTATGGTGTTATTTTTCACATGAGTGTATATTTTTGTTGATGCCATGTGAGACGAACGAAAGTCTCCTTCGGGGAGGGCTACTAAAATTTCCCCAAATCTCGGATTCATGCATGTCGGTGAACTGTCGAGATAAACTCCATCGAATTTATACCCCAATTTCTCCCAATATCTCGACGCATGTGAGACCCTGTATACATCGACCTCTGAGCTTTGGCATATTCGTATAGTCGGGGTGACATCCCATGCAGCTTTTTGATGTGGAAGCCCTAGTACAAAAACTTCCAACACAGGAGGACTACTAATCCTCAACATAAAAGGCTCAGACGCTAAAGCGCCTAGGCAGCTTAGCCAAAAAAATAAAATCCCCATGTCTTAAGTAGGGATAAAAGTTTATTATATAACTTATTGCGGGAAATCGTCGATTGGGCAACTATCCCTTTCTTCTTCTTCTATTTCTTTTAAAAGCGCGGCTATATCTAAGCCGGCGCAGTCTATCTTGCTTTTGCTCACGTGGTAGTGGCTAACAAACCCTGTAAAATTCCCGTACGCCACTTCTTGTTCGTACTTGGTCGAAGTCTTTCCGAACTGATTTTGAGGTGTTTGGTAAGGTATGTCAGTTGCATTTTTTATAGCCTTCCAAAGCGATTTGAGGGCATTTATTTGTGTCGGGTAAAAACCCAGGAACGGCGACAGTTTGGTGCCATGAACCCAGGCATCATCAACAATTGGGCGTTGACCAAGTCCGTTCTGTTTATACCAGTCTTGGTATTTTAGATAATATGCGTTGGTGATCTCGACACCAATTGATGGCCGATTGGTTCGCGCTGAGCCGGCATGCCACGCTGCATGTTGCATATCCATAGTTTGGTAAATTGTGCCATCGTTGTCTATTAAAAAATGCACTGAAATGCCTCTCTTGTCTAGCACATTCTGGCAAGAATTTGATGATAAACAGACATCCCAGTGATTTACAAAATATCTTATCTTTCGCTTGGGACGACCGGAATAATCGTAATAATGGCCGCGCTTAGCAGTTAGGCCTCCTTTTTCCGACCATAGGATAAATTTGTCCCACTCAATAGGAAAAAAGTCTCCGTTATAAACAACATAATTTGAGTAATGAAGATTGGATGGTTTAAAGTGGTCTATCTCCGACTGTCTTTCGGTCCACAGCCGGCGGAACGTCATCGGGCCGCAAAGGCCATCGGGCGTGATCTCTCGGGAACGTTGCCACTTTTTTATAGCTCGTACGAGCTTGTCATCAAAATATTTTTCCCCAAACCAACTAGGTTCCCACCCAAGTTTTTTGGCAGAGGCCTCGTTGTAAAAATGTTTATCCATATTATATTATTCACCCCCCGATGCAAAGGTAAATTATTTATTTTCTAAAATACCCAAAATATAGTTTTCTAATATGACACTGTAAGTAGTGTGGCCAATGTAAATTTCTTCGATCATTGACCTGTCTACCACTATTTGCGTATTTTTTGCTAGTTGATGTTTCGCATCATCAGCAATATCCAAAACGGATACTACCGCATGGTTATGATCCCTTGGTTGGTAATTGTCTGGTAAAATTACCAATGACTCGGTATCGCTTTCTAGAGGCATCTCTACCAAAAGATGCCTATTGACGGGCTTGAACACGTTTTATCTCCTTGTTGATTTGTTTCGTTAATATTTCTTCCTGATTTTTGAATTGATCGGATGTCAGGAAAACATCCTCTATTTTACCACAGTTTCTGCAATATAGTGTAACATTCACGTGCCCTCCTATCATTGAGCGTATATTACCGGTGGGTACCCAATAGCACTCTTCCGAAGACACTGCTTTATTTCTACATGTTAGTCTCCGGCGTTTTTCACTTAAAAGATGGCTAAAATTCATATCGTCTCCTTTCTAGATAGTACATGTATCGTTGGTACAAAATTTAGAACCAGCTCCACCCTCATCGGTTTCAAACTTTGTGATCGGGGTAATGCTTGACATTTTAGTTTCATACTCCTCTGCTGTTATGGGTTCGTAGGGCGCCTGCACATATCCAGTTTCTTCGTGACGTAGAAATGATACTGCCTTTAATCTTGTCTCATAAAGCTCTAAGGCCTCTTTAATCTGGTCAGCCTCTTCTGGCTTAAAGGTAACTGTAATAGAAACTGAATTATCTGCCCAATAATGCTGATATTGAGCTGCCATTTCTAATTGCTCCCACATACTAACATCTCGTTTACCTTTAGTAAAGTATGGCTCATGGACCGGAAACTCTACTACTGTGGTATGAGGGGTATACTCATCTGGTTCCATATAGTAGCCCGCAGCCTTCAATGGGCCTAGGAGAGCTGAAGTCTCAGAAAATCTAATTCTACGGATATAGTACTCGTCTTCAGGAAAGTGAATTCCTGGGGTTGAGCCGTTTAAGAGAGAAACTGTTCCAGATGGCTTAATAGAGGTCATGCGTACCGACTTTGGAATACATAACCAATTTGAATACTCCTCATCTAGTTGCTTAACGTAGTCATACGCCTGATCACACATTTGATATACCTCTCTCCTACCAAACTTATTAAACGCCTGCACAACCCCAGATTGTGATAATCCAATCCTGCGATTTTTGAGCATCTTGGCGTTTGTCTCCGGCCAGTGCGTGTTGGAAAGAGTAATGGTTTTTCCATAAAGATATGCGATCTTTAAAGTACGCAAGTAGTCTTCAGAGTTTTCATGTTTTGCTGGGTATGTTTCAACTAGGCAACACAATTCTGCATCTTCTAATTGCTGTTCAACGCAGGGATTAAAACCAGCTACGTTAATATCATCGTATCGAGGCCCATCCTTAAAACGGCCGCGTGTTCGGGCGTTATCTAACCAAATATAACCCGGCTCACCGTTCTTTTGGCTTTGTTTTGCGTGCCATGTGTAGTCCATCCCAACTTGAGCGTTAAAAGAATTATTTGAGCCCCATCGATGGTGATAGAGTTTTTCTTGATCATTCTTCATCTCAAGATATCTGGTGTCGTCATGGCGCCCCATAGCTAAGGCAGCGGAGCGTCGAACATTACCCGATACCACACAACGACCAATTAGGTTTTCGGTATCTACGATGTCAACGGATGTGATAGTTTCTCCAATCTTATCGGAGTATAACTCTGTTAGGTTTTTATGCAACTCGATCAGCGGGCCCGGGCCGGATGATGTACCCCCAAAGCCCCTAATTAACGCACCTTCGGGCCGAATGGCAGAATAATCGAATTTGGGGACCTTACCACCAAAAAAGAAACCATCTAAAAGCATATGGACGGAATCAACCCATCCTTCGCGCGAATCATCTATAACTAAAGTGTCGTTTGTATACTCGGGTTCTTTTATGGTAACTGTGCCGGCACCCTCGGTGTCAAAACCTACGCCAACGCCGACCATTAAAGCATCCATCATCCAAGCGAAAAGATAACCACCTTTGCTGACCAAATCCCTGGTGGAACGAAAAGCGCAATTGAAAAGGCCCGCGGCAGTCCTCTCTTCTACGAATTTAGTGCCCATCATCCACAGGCCGCGGCCAGGGGGAGTCCACTTTAGTTCAAAAAGTCGGCCATATGCATCTTTTGCAGTTTTTTGAGCTTTATTATCGTTCCACTCTAACCCAAGCTGGAAGACATGTTGCTTCTGCATGTTAAACATTCCTTCGATAACACGCCTACATGTTTGCCACCACTCTTCTGAGCCGGCTGATTCAGGATCGAATTCACTTAATCTTCTTGAGTATGTTCTCTTGTATGTAACATAGCCCAATGGGCCCCATGGCACTTCTTTCTCCTTATACGGATCTATAAAAGTGTCACTTAGACGAAATCTGCGGATATTTTCAATTGTTCTCATAATAATTTAAGTTCCTTTATTTTCTATTTCTAAAATTTTTATATTTGTTGTTTAACAATTCTCGTTGAGTCTTAGTCTCTAATGTAACCGGATTTAACGGAATTGTTAAGCTGTTTGTCATACTATTGTTTATCTTGGGTAAAATCTTAATACACACATTGGATGTATCCATAAATATATTGTGAACCATTCCATCTGGCCCATTTCTATTTTTGGCAATAAATATTTTACCTTCGTTCTTTTGTTTGTCTTCAATTGTTCTCGATACTGACATAATAAAGTCAGCCACAAAGCATTTATTAAAAGCTTCGGAAATTTGCTCCATCGTGATCACTTCTGCATTCAGGCCAGATCGGTTTGTCTGCGAAGCCGTCCAGATGGGGCATTCAAACTCGGTTGATAAGCCTCGCAACTCTTCATAGATCGACTCTAACTCGTTACGCTTTTCTTTGCGAACAACAACCGGCTTTAATAGATCTGCGTAATCTACAATTATAAGGCCGGGCTTGATGCCTCGCTTCAACAGCCTCGACAGATGATTTTTTATTGTGTTCGTGGAAGCAGATTTCGTTGGGTATTCTTTAACTATTAACTTTCCTTCAACTTCTTTAACTTTTTCGTAAATCTCTTCTTTGAAGCCTATTAGATCTGAAAGTGGGAGGCCGGTAATACAACTATCATAGCGAGTAGCGATCACCGTGTCTTGCAACTCAAGGGTATAGTGGACTACGGTTTTGCCTTCTTGAATAGCTGCAGCACCTAAGTGGACCAACACCATTGATTTGCCGGCGCCTGTGGGGGCTACCACCACGCCAAGCTCACTCTTTCCTAAACCGCCACCCATAAGCGCATCAATATCGTTCCAACCGGTGGTGACTGGGCCGCGGAATCTTGGTATAAATCGAGTTTCAAAATCTGCTAAATAATCATACCCAAAATCGGTATTGGAACCTAGTTTCAGAGCCTCGTTGATGACCGTCGAGATTTCATCAAAACTACAGTTCTGCAGCAGCCCTACGGACTTTAACATCGCTTCTTTCAGATTTTGCTTCCTACAAAAGTCCAAAGAGGTCTCTTTGATATATTTGACATCAGTGGGTTCACTGGCATGAATTTTATCGAAATAATCCCTCACCTGCGTTTGGATTATCTGTTCTTCTGAATCCATCTCGGTATTAATTATCGTGTCGAAAGCAGATACGGACGGGTGTACCTGATAACGAGTTCGGTAATCTAAGATCTTTTGAAGCACAACCTGTAAATATTCAAGTTCAAGAAAGCCAACATCTAACACCTCAGTTATCTGATCTGCAAATGGTCGGTCTTGGAAAATGAGTTGTACGAGTCCCTCTTGGAAAGCTTTTCCATACTTTCCGAAATTAGCTTTTTCAGCTAGCATCAGCGCCCTCTTTTAGTATTACTAAGTATAGCATATTCACGTGTAAAGTCAAGTCAAAAAACATTAAGTTTGGTTTGCTCCGTCAACACACTCTCTGTTAATTCTGTTTAAGTTAGCACGCAGATCTTCCCAATTTAATTCACCAAAGTTGTCTTCGATCATCATTTTTATAATCGCTGTTTTATTAAATTCACAATCAAAATTGTTTATAGATTCTCGGATCATGGTTTTGCTCTGAACTGAAATCATTGGACTGTAAAGTTGCATCATTTTATAGTTATGCTCAATAATTGATTTGCCCTCGATTATATTATTATAAATCTTTAACTTACTATTTTCTAGGGATTTTTCGCAATGATCGATGATTTCGTCTACCGTGTACGTTTTTTCTTCTGAGAGGAAGGCAAAGCGTTTGGCTACAGTCCCAAATCCAACTCCCTTGATCCCTGGCAAGTTATCTGAACTATCGCCAATGATTGAGCGGGCTAGAGCCATGTTTGTAGGATGAACTCCGGTTGTCTCTATCACTCTGTCTTTGTTCATTATCTCATTCTTTACGGGACGCAAAAGTATTGTCTCGTCATCGCAAACTTGCATAAAGTCTTTATCATTAGATACTATAATCTTTTGCCACCCATCATATTTCGGAAGCATGGTCAGATAAGCGATCACATCATCAGCTTCAATCTCCGGTATCATAAACTGGATAACCGGCATGTTATTCAAGAACTCGATGATCCTACTTTGCTGCCACATCTTATTGATCAGTTCTTGTTCATCAGTAAGATTGTGGAATGCTCGATTAAGCCTAATGGGCTTGCGGCCTTCTTTGTAGGATTTATCGATTGACTTTCTTTTCCGAGAACCATTTGGACCATCCCAAACTACAACAATTTCGTTAGGGTTGCTTTCTCTTACTAATTTCTGCAGGATCTTAATGAACCCTTTGAGGCCGCCAATTGGATCTCCGTTTAATGAAATCGAGGGATCTACGATATACGCCCTCAAGTACGCGTTTAGCGCATCAACGATTAATACTCTTTTTGTTTTGCTCATTTTCATAACTCCTTATATGCGAACAGGCGGTGCAGGTATGCACCAATAAAAAATCCCCATCCAGCATATAATATAATGGATGGGGACTTGCTTGTCAACTATTTTTTAGCCATTAAGTGGGACGGTTAAATCCCCTGGGTCTTCATAAAAATTCTTTGCGTCACCCTGTCGTTTATCAAACTTGCTAACTATTTCTTCATCCATGATCTGGATCACTCTACTTCTGAATTCTTCGTCCTGAGAGATGATATCGGTCCATTTCGATGGCTGGAATTTCTTTTCGTAACCATCTTCCGTCTTTAGTGTGTACCAAGCGCCGGCACTCGTAAGCGAGGAGGAGCCTTTAATCGCGTCAAACCACGATTCTTCATCTCGGATACCTACCTCGTTGCCCCACAGAATGCGGAAGGCGCAGGATCTGCCTTGTGTGCCAAAACGAGATTTCTCTAGTTTTACCTTCACTTCAGAGCCAATACGAAAGCCTTTCTCGTCTTCAATAAAAGCAGATTTTGCTTTTCGTCCAGTCAGCCAGATGCGTAACGAATAAGAATAGTGCATTGCTTTTCCGCCAGGTGTGATATACGGCGTTGTCATCGCGATCTGTCTTGCCATCGGCCCCTGGGGAATGTTTGTCTTAAGCTGATTTAAAACTATCAGTGTCGCTTGACTGTCTGCGATTGGTATTACAAGCTTTGACATGCCTTTGGCCAAAATGCGTGCTTTCACTGCCATCGAAGATTGAGGATTAAAGTCCCCCTCAACATCGGATATCGAGGGCGTCAAAGCTAGCGAATCCCAAATAAATACCAGCTGTTCATCTGTTGCGCCGAGTAATTCTTCAATAGTCTCCAAAACAAACTCTACAGAAGATGCCTGAATATACATTAATCGCTCTAGGTCGCACCCTGCCTGCGCTAAGAATACTGGGTCGATAGCTGACTCAGAATCGAAGTAAACGATAACCTTGCCCATTTTCTGAGCGTTTGCGGCAACTTGGGCAGCCATATATGATTTGCCTGTGGCCTCAAGACCTGCGATCTCTGAAACTTTACCAACTGGAATTCCAGCTAGCTGCCCCTTGCATATGATGGAATCAAGCCAGCGTGAGCCGGTTGGGATCCATTCTTTGACCGCGGTTGGGTTTTCGCCAGTCAAGTCATGGGCAACGTTGCGGCCGGCCTTCTTGTTAACTAGTTTCATTAAATCTTGCATCGGTACGCGGCCGGCCGTTGATTTTGTTTTTGCTTTTGCCATCATGCTCTCCTTATAAAAATGGCGGCAGACTTTTTACCGGTCTGCCAGCGGCTGTTTTTACTCTGCTGCTGTGTCAGTAGAGCTAGCGGTGTCTGCCGCTGTGTCTTCATCCTTTTCCCCGCAAGCCAACAATAGGGTCACGGCAAGGACTGGTAGAACGAGTCTCATTTTCTCTCCTTAAAATAGGGCAGACTTTTTACCGGTCTGCCAGCGGCATATATTGCTACTCAGTTTCAGTTTTGGTTTCTGAATTTGTAGCGTCAACATTGTCGGGTGCTGTTTCCGTCTCAGCTGTTGTCGCTGACACTTGTACGGCATCGCCGATTTCGACTGTCTCATTTGTGGTCGATGATGCATCTGAAACAGCTGCTGGGTCAACCGAACAAGTGCCATAAGCAGTTGCGACAACCAGAACTCCGCCGGCGACACTAACTTGCACTTTCCATTTAGCCCATGCGGACTTAATCCATTCTAACATATTGATTCTCCTATTTAGTTAAAATAAAAGCAGGCTATTTCCGGCCTGCTAGCGGCATTTTATGATTCTTCTTTCACTAGAGCTATGTGTGGCTGACCTCTGCTGCCATTATATTCTTGAACGGCTTCGGCATCCACTACCCAGAGCTTTCCAAATTTAACTGCTCTTTCTTTGAAGTAACTGTTTCTAACAAAGCTGTTAGAAGATAACTCTAAAATCTTTTGGGCTGGGCCAGTGCGAAGTAGCTTCTTAGTTCCATTGCGGAAATCTTCTTCTGTAATTTTAAACTTCTTAATCCAGTCGGTCGACATGTCGATCGTAACCTTTCCATCTTTATTGCACTCAATGCCGGGCACATTGTTGCGATGTAAGTGGAGGCCCGAAACGCCACCAATTACGGAGCAGGCATCTTTGAGACGCACAACAATTATGTTCTGTTCGTGTTCGTTTGTCTCTGTCTTCTTGGCGCTCAACTTTCCAAAAAATTGATCAACCATCTTGCTGTCTTCAAATTCTACAAAAAATTCACCCATCTCGTCGATGTCCATTTGGTGAAATTCTAGCGTCTTTATTAACGTAGACAGTAATATTCTTCTTTTCTTATCCATATTTTATCCTCTTTGGTATATTTATAAAAGGTAGCAGAGTATTTAAACCCGCTCTGCTATCGGTGGCCACAAACTTCACTAACCAGCTACTAGTTCATCAAAAGCTCGGTCTACTTCGCTCTTCTTACCGTCAGCGGGACCAAAGCGCTTAGTTAGTGTGGATGATCGGCTTTCAGCGGTCTTGTCGCTGGAAAGCTGGCCATCCAAGATTTCGTCTACTTGCGCGGGGCTAAGGCGTTCAAATAGCGAGCCAAATTCTGGCATACGCTCAAGGAGGGCGGGGATTGCTTCCTTATCCTCTAGCAAGTTAGATGTATTACGACGCATCTTTAAGTTTGTTTGTGGAAATGCACCACGGTGTGTGGGCCTAGTGTAAGTAAGCGTGATGTCGGTACCCTCTAGCGAATCGGTGATGTCACCGTACTCAGGGTCAAGAATGTAGCCAAGAAGCAGCTCATAAGCTTGCTTGCCATAACCATAGACCTTGATTCCTTCGTCTTCGCGGCCGCGGACAACGACTGGTGAGAAATAGCGGGTTCGAACGAACAGTGACTTCGCAAGCTTCTTGCTTTCTTCGTCATTGTTATCTACCCCTTCTCGCCATAGTTGGGAAGCAAATTCACATACCGGACACGATTCTCCAAAGTTTCTCTTTGGACACATGATGCCACCCTTGTGATCCCCAACATTATAGTGGAAGAACATTTCCTTCAGCGGATCTCCGTCCGATGTAGGTACGATGCGGATATCAGTATCACCCTCATCTGGCTTGAACCAGATTGAGTCTCTGTTATCTCCTCCTTCGCCTCGTAGTGTTGCAAGCTTTCGCCGCATTAGTTCCATATTGATTGACATTAGTTTTTCTCCTTGTTTTGTTGTTGTAAAGTATACTGAGCGTTCCTCAGCATCTAATGTATCACCCTTGCTCTAGCTTGTCAAGGGTTTTTTTGATTGAATTACGTTAGTGTGGGCAACGCAAAACCCAAAGTCTCTTTTATGTTCAGTTTCATAAATCGCATACGACAATTTGCAATATGCATTCGTTGGTTTCTTTTTTAAGAGATCAACGATTTTTCTATGAAGCCCGCCTTCTGTTTCTAATTTTTCTTTATTTATACAAAGATAATAACATAGTTCACGAGGCGTGTCAAGGTCAAATAACCACTTTTCTTGAAAATTCTCCATGTTCAATAATCCAATGGTTCTGAGCCGATTAATTTTGTTTGGCTTAGACACATTTCCAATTTCGGGTTCAGCGTGATTAAAGTAATTAAGGTAATGCACGGTAGAGAACACGGAGCTATTAATTACATCAAAGTAACTCTTAACGGGCACGTTTACTAACGCATCTTCCATTTTGCAATTTGATATAAGAGTGAGTGAGTTTAGCAACCCGGAGCGCGCATATTCCTGCAATACACCAAAACAAGCTTGTTCTACTAATTTTGGAATGCCCGAAATTAACTCTATGTCAGGCTGAATATAGAACACGTCCAGCTTTTTGTGCTTTATTTGCTCTAAAATGCCAAGAGTGTAATTTGAACTATACGAAGACCCAAGCACGAACACCTGCACATGCTCATCGATCTCTTTAAAGAATTTTTTAACATCAGGAATGTTTTTTTCATATTCCTCTGGCGTACTGAAGGTCTTTAGTTTGAACTTGTATTTGGTCCTTTTCGCCACTTTGGTGTTCAACGAATACGCATTATAGTTACTTGAGTTAGAAGCAAATTTTTCTGCGATGGCTGAGGCGCCGTTGCCAATACCCACAATCGATATCATATATTCATGTCCTTAAGCTCATAATAATTTTGACCAGCCTTAATGTTGACTACATATTCATCAAGTGTATTGTTGGCAAATAAATTTTTAATATCTTTCAACAAATAACGCTCTTTATCACTAAAATCAATAACGATCTCATCATGAATTATGTGTGATATAAATGACTGCTTGCCCTCTAATGCCTTGTCAATCTGAATTGCTCTGTCGATAACTAAATCAGCTGTTGTGCTTTGAATTAGGTAGTTAAAAGCCTTATTTTTTACCACGCGAATGTCCCTCCCAAGTGGAGTTGATATTATACCATCTTTATAGTAATCTTTCAATAATTTTTCGCGATCATAGAAATCTATATTAGCTTTTTTAGAAGCAGGGTTGTAGAGCCACGCAAAAAACATAGTTTTGGCTTTTTGGCGTGTGAGTTCGGGCACGTGTTTGAACACTGTTTCACAGTGCCAGTCATGTATGTCGATTTCCGGCTGTGGTCTTTCGGAGAGCGCTAGGAGAGTTCTAACTTCAGCACTATTATAATCTAGGGAGATAAACCAATCGTTCTTAGGTTTTACCAATTTTCTAAATTTCTTTTTCATGGTCAATATTGGGAATGAGCCGCGCTTGGTAGATAAACGGCCAGTTGCGGTACCAAACAAATTATAATCGATAAACCTGCTTCCATTCAATATAGAGCTAACCTTCCTGGAGTCTTGGCTGTTTAAGAAAAGATCGCGACAGCCAGAAACATCAACATTTAAGTCTTGATATCTTATTTTGTGTATGAGTTTGTATGCATCCTTTAAAAATTCATAATTTGTTGGCTGACTATAATTTTCAAATACATGTTCGGTTATTCTATTCTTAATTTCGCAAAATTCTTTTAAGAAGTCATAAGGCACTAAATCAAAAATACAATTTTGGCGCAGATCGACGTTGGCAGTCCTAAAAGCTTTCATGAATGCATTAAATTTCTTTTGAGACGAAAGCAGTTGATCTGATAAATCCCGCGGACACACTTCACTTAATTCTTTACCCCCACACAAGAGCCATGCGTACTCTATATCGTCTTTGTCGATAGAACCAGTATATTTCCATGTCTTAGTCAACCCTGACGGGACTTCATCAAAGTTCAGGTGGCCGTTGCTATAAACCCCAACACACTCTTTTTTGTCGTCTAATGTTTGAAAATACAAAATGCACCTTGGGGCGCTACTTGTCTTGAATGCGCCGCTGCATCATAATATAGCTGACTGAGCCACGATAGTCAAATGTTTTGTTTAAGATTCTTTCAAAATCTGCCATTGACTTATCTAAACCGTTGATCAAATAGTTTTCCATACAATCATCAATTATGCGGAATTTCTGCCCGTCAGTAAAGTGAGACTCCTCTTCTCGGAACCTCATTTTAAAATATGCATTTAGAAAAAATTCATCCCCGTAAATTTCGTCAAACCTTTCTTTTTTGTATTCAACACTCTTTGAGATGGCGGGTATTGACGAATTTCCGCAATCCTTCTCGATTGCTTGTTTTGTGCTTGTTGCACGCACGTATGTATTATACAGTATATTTTTAAATTGCGCAAGGTATCCTTGGTGAGCCGGGACATAAGCTTGTTCTAAGATAACCGCGGTTGAATCCAGGCCATATTTCGCTGCTGACTCTTGCATAATTTCAGAGTCGATGTCGGCTACTATTCGCATAGGGTAACTCATATCGATCATAAATCCGTAAGTATTACAAAGATTTACATAATATAACCAATTGGGGCTTTTGACGATCATGTTCCATTTTTCTTCGTCGTTTGTATATTCTCCGTCATCAAGTTCTATGGCCAGTCCAGAACACGTTATCGGACAGTACTTGCTTTTAATGAAAGCTGGTCGAGTGAAAGGAATTTTTTGAGTATAGGCATTCGTCGATTTCATAAAATATTCAAAAAATTGATCAAAATTTTCAAAAACGATCTTTTCTTTAGCTGCAACTGTGATCAGTGTCTGCATTTGCGCATTGACATATTCACGGTATAAAATGTCGGGGCTTTCAAAAGCTTTATATATCTTAAACTCGCTTATCGGGCTTTTGTCATCAGATAGTTTACCCGTAAGTTGACCTTTTCTGAACTGTACAAACATCTGGTTAAACACATCCGCAACAAAATCAATGACTTTGGGGCTCCTTGTCGGAGTATCAGCCAAAGAATTAATTATGCTTAATTTTGAAAACCGTTGACGGTATATAATTGGCTCAAAATACTGACTAGTTCGACCATAAAAGAACTTTTCGCCGAGATTGAAATCTACTATGTTTGGGTAGGCCTGAGACATTGTGTACATGTTTGATCTATAGATGGTCCTCTTCTTAAATAAATTTCGGGCGCCATCATTTTCACTTCTAACAAATAGTTTTGACATCCTGTTGTTCTCCTTTATAACGTTGTAGCTCTATCTAAAGTAACTACTTGGGGCCTGGCTTTTTCGACACATCATCTCCGAAGAAAGGCACACTTTTAAGCAAAGACGTTATAAAGTCGTTGCCGTCGTTGTCCACAACGCCAAGTTCGGCAGCTTCCAGTCTATCGCGCCGGCCAGACTTGACAGAGGCACATTTACCAGATTGTAAATTTGGTATAGTCGACTGGTCGCCGGCTTGGTAACCAGCTTCGTGCAGTTCCTGACCGGAGGCTGGCTGGTCTCCTTTGTGATCGATCTGGTGAGTCCATTTTGCAGTTATCGACGTATTGGCATAGCCCGGACCAAACGAGTGTTCTGAGGAAATTATCATGTAATAACCGCCTAGGCCATAGTCAGTCAAATCTTCGAAGTTAAACCCTTCTTGCTTCATGTCATAGCTTAAAGTGGGAGCAAATCCGCGCGGGTCGACGAAAATATAAGTACCGGGCCAAGCTGAAATGTTTGCAAAAGATTCGATTTCAACGTCATAGACTTCTCTTAACTGGGCTAGCCCATTATACCCCTCCCCTTCAAATCTTACTTCTTTGTGGCCCGCAGTAGAAGTTCTGGTCAGTGCTATGTTTTTAATTATTCCTTTGTCGCGGCCAAGAATATAATGAAATATGCCGCGGCCGTGGTCTTCAGCTCGATCGCCATTCATTTTTTGAACTGGTTGGGTTCGGCCTGCATGAAAAATTAAATAGTTTCTTTCGGAATTGGGAGGACCGATCGTTCCTTTTTTTGGTCCTGAGATGTTCAACAGTCGCTTATGGCCTTGTTCGCTGTTAGTTAAGTCTCCTACAACTAACCGATGGCCTCCGCGGAGGGCTCGGTTTGTAAGGGAATCAAGGCCCGTTCCCTCTAATTCATAATCGGTTATCGTGGTATTGAACAGCCTTAATTTCTGAAATCCTCTTTTGGCCCAACATGAATCAGTATTTATAAAATCACGCAATAGGTTGTTCATCAATCTCGATAAAAAAGTAGTTAACGGATAATTCGAAGTTGCTTTACCAACCACTTCAGAAGAAAGCCATTCAACAAAATATTTTACCGATATTGGGAGATCGCCCATAGAAAGAAATTGGGTATGTAGTTCGCTTTTTGGGTCGACTATTTCAATTGGGCCGAGCACTACACGAAATTTCTCAAATTGCTCCGATAACCTTTCAAATCTTTCAATTTCTAACTTTTCTTCCGCTTTTGTGACAGCAACTTTTGGATTTGGAAAGTTGCTATTGGGATGTTGCATTTTGGTTAGCTCTGTCGAGAAGTCACTGAGTGCCCCCTCGATCGATTTCAAAATAGTGTCTATGAGATCGCTTAGAAAAAAGAAAGCTATATGTTCTTCGTCCCAGCTATAAGCTGAACTCGAAAACTGCAGATTTCGTTTGTTTTGAAGGTCCCACTCTTTGAAACTAAGGCCTTCGGAGTCAACACCGGCCGGGTTTCCATCTTTATCTTTTGTTTCAACCCACGCAGCATCAAGCGGCCTAATCATCTCATTAACCTCCTTTTTCATGCTCTTTCGTAGGCTTTCAGAAGCCGCCACATCTAAAGTGGCGCCGGCGCGCTCGTAAAACGGGCCTTGCGAAGTAAACAGAGCCAAGTCAGTCCGCGGAATACGCGCATAAAAAATTCTTCCTTTATCTGAAAGAGAGTGGATTATGTTCTGCAGGCTAGAAGCTTTTTGGCCCTCAATCCACGTTGATAGGGCCCCGTCTTTAGATTGCTTGGCAGTAGCACCTTTTTTTTCATCACACTTAACAAGGGCGTCTTTCTTTTCTACCTCTGCCAAAAAAGCCGCGGCGTTCAAAGCACCGGTGGAAAATATGTTATAGTTGGGCTGATCAAACAGCTCATCGACATATGCTAAATAATTTATAACAAATTCTACGCGGCCGTCGTCGCCTATGTTAAATTCGTGTGTTGTGGGGGTCAAATTTAATGTGATATAGCTGTCGTCTACCGCATCCAGCATCTTTCTTCTTTTTGTGGCAGTGGCTGTTGAGTTATCCCCATGCGAACTCGGGGTAGACCAGCCTACAACCGCTTTTAATCTAAAATCTAATGAATAGTTTTTTGAATCTTGAATTCTTTGTATCGCTTTTCCAACATAGTCATCATAAGCCTGCTCTTTCTTTTTTGTAATATTGCCAGTTTTCAGGCATAAATCCAAATATCGATATTTTGAAGAATTGCTTGATCCTGGATTTGTTGAGGTTCTTGGCTGGATTAACTCGTCAAAGGAGTTTGCGTGGATAGTCAGCTTAGCACTAATACTTTTCTTGACCGAAAAAGGGTTAGAGCCCTCATATTTAAATGTAAATCTTTTATACCAACCCCAAACCCTCTAGCCTCTTTTTTCTTAAAAAATTCCTTAAGGTCGCCAGGTTTCTGTACTGAGTCAAATTGTATTGGAGTCTCTATGTCCCCCATTGTGCCGTTAAACTTTTTTCGAGTCATCTTGTACAGCCTTATGTATGGTTGCATCGATGATAGATCCCTGCCTTCTATATTAAAAAATTCTTCAAAACGACCGGATTGTGTCAGCTTATTGACAAAACCATAAGGGTCGCCCATTGCCTGTATGCTACTGTTGCCAGCGCCTTTAACATACGGTAACGTTTTTTTCGCTGGGGAACCCCTGTCCAAACCTTGATCAATTATACTCATTTTGTATTGCGAAAGCTGTAATATCTTGGCGAGCAAGTAGCATTGCTCCTTATAGTTCATGTCCACACCCATAGCAGTGAGCGCCAATTGGGTAGCTGTTTCGCTTACATCGTTATAGGCATCTCGAATCTGTTCGTCGTTTTCGTCACTGAGGCCACCAAGGCCCATCTGGCCGGCGAGTGCAACGGCCTGGGCGTAGAGGCTGGCTCCTTCTTGCAGCCCAAGCAGTGCTAGCGCACGGTTATCCAGCTTCGAGTCTTTTAGTCTTTGGTCTGCATCCGTTATACTCTTTTCGCATTTTTTCATTTCGTCAAAAGCTTTCTTGGCGTCTTTGGCGCCGGTCGAGCCGAAGCCGCTAGTATTATTCTTGAGATAATCGGCTCTAACGAAGTCTACGTAGGCTTGCTGGGCCGGGGTTAGGCTGGGCCCATCACCCTTGGTGAGTCCTTTAGTGTTGTTGCCGATAGTGAACTCTTTAGAGCCATCATAATCTAAAAGATTATTAGTCTTCGCGTGGTACATCTTGTCGCGGACATGGGATCTCTCTTCCCAATTCAAAACTAGGTTCGATTCAATTTGTTCAAGCAGCTTTTTAACTGAGCCGTTGTTACCGGAGCCGGCGGCTTTGGCGTTTCGAGAGGTTCCCATGATTGCTGCTGCGAGGGCAGCTTCTGTTTCCTCTTCGGTGGTATTCTCCCTGTTGAGGAGTTTACTAATTGTTTCCAATTCGTCGCCAGTCAAGTATCCGGGAGTACTGGAAGAATAATTTCTAGACGAGAGATCTCCAACTGAACTGAGGGGGCCGGCGGTGCTGAATCCGGGGTAAAAAAGATCCATCATGAGTTCGTAGTTAGCTTTCTGCTCGGAAGACATGTCATCGTATATTGGCTCGCCGGTAAGCGGGGTGCCGTCCATCGTGTTACTTAGTAAAGCCGCTTCAAGTGGGGCCATAACCTGATCGTAAAGAGCCATGTTCTCTTTAATCGTCGGACCACATTCATCGATTGCTTTAAAGACCCCTAGGCCTGCTTGCGCCGATTCGCTATCTTTTGATACTGCCATTTTATTGTCCCATGGCCCTCAAGGCCATATCAATGTCGAGCGGTATTTCAATTGGTGTCCCGCGAGTGAGATGCGCTTCGGTAGGTACTCCATTATACCATGCAATAACCCACCAGAATCTAACATCAGCATAGTAAGTGTTTGCTAATTTATAAAATCTATCGCCGACAGTCCATATATGCGTTACGCTGTTTATAACTGTGCGAGCACCAACGCCCGGGTTAGCCAGTCGTGGAGTTTCAAAATGTCTGAGAGTTTTTTTGTTGCGACGAATTGACTCGTAGTATTCGCTACTGTTATTTAGTACCCTATCTTTAGTGTATCTTGCCATAGTTTATTTGAACCTTTAATCCCCTTGCAAAAGTGGGTTGTACCGAGGGTCTACCATACCACCTTCTTCAGAGCCCCCGTAGTATACCGTGGGTGCAGAGTCAATGGTGAACATATCTAGCGCGTCAGCGTACGGGTCAACGGCGCGGGATTCATCGTGGGCGTTTTTCGCGCGTGCGAGTTTGCGGGGCGCACGGCGCATCATGACATCTCCTTTCTCGCTGTCACTCAGCCCCCAAATAGCCTTATTCTTTTTAGCTTTGGCATTGTCAATACGTGCTTGGGGCGGAGTTGCTGCATCTATTATAGATTGCACGTCATTCTTGCCCGCAGCAAAAGTCTTAAACGGATCACTACCTTTGGCATTGTATGGGAAATTTTTGTCTTGGAATTCTGCACCGTTTCTGGTCTTCTTCCATCCCAGCGGCTGCTCATGAATCACGGCGAATTCTAAGTTGACTTCAAACAATTTAGGCAGTATAGTGTTCTCCGCTTTCATAAATGCGCCATCTTCGGCTTCTAAGTTGTGGTTAATCGTGACATTTGTTACCGCACCAAGCAGGCCACCAGAGGACTGATAGTTGCTTCGATACTGTTCGTATAATAATTCTGGTGACTGGTTAGCACCACCGATATCGTTTCTAGTATCAGTTGAGGAAGGGCCTGATTTTTGAGCCAAGTTCATAACCTTTAGCCTTATCAATGGCGATTGAGAGATAGTAGATGCATCTCCCACATCTTTATAGTTTGGATACAAGAATTGAGCTAGGTGCTGTAATTTTACAAGATTCTCATATGCTTCGCTTTCTGTGCCGGCTGGTACCTTAAAGGCTAAAGTAATCCTTCGAGAAGTATTCTTGAACAACATAATTGGATCTACTCGACCAAAAACCTTTTCGTCGACCCAATCTGAGTTATACGTTTCGTTAAAAGCTGTTATAAAAGACTTGAAAAATATAGATCGGCCCGATGGAGCATGTTGGAAAGAGATCATCATCTTACGTCTATTCGCAAGATAATCGCTGCCATCAACATAGTTTCTTACCGGTTTCTGAAGGCGATCGCCTACTCGACTAGTTTTATATCGACTACTATCGAAATTCGCATTAAAAAAATCATGCGCTACGCTTATGTCTCCGCTGAAATCATCACTAGCCATTTATTCTATGTTCCTTTCTTGTAAGTATGCATTTCCAAAACTTTTTGGTCTAATATTAACCTGCAGGGGGTGCCTGACCCATGACTGCGGCCGCAATTTGTTCGCCTAAAGATTTATCGCGGATTCTCTTGATTTCTTTCCCGTCAACTTGGAAAACATTCTCAACTACTATATTTGCGGCGGGACGATTAGGTGTTGATCTGTAGCCTCCGGTGCTCGCATCTGAGCCTTTCTTCGCTTGATTCACCGCAACAACTGCCGCGGCTGAAGCTATCTCGGCAATTGCCTCAGTGTCTATGGCAGTTTGTGCCGCAACACGCGAAGTCGCTATGGTCTCGACGCCGGCTGCTGTCTCCATCATTTCAGGTGAGCCAACCTGCACTGTCTTAATTAGTCTTGTTAGAGCTATAGTTTTACTTGTATTCAAGTCATCCATAGAGTCTGATATATTGTCGATAGCGTTCGCTATCTTGACCATGTTGCCTATTGTATTGCTAAACTTGTCGAACTCTGTTAAAAGATTTATCATGTTCGTAGTATCTATGTTATTGAGCGCTGTGTTAAATGTATCGAAACCGTTTGCTGCCATTTCGATTCCCTTACCGATCATTAGGGCCGCGGCGCCAATAGATAGCAAGACACCAACGGCGGCGGCTGTGACGCCTGCCTGCGGTCCAGCGGTCAAGCCGACTAACAACGCCATCAAGCCCGCAAATGCCAAAGTAAATCCAACTATGCCCGCTGCAGCAGGCCAAGCAGCGTCACCCAGATCTTTGAAGGATACAACTAAGACAGCCAAGCCAACGGCAGCAAGTCCGATGCCGGCGCCAACCATGAGGACTGCGAATCCAAAAGCAAGCATGAGCGGCGTTAGCTTAGCCAAAGCTACCGCTTGTGCATTCGACAAAAGCAGTGATTCTTTGGTTACTTCGTTTTTTGTTTTTTCGGCGCCGGCAAGGAAAATCGAACCAACGGCCTTCAAAGCTTCTACGACGATTAAAGACAGCATTACTGCTTTATAAGCCAAGAAGCCTACGACGAGGGCACCAATTACATAACCTAAGCCGGATGCAAACCATTTATTTTCGGTCAAAAAGTCGCCGAATCTTTGAAGCAAATCGATGGCCGGCTCTAACACCACAATCATGCTGCGCATAGCGCCGTTAAACTTTTCTTGAACTGCTGTAGCTTCAGCTGCTCTTTTTTCTAAGTCTACAATTTCAGCTTGACTTAGTTTTGCTGAGTCTGCAAGGCCTTCTAAATTGCCTGACATCAGCATCGCAAGCTCGTTAGGTCCGTCAAGACCAACTGATTCAGCAATAAATTTTCTTTGGTAGTAGCCCATTGTGTCGAACTCAAGACCAGCGCTCGATAGAGAGTCCCTGATCATCTCAAAGCGCTCGACCGGATCAGTTGCCATCATAAGATCCATAGCATTAACAAAATTTCCGCCCAAAGCAGCATTCAGCTTGCCTGCCTGGGTTGCGGCGCCGTCAAACGTGTCAAAAGCCTCAGATATTTTGATTATCTTGTTGATCTCAAGGCCGGTTTTCTTAAAGGCAAAGGCAAGTCGAGCAAATGCTATTGGGCCGTCTTTACCTAGTTTAGCTAAAGCCCCGCTAGAGGCTTGAAACTCTTTTGCCATCATTTGGGGTGGTATCTGTAACTTGGACGCCAAAGCTTCAAGCTGCATGGCCGTCTGAGCGGCTTCTGGGCCCGTTTGACCGAAGGCCTTGTTGGTTTGCTGTATGCCGGCTGCAAAGTCTTGGAAATCGACACCACGGCGCCCTAACAGTGCTCCAATTTTGCCAATCTCATCTCTGGTGGTTGGACTTAAGGTTGTAAAATCTGTAAATGTAGAATAAAGCGCAGCATTCGCACCGGTAACTTCGGCTATTTGCACGCCTAGTCCTCGCAGGTCTTCGTACTGGCCGCGAACAGACTTGGCAAATTCCCTAGATGCACCAGTAGTTTTAATAAACCCTGCTTCTGCTTTTTCAAGTTCAAAAACGAGCCCGACCACTGAATCAAGATACGATGTTATTGCGCTAGCGGCTAATGCTTTGGCCATACCTTGTAATGCAACTCTACCGCCGGCGAATGCTTTGGCTAATTTTTTTGCATTGTCGACATTAAAGAATTTGTTCTTTTCATATACGGCAAATACTGTTCCAAGAGTTTTTCCAATTTCTTTTGCAACGGCTAATTGTTCTTTATAAGCCTCATTTTGCTTTCTGAGCAGATCAACTTTTTCTTTTTGTTTTAAAACTTCGTCATCTGTGAGATCTCTAGTTTCAAGTAGAATTTGTAGTTTTTTCTGTTCAACGGCCAATTGTGCATCTAAAACTTCTTGCCTATACCTGCCGCTTGTATTTATGCTTTGATAAGCTGATAGTTGCTGTTTTAATACTTCCAATTCTTCAAACAACGCAGCTTTTGAATTCCTACGTTGGCGGATCATGTCTTGGGTTATAGAGCGCTGGTCTGATATTGCATCTTTGATGTTACCATGTTCGCGAGCTGCAGCGGCTAGTAAAGCTTTTTGTTCGTCGTTGAGATCCTTGTTAGCTCTTTGAAGCCTTTGTATCTCCCTTAAGCCTTCAATGATCTCTTCTTGGATCTGTAAATCTTCTTTGGTGTATTTTACGCCATCAGCCAAGGTGTATTTCTCCTGCACGATATTCGTGCTCTAAGATTAATTAGTTACACAAGAAAAAAGACGGCTTGGGCCGTCTTTAGATATTCTCGAATTGGGAGGGCAACTGTGGCTGGTTAGCCTCAGATAAGACTTGCGAGCCGCGGCCGCCCCCTTTCTGTGCTTTTTCGATTGCTTCTTTTTCATCTTCCAATTGTTTGATCAGTCTTTCAACAAACCATTTTCTTAGCCCAACTGGCAAATTATATGCCTCTGAGAAGGACCAACCGCCAGAATATTTTAAAAAGAAGAACTGCTCATACACGTTTTCCATGTATTCATTGGTCAGGCCAAAAAAAGTCCGCGTTAAGCGGCACCTCCATTTCCTGTTCGTGATCGCACTCTCCACAAACAAAGCTCTGAGTCATATCGATATTTGGTGATGCGGCTTTATAGGCTGCTCTTAGGTGCCTGGCATCAATGGCGGGGATGTTTTCAACAAAATATTGAATTGCTTCCGTCGATGAATCTCCGTTAACTGCCAATACCATGAAAGCAATCTGTCTCGTGACATTTCTTTCGTGTGATTTGGACTTTTTGTCTTTTTCCATTCCGTTTACCAGAAGTTTTTCATCGTGACCAGTTAGAAGCCTAAATGTCACGTCAACTTTAGTTTTTGGTAGTGTAACATTAAAAGTCCCGTTTTCGTTATTATTAACGCCCAAAACATCACAGTCATCGCCAGTGTATACTTTAGCATTTCTTAGGTCAAACGAGTACTTTTGACTTTCACCACATGCAGGGCAACCCACCGTTGTGTTATAGTCACTGCCATAACCTGATATCCTAGTTGCTATAATAATTGCATTTTTATCTGCAACATACAAGGTATCGGTGCTAATGTTCTTATCCATGATCAAGCTAGAGAGCACTCGCTCAAGCGCGATGCCTTTTCTTAACAGTGTCTGGGAAGTTAACATATCCTCCTCTTTCGCTGTCATCTGTTTGATTTCTATACTACTTTGCTTGTGGAGCGGATGACCTTCTGGGTAGTAGCGGCCACCGGTAGGCAAATCCACAAACTCGCTCGGCACGACAAATGAAAACCCTGGGGAATCATTTTGCATAACTTGTGAAGGTGCCGGGCTAGTATCTTGTTGATGAGCGCCTAAGCGATCATTATTGTTTCTCGACAATTTACACCTCTCGTTTTGTTTTGTCTAGTTTTATTATACTCTAAAGAATTCGTTGCCCTGAGTTCCATTAACTGACGAGGATGGTCTAGCAGTCTCAACGCGAGCCCAATCATATTTGATTGTAACGCCCATTTCGACCAATTCGTCATCACCGTATGCCAAATCTCCATATTTGATTTCAGTAATAAACGAGTTCCAGAGTGTCCAAGTTTCAAGCGGTGCTCCTTCAGCATCAATTTGAGTAATAATAATAGTTCCAAGCGCGCCGGCAGCTTTTGCTTTAGACATTGTGCCTAAAGAGTTTGTGTCGGTTGGCGGGGAATACCCTGATTGTACTATAATATCAGAGAAAGTTGCAGTCGCATCTGGATCAACTGGGTCAACAAGGGTTAATGATACGTCTTGCCAAGTAACGGAACCTGGATAGTAAAATGTATGATTTAAGAATTTATGCTCCGAAGAGGCGATCTGAAATGAGGGCTTCGTAACGGTCTTGGCATACCAAACGGTAGCTCCGCCGATAGGTGAGTCAATCCCTTGAAATTCGACTGTAAATCTGAATTTTCTTTTCGGATCTTTTAAAGTTGTGTCTTGACTAAAATCTGTTGACCAGAATGGCATGGCTTAGGTACTCCTGTTAGTATTTCCTATTTTTAAGTAGTTGCGCGGAGGAAAAATCCACCGCGACTTTTTTAATCATCGAATGATGCACCAGAGGATGCGATCACGAAGTCGATAGCTATGAATTCGATTGCGCGGGCTGGCTTGACCATAATCTTCGCATAGAGGATATTTTGGTCAATGAGGTCCGGCGTCGTAGTTGACTCATCGAGGATCAGACGGTAATCAGTGATACCGAACTGGACCTTGACATTCGCGAGGAATGGCTCAACCAGCGACTTGAATCGATTCCAAGTTGACTGTACATTTTGCTCAAAAAGTACCTGTGAGGATATAATCGAGATTTGTTTCTTCAAGTAAATTACCAATCTACGGACGTTGATTCTATCAAGTGCGCTTTGGCGCTCTTGGAGTGTCTTTTGGCCGAACACTACAATTCCAGTTGATGGGAATGAAGCGATTGGATTGATGTTGCTATCATATAACGTGTCACGTTGTTTGCTTGTAAGCTTCTCGGTTACTCCGATAACTGAAATTCCAGCCGCACCGTCAGTTAAGCCGCCGCGGTTGAAGCCTGCTGGAGCAAACCATACATCTGTTTTGGCTTGCGAGCTAGCTAGCACACCGAGCATCGCTACGGTAGGCGGAATCCAAACGTTGGCGCCTGTGTTATCATCGCGGGTCTGCACCCATGGGTAGAATGTGGCACCGTAGCTTGAGTCAATCCTGCGGGTTCTGAGAGCCTCAGCTGCTCTTACTGGCGTAGTTTGAATTGCTGACGATTTATCCGCGTTGTATTCCTCATGATTTGGTACGTATACGCTTGGAAGATCGATGAGTGCCATTGCATCTCCACGAGCTTCGCAAACATTGATTGCGTGCTCAGTCAATGAGTTATTTGTGAGGCCCGGGATTGTCAAGATATTCATATCAGTAACTTCTGGATCAGAAACCGTGTCAATCGCTCTACGGTATGTGTGAAACACGTAGCTCGTATCTTCGGTAGCTGAGGCCCCCATAGCTTTGTTATAAAGTGGATCTGGTTTGAAGATATCAAATCCATCAAAACCGCCGTACAGTGGTGTTGTGAAATTACCGTATCCTGCGTTCAGTAATCCATCAATTGAAGCTGAGGTCACGGAGCCTTTGGCTCTATTGGCGTTAGTGCCATCAGTATTGTCACGGGAACCAGACTCGTAGTAGTAGTTGCCGTTAACGTCGAGAACAACATCATTAAGACTGAATACATATGAATAAGCATCAATGCCCGGGTATGCAGTTGGGTTTAGCTCTGGTGTACCGTTGGCCGATGTAATATCATCTGGAAAGCCGCCGTATAACAAGTTGTGAGTATCAAGGACACTTGCATCAGCGCGAGTGGACCCACTTGTCCTCGTAGTTGAGAAACCAAAGTAAGAGTCGGTTGGATCTGATTGTCCGCCAGCACTGGCTGACACCCGCAAGCGATCTTTAGGGAAGAACAGCGAGGCTGTGGCTGCTTGCATAGGAATGAAGGAAAGGCCGTCAGTGGCGGTACGGCCCAATTTGACCGACCCCCCGCCGACGTTAATCGCATATCTATGGCCTTGGGCCGTGGGCGCCTGGCCAACAGCGCCAGCGCCACTCATAGCTGTACAGCCGGCGACGTTACCGCTACCGCTCAAGCCTTGTGCGTTGATAATAAATGAGTTTTCAAAATCACTGGCATCTTTGGCGTTCAGCAAGTTTCTAAACTTGGGAGGTCCGAAGTAGCCGAATGGGAGGAGTGAAGGTTCAGTTCCACCTTGATCAGTTTTATCATTCATGTCAACCCAGATATATTTCGACTGGTTGGCATAGTTACCGTATTCTTTAAGTCTGCGCTCGTTAGCGTCCCATTCGACATATTTGTCGCCGATTACTCGGGCAATATAATTTGGAGATTTGGGATCAAGACTGCAATTGTCGAATCTTTCCATAACAGTAACATTATTATCGGTATCGTTAATATCGCGAAGCAATATTGTAAACGTTCCGTAGTCTGTAGTGGTTGTATTAGACTTTCTGATATTCGTTATGGATATCTTTATGTTCTTATGCAACCATCCGCCATGGCCACGGCCTTTAAAACGGAAAAGCTTTTGTTGAGCTTGTGGTTGAAAGTCAGTAGTGACTCCATCAATTTCTTGACCAATAATCCAGCCGGATCTGGCTTCTGTTGACGCTTGGCCTTCGAGATTATGAGGACCAGTAGCCGCGGTACCGCTCAGAGCGAGACCAAGAACAACTCCGTGAAGAGTAGTTGATGTAGCCAAGCTACGATCACGAAGCTCTTGCTCAAAAGATTCGCCCAAAACAATATCGTCGGCCGCTGATTGCGGATAGAAAGTTCCAGCTGTTGAGAGTAGCTGCGGGTTTGTGTTCACGCGGCGACGAATAAATTTGTCACTGGAGTCATCAAAGTTGAACTTAATCTTTCGGTTGCCCTTGTTTGAGCCACTAACAATTAATGTGAATAAGCCATCAGAGCCCATCGATACAACGGCGCCTGCAGCTTGTACAACTTGACCAACGGAAGACGTACCGCCGGCGCCGGCATCATTACCTTGACGCAAAGTACCTTGAAGTTGGACCGAGCCAGTGTTCACGTAGAAAACTGCTGCCAAGTGGAGCGCACCGGAGGCCTCTCCGACAAGGTCCATGGAAGATCCTGACTTGGCCACAAAAAGACCATATGCACCACCATTTGCGCTAGACTTGGAGGCCACGGCAGTTCCTAAGTTCTGCGTTGTCTTATAACCTGCTGCGGCATCGCCGCCGGCTGCGGAACCAGCAGAAGTCTGCTGACCTAAAAGCCTAATATAAGTAAGCGGTGCAACGTTTGCGCGCAGGAAAGCTTTCGCAGCATAAGTACCATACATCGGTGATTGATGGTTGCCGTAACGATAGATATCGCCGCCGCCGTTACCAGGAACGGTATCGCCGAACAATTCAATGAATTGTGAGTAAGACTCAACCTTTGTTGGGGTCATCGCTAAGCCGCGTGCAGAGCGACCAATGACAACTGGACCAATAGAGTCCGCGGACTTTGGTATAAAGGAGTTATCAATTTCATTGATAAACACTCCAGGAGATACGAATTTGAATTTTTTGACTGACATGTTTTAACTTCCCCTCAATAAATTAGATGTGTGATGCTGCAATCATACATTAAATAGTGTTTTTAAACTCAAAAGGCTGTTCAGGAACTAATAAAAAGTTATAGCTTTCCTCTCGGGAAGCATCATTTTACATTGCCGAAGAAGTTCCAGTCGCCTGGAGGGGCCACCATTTCTTGCGGAAAGGAGATTTCTACAACATTTTCATCTATCCTTACAATGGGCCTGTCATCATTTTTTCCTTCGCCGATCAAATACCCTAAGACTTTTATATTTATTTCAGTTTGGAAAAGGCGTGTATCCTCACCTAGATTAGCCACATTATTGCTTTGTGCAAAATTTTGTTCAATGAACGCTTCGTATAGGTGGCCATCGCGTTTTAACACAAAAGAGTTTATTTGTCCTGTTCTCGCAATGAAGGGTGCCACCAGTTCGTTCATTTGCTGTTGGTATTCTGTTTTCATCACAATCTTGTAGTCTATATTTATATAAACTGGTATTGGGATTGATAAAGACTGTATTACTATTTTGTTATTCTTTCTCGGGAACCACATTTGTTTTTTCTTGCCCGAAGCCAAACTTGGTTTCGGGGCTACGGCGCCCGGATCAACTCGGGTATTGCCGGCTACTGCAAAATTTCTAGTTTTGTCCTCAACTATTCTTTTTGCAATCACTATCCTGCCGGCGCGCCCATTCTGATCTTTAGAATATAAATGCGCTTGAAATCCACCTTTTCTATTGGGGTCTTTCGTCATTGCGGTCCTTTGAATCGAAATGACCGGTAATTTTAAGGCGCCGTCATCGTCTCTCAACTCTTTAGCGTTTTTTATCTGGAAGGAGCGCTCGGGGGTTTGCCACAAAACGGGTACTTTTCGGTTGCCTTCATTAGTTACGGCCGACAATTTTAAATCTTCTTTCAACCACGACACCATTGCATAGTCGATAGTCTCTATCGTTGAAGAAAGCATTCCAATTTCTTTTAAGGTTGCTTTAGATGCGTCAACTGGCAGTAACGCAAAGTCAAAATTATCAGGAAGCATTAAAAAGTCCTCTTCTCGCTCTTCTGCATCTGGCAGCTATCTCAAAATCTTGTCCGGCTTGCCCAAAAAGTAATTTAGGCTCGGTAAGCTTGACTATTTCATAGTAACTATCATTATAAAGAACAAAATCACCTTCTCTAACATACAGATCTTGATCTTCCTCCAACCTTCTTTTGTGAAAATGGACCATAACCTCCCAGCTCTTGTCTATCCCTACATCTTCCATGTAATCGGTAGAGAAGTCGGTATATTCGACAAGGGCATATACTCTTATAGGCGGCAAAAACGTTTTTTCAACAGCTTCCCCGTATAACTCATGAAAGTTAGTAGTGGCTAGGTCAATAGAATAGTATAATATCTGTTGTCCAATTACTTTTTCTATTAACTCATCGTTAATTTGTTTTACAAAGTCTCTTTCTTTTTTTCCAAGAAATAAAGGTGGTGGTGGTGCGCCAGGTTTTTTCCATTCATTCGACATTGTTTAATTTATCCTACAAAAATTGGCAGTGGGGAGTTCTTTAGAGTAGCGGTTGCTGCGTCTGCCTTTTCTTGGTCCTTCTTCATGAGTTCTGGGTATTCCATTTCCTTAAGCATATCTCTTAATTTATCTTTAAGCTCAGTCTGTTCTTCTTTCGCTTGAGATAACAATTCGCTGTGGTTTAACGTTACACTTTCTCCTGGGATTGGCACTGTGGTAAACTTACCTCGGATTTGGCCTAGCATTTCTTTACAAAGCGCCAATGCATATTTGCGAATCCATTGTTTGCCAATCGAATTAATATTGTTATACGGTATGTTACCGAAAGGCAGCGTATTCATGTTATTGATGCCGTTGACGCCTGATTCGAACGAATCGGCCTCTTCCCACGCATTTTCTTCTACGTAAAATTTAAAAAAGATCCTGTCGTCAGGACCAAAGGAATAGTCACTAGGTGACGGGTACAGTCTTAAGCGGTTTGCTATAATTTCGTATGAATAGTGAGAGGTTCTAGTGAAAAGCGAATCTTCATACATAATCGCTTGCATTTTATTTTGCCACGTAGGTATTACTTCAAATGTCGAGTCATCAGCAAATTGACCGTATGTGGAACCGTTTCCTACAACTCCGACTCCTCCGTAATATCCGTAGAACCTCCACATAGCTCTTGGTGATTTATAAAACACTTTTGTTACGATAATTCTTTTGTTCTCAACCTTGCCAGAAAAACCAATATTCCGGCCGGCGTCATCCTTACCGCTGTCAGATGCTGTTTTTACAATTGTTTGGAGATCATAGTCTTGTACATCATCCACTGGGGCAAACGAAGCTGAGTACTGCCTCTGGCTACCTCCCATTCCACTGATGGATGCCATGCCGTCTCCCACTCTTTTTGCAATTGAAAAATGCATTTTTGGTGTCTTCAACTCAACATGGGTTCCGCCCAAACTAGCGGAAAGGGAGCCAGATTTGATATTCCCCAGATGATCAAATGTGCCTGTAGCATTACCCAGGTAATCAGATAAAACATTCTTGCTTTGGTGAAGATTTACTATATACGAATATTCAAGCACAGCTTCTTCATATGCTGAGTACACATTTGCTGGTGTAAGCTCAATATCTATTACATCTCCGCCTAACTTTTTATATACGTAATTTACCTGTAGTGCGGCGCCGGTTAAGAAGTCGGCTGAGCCAGTATACATGCCAAACGGGACGGCAGCAGATACCTTAGTAGCGCTACCTGTTGAAGTTAGGACTATGGCGCTTGTTTGTGAATTTGGATTTAAATCGGTTGGCATTAAAGATGGTTCCTTCGGCGTCTATAAGTTAAATAGTTTTTCATAAGACAAAAAATGAAAATCTCAAAAATTTACCGGCGAAAAAATTGTAGAGATCAGGTTTTTCAAAAAAAACCCCGGCTTTTGGCCGGGGATCTTTGTTTATAAGGGTTATGGTTTAATCGCCACCTGCGTAATCAAACTCCACGATGAAAGTAAAGGAACCTCCTGTGAAGTTTCCTCCCGCTGCGATAATACGCATGTGAACCTCTGCGGCTCCGGAACACCATGCCGCGGCGGTCGCCTGTTGCACCAGTGGGTTATCTGCCTTCAGCGCTGTGGCCAAAGCTGTATCTGTCGAGGTTCCAACTCCGCCATTAACACTGGTTCCTGTCTCGAAGGTTACCGCGGCTGCATAATCATTTCCTGAAGCTGTGGTACCGGCTTGAACTGTAACGTTACCGCTGCCTTGGGTTGATGCAGTATTGCAAACAACAGTCAGCTTGGTAATTAAAGAATTGCCAGGAACATAAATCGCTCCAGAATCAATGTTTGGTGAGCCGACTGAGAAAGCTACTACTTTGGAGACTACGTTTTTGCCGTTGATGTAGGCGCCAGACGCATTGGTGTGGGTTTGGACCCCTGTAACACCTAAAGTTGTGACTGCTGCCGTTGCGATCGTCGCTGTTGTGCTGGTAAGCTCGGTGATAGTACCGCCCGGTACTTCGATAACGGTGCCTCCCAAAAGTTTTTTAAGTCTTGCTGCATTAGGGGTAGTAGCCATACGAAGTTTCTCCTTTATAAAAAAATTAATTAGCGCGTCGTGTTTGCTGTTTATAAGTAGTGGCAATGCCTGCTAAAAACACTTTATCACTATATAAAAACCAAAAACCCCCGCCACCGAAGTGACAGGGGAGTTTGTTTATTAGCGACTATAAGTCTGATCTATTAGATCATCCTCCAGACTCGCCGGTCAATCCGCGTACGACAACGATGCCGTACATATCGGGACGTACCATCTTCTTCGCATAACGAGTCATCACGCCCTTGCGAGGCACGAAGTCTTCTGGTCCGAAGATTGTAGGTGTGGTCTGCAGTGGCACGTATGGTGCGTACACGTATCCGCTTTCGAGGAAAGAAGAGCCGCGACGGCCAACGAGCAACACGTTGCGCAAGAAGTATGGATCAACGATAACGTCGAACTTCTTGTTCAATGCTCCCACCTTGACTGCTCCGATATCACCAGTTTCGGCATCAGCTGTGACACTAGCGCGGAATCCAGAGGTAAACTCAAGGATATTAGCGACTTCGGGTCCGCAGACAACGAAGTTAGCGCCACCGCGAAGAGTCTTGCGGTGAATAGCAGCAGAAACATCATTGATAGTTTCAATGAGGGTTTCATACCACTCGGAGACGGTACCCGTGAAGTCGGGTGCCTTGGAGCTAGCGCCAATCTCATCACCGGTGTCGCGATTAACGAACAGACCCGGGGAGCGGGACCAGTATTGAGTTGCTGCGGTAGCACCATTGACCAAGTCAGCTAAGATTTCACGATCAATTTCAAGAGCAATTTGCTCCGAAAGGATCGATGTAAGCTCAACCTCTGCATCAAGGTTGTGGTAGGCGTTAAGGTCTTGACCTAACTCCGGAGTCCACTTAGCCTTGAGCTTCTTGGTTTGCGCGGTGATCGCGATAGAATCGACCTTGATGTCGATCTCTGGGATGTCAGCTTCGCCTTCAAGTCCCCATTCGGTTTGACCAACAACAGCACCAAGCGCAGCAGCGTTAGTGATATCATCAGTTTGCGCCCAAGACACAGTCGTATGGGACGACGTAAGTGTCTTGACAATCTTGTCCGACAAGTTCTTTGGAAGGTGGGCTCCACTACCATCAGAACCAGTACTTACGAACACCAACTTAAGACGTGGTGTGGTCGAAGCACTGACAAGGGTGGTGTGACGGCGAAGAAGGCGCGCGGTGACCGCGTTGCCTGCAGCGTCTGAGCCGAGCAGTACTCCATTACCTCCGGAACTCGAAACGTTGAACGATTGGGGACCAACTCCCTTGCCATCAACTTGATCGAGTCCAGTAACAAGGACTGTAACCTCAGCAACAAGAGTAGAGCCTGACACTAAGTCTGGATCGTATTCGATTGCCTTGTGAAGCACCGATGCCGAAGCTTCTGCCGAACCCCAGCGACCGTAAGCACCTGCTTCTGGAGTAAGTGTGATCGCGTTACCAAGGGCTGAGCCAGTTGGAGACGAGTAACCGTTATTAAGGTTATACGCGCCGCCAGCAAGGCCAACACCGTGAGCATCGAGATCGACACCACCAGTAATCCTGGAACCAACGCGGTTACCACCGTAGAGCGAGCTACTAATCTTGTAGCCCAAACGGTCAGTGGTAATAGCGTGACCACCAGCTTCTTGGCTGACCGTGAAGTCAAGGAAGAAGATGAGCCCACTTGGGAGACTCATTGGTTGAACGGAAACGAGATCGTTTGCGATCAAACCTGCAAAAACACGGCGGACGATTGGGAATGCAACTGCTGCAAAACCCTCAACGTCGCCACCAGCCATGCTGGAGCTTTCGCGGAGTAGTTCTTTTGCTTGGTTTTCAAGCAAGCGAGCCATGGACGAACGTTTACGGCTATCATCTAAGCCTTCAAGAAGTCCGGTCTTTTCCCACTTATTAAGTAGTGCGTGACCTTCGGCGCGCATGTCTCGATTAACCATACCTTCGGTTAATCGTTCTATGATACTAGACATTTTAAAATACCTCCTTTAAATTATATGTATTTTTAGTTTATACCTGCTAGTTTTTTCATTCTCTGGGAGAATGAGTCGGTTTGCACAGTCTCTTGACGAGATGCGCGAATAACAGAGGTAGGACGGGAAATTGCCTCGCTCAGTGATTTAGGTGTCTTGTTTGGTACAGACTCCACTGCGCTTTCAAGGGTTTTAAATATTGTCCTCGCTTCTGCTACTGAACCAGCGCTAGAAATCGCTTCGACAATTTTATTTTTTTGTCGCTCATTTAGGGAGGTATTTCGTAAAACACGGTTCGTGTATAACAAGCGCGCATTTGAAAGGTTGACGTCCTCAAGGTTGTCTTTCATTTCATAAAGCGCCTGCTTGTACTTATCAGCGTCTGAGATAACTTGTTTATTTTCGAAAACTAAGTCTTCATAAGCTTTTTTAAGATCTTCTAATTCTTCTTCCACATGCGTACTTCGACGATGTGCTAATTCTCTTTCTGTTTCATAAATGGTTTGTTCAGCGGAGCGGCCGGCCCAACCACCAAGCTCACCACGTACATCAACTGTTAACTTTTCTAAGATTGCATCGATGAGCGCGTTTTCATCGAGGTCTGGGTCGACTGACTCTGCGGCAATTGCAGAGATTTGGGCTAAGTCACCCATCCGATCAGCTGCTTCTCCAGCCTTCTCGTCTCCAATTTGGCCGGCGTACGAGACTTTATCGGTCGTATCGGTAAGAGAGCCTTCCTCAAGCTCATCTTCGTCTTCTTCGAGAGTTTCTTCATCTTCTTCTGTTAGGGAGCCAAGGTCAAGCTCGTCTAAATCAACCTCTTGTTCCTCAAGCTCAGCAGCAAATGCTTTTACTGCTTCTTCTAAAGCAGGTAAGTCTAAATTAATTTCAACGGATTCTCCATCTGCAATTGAGTCTACGATCTCACCTTCTTCCTCGGCCAAATCATCGAGGGCAGCGAAAGGAACGTCGTCAGTTACGTCATCGGAAGCAGCAGAGGCCACCGGGGATGCTCCCATATCTTGGGACATTGCATCAAGACCCTGTGGATCCCCAAAATCTTCCTGCTCTAAGATCTTGTCTAGGGTTTTCCTTACATCATCTGAATATTTCTCAATAATGGAAGATTCGGCAGTTCTAAGGGCTGTTTCGCGCAATGCTTTTGCATCGATAATCGCTTCTTTTAACAGATTTGACATTAATTTACTCCTACAAAAATAGTAATTCAAAGTAAATAGTACTATTTTGCTTGAAAAACCCGCTTTTTTGGTAACTATACCATTTGTTAGCTATGAAGCATCGTATAAGTGAAGCGTAGCCCAGTCGTAACCGCTACCAATTGGAAACGCCACTACTTGTATACAGTCACCTTGTGCCAAAGCTACGCCGGTAGAAACCCCGTCAATATTTTGGGCTGGATCATCATCACCAATAATGCGCGCGACTGCAGAACCTATATTCTTCACCGTAAATTTAGAACCTTCCATCCCAGCAACAATTGTTGGGAGGGTCCCGGTGACAACCGAGCCATGATTGAATATTATTATGCTATCATCAACAGTAAGCGAATAATTAGCCGTTTTAACAGCTACTGGGTATCTTACGGATCCGCTCAGATGAGTTGTTCCGTTAACCGAGAAAGTATTAGCTGGGGTTGCTGTATTTATTCCAACTTTCTCAGTACCGCCATCAACAAACAACATGTGTGTGTTGTTATTGCTTTCAACTCTAAAATCGACTAAAGAGTCTGACCCTTGGTTAACTACCACTTCGGGTACAGCCCCATCAATCCGAAGGCCCTCGCGCAATGTGCCGGCATCACTCGCTTTAAAGACGATATGTTTGTTTATCGTACTATTTTGAATAAGTATGTTGTCCGAAGAGTTGATCCCAATTTGTCCTAAATTGGCACCAGCACTTGAACTAAAGTGTATTGTAGGTTCGATACTGTTGAGAGTGAGTGAGCCAGAAAGATATGCTTTTCCACTTCCGCTTACAGCAAAAACGTTACCTCTGCTGCTTTTAAGTGACAGAAGCTTGTCTGTATCTGAGCCGGTAACGTTGAGCTTGGCATCAACTAACGCTCCACCAACTGCCACACGACCAGAACCGGTTACCGCCAAGATTGAATCGTGAAGCGGAGATTTAAAAATTGCAACAAGGCCATTTGTTGGTGCTCTGACATATAGTGTTGTCGTCGTTGTGTTCTCAGGACCCAGAGAGAGTGATGTAAGAGAGCCATGGCTACCAGATATAGAGCCAGTAACACCCAATGTTGTGGCGATTTGTACATTGTTTGATGCGTCTAAGGTGGTAACCTTTGCTAGATTTTGTGTCGAGCCACCAATTACAACGTTGTCCAATGTACCGCCATTAATATCTGCGGTAGTTACACTACCCAGGTTGGCGACGGTCCTACCAGCGTTAGTCCAATTGGTATTGAAAGATGAGATTGCAAGCTGGCCGGCATTTGTTAGACCGTAGGCACCCATGCGTAGTGAGCTTCCCGTTATACCGGACGCTGCAGAAAGATGAATAGCGTTTACCTGGCCGGTTCCGCTGTAGATAACTGCTTTGTTGTTTACAACTGTGCCGGCTGAAGTGCCATCAACCAAGTTTAGCTCGCCGGCGTTTGAAGTTATAGCGGTACCTCCGAGTGTCAAAGATGAAATAGCAAATTTGCCATCGTTAGTTAATCCATAGGCACCCACTCGCAACGAACTGCCTGTTATGCCTGTCGATGCGGAAACACTCGTGCCGCGAAAAGTGTGACCGTAAACGTCGTAAGAACCGGAGAAAACAACAGATGATGTAACCGCAGAAGCGGAGACAATGAGCCTTTGCACTCCATTCGTCTTAAGTGCGACTAAATCATTCTCAAAATCAATCTGGGTGTCGTTTGGATCACCTTCATATTGTATGTCACCGCTGTGCTGATTTCCTTTCTGGGAATTATACGCCATTTATACTTTCTCCTTGATATATTTGTTAATGTAAATAGTTGTAGCTTTCCGCTAGCTACCTAATGTTCCGATAATCCACCAGTTTTCTCCATCTGACTGCAGTGTTCTTGACGAATAGTTCATTTTCATGGCGACTGTATCACGCAAATCTATATCGCCTTCTTCCACTTTTATCGTGACCGCATTTGAGTTTAACTTAAATTTATCTGTATGTGTTTTTTTAATCACCAAAACCCTGCCTTTATTGTTGCAAGCAGGGGGGAGATTGACTGTAATCGGACTCTTAACTGAGTCGCACAAAATTGTGTAATCGTTGGCTTCAACTTGATATTCTCTTGATACAATAGTTTTTATATTTTTTATAATGGCGCCGCGGCATGTTAGTGAATTTTCAACTTCTACTTCGGTCGACTGTGTTTTGCCTTGTATTTTTAAAAGATTTTTATTGGCATCATAAGTTAAATTTGAAGAAGCTTCAAAACCTTTTCTGCCTTTAACTTGAATTTCATTAGGGGAACCAGCTGAATGTGGTATTTTATTTTTTATATAGCTTTCGTATAGGTTCGACAATGTAGTGTTGTATGTTTGGCCACGGGAAGTGTCAGACACCAAAAGCAAATCAGAATCACTTAAGTTTTGGCCATCACTTATGATGTCACTTGTTCTGGTTGGATCAATCACTAGATCATTGTTGGAATTAACTGACAATCCGCTGGTGGAACTTAAAGATACTCCGAGACCCTCGTTACCTACTCTCAAACCATTTGTCGTCATTAGTTGTAGACTTCCTCTTATATCTCGGAAAGGTGGGCCTAGGGCAATTTGCTCCGCTTTTATCAAGCCGGCTAGTTGATACGCCTGTAGGTTCGTCAATTTTTCTCCCGAACCCATAAAATATTCAGCACGAACATTTTTGGCAGCTAAACAATTATCAGAAAAAGTTAAATTGTGGCTGCTTCGGGCGCCGGTAGGAGCATCGTAAATCAATAAAGCATCTTTACTCCGACCCTTTATATCTCTGATCGCAACGTCTTTCAAAGTTGCACAAGGGCTCTGGGCATCTGTATCATAGAACACGCTAGCGCTGATGGTGTTCTTGAATATCTTAATTCCATCGATTTCTTGATCGCCGTATTGGTCAACAGACCCTTCGACTGCACCTTTTAAAACATTATAAGCCATTTTTTACCTCGCCAACAATAAATAGCTTGGCTTTTATTTAACATCCACAAAAAAGAGGATGCCCCCCGTAAAGAGAGGCATCCAAGAATAAACAAGTTGTTTTGTCGAAACAAAACAAGATTGATTAGATGATGTACCAGTGCTCGTTATTCATAGCAACCAAGGTAACAGCAGAACCGGTTGATTCAAGGAAAATTGAACCTGCGGCAACGCCGTCCTCAATGCAGTCGTTTGCAGCAGCTTTAAGGTTAACGTTCGCTTGTGAGCCCGAAAGCTTGACATGAAGAACTTTACCTTGAGTAGCCGATGGAAGTGTGTAGACCGCACCACCAAGACCGGTTGTAGAGCCAGACTTGATAAGAGCAAAGTCTGTTGAACTAGAAATGGTAGTTACGTACGGGGACGCACCATAGTGTCCAACATCCAAAGTCGTATCTGCACCAACGATTTCATCAGCGTAGATTTTTCTCCAACGAAGAGTATCACTACCCAAGTCACTGGTCGAATCTTGTTTTGGAATAAGACTCGAAGCAAAGCGGCCGGTTGCAGTGATATCATCACCAGTAGCGTTACCAAGAGTAACAGCACCGTTAAAGTTAGCTGCACCATCAACACCAAGATCACCAATACCGATAATGTTTTCACCATCAGCATCTAACTCAATTGCGAGTTTAGGGATACTGACGTAGCCAGTGTTTGTTACACCAAAGGCAGCGATCTGAAGAGAACTACCTGTGATACCTGCCGAGCTGGATACTTTTGCGGTGGGCCCAACTGCCAAGTGTTGGGTACCTAAAAGGACTCCAGTGTTGGTGATTGTAGCACCTGTAGTACCAGCGAGACCGATTACAATTGAACTACCAGTAATACCAGTAGAAGCAGACAATGATGTTCCGTTAACCTGACCTGCAGCGCCGTAGATTACACCTTTGCTGTTAACAACTGTAGCGGCAGATGAGCCGTCGAGCAAGTTGAGTTCAGCAGCAGTTGAAGTAACTGCGCCGTCAGCAAGGTTAAGGCCACCAGCTTTAGCGACAGTTAAATCACTGTTCGCTTTCACAGTAACGTTAGCCGCACCAAGCACCAGCAAGTCAGCGTTAGTTGCGTTACCAACTTCAGCGTCGTCAGCACCCTTGAAGCCAGTACCTTGAACAATACCGCCAGCGCTGTAAATAACAGCCTTGCTATTGACAACTGTGCCAGCTACTGCAGTATCGAGCAAGTTAAGCTCTGCAGCAGTTGAAGTAACCGCAGCACCGCCGTAGTTGAAGCCACCGACTGTAGCAACCGAGAAATCAACACCATCTTTGACAGTGATTTCCGCAGCTGCGAAGTTCAATGCATCTGCATTGGTGGCGTTACCGATATCGAATCCATCTGGACCCTTGAAGTCGGTAGCTTGAATAATACCAGCATTGCTGTAGATTACAGCTTTGCTGTTGACAACTGTACCAGCGGCCGCGGTGTCGAGCAGGTTAAGCTCGGCTGCAGTCGATGTAACTACGTCGCCTCCGAGCATAAGCCCGATAGTGCCGTTGTGTCGTGGGACGTCGACGTTACCGTCTTCCAAGACAACCAAGTTTTTCAACCTAGTGATTGTTGTGCCATCCGGACCTTTTCCGTTAAGGAATGTGATCTCGCCGGCTTGTTCAAGGGCACCTGATAGTGCTGCTTGACCGATTTGAAATTTATAAGCCATTTATAAAAACCCTCCATATTTAAGTTTTTTAACTTAGACAAATATTAAACAACACTGACTCACAAGTCAATGTTGTAAATTTAACGTTTGCCCACTCTTAAATAGTCACTTAGTCGCTGCTTTTGTCGTTTATATTATTGGTGTAAGCTAATACTGGCGTTACTTGTCATATCAGCACTAAATCTTATTATTTTTGATACAAGTCCAACGTCACAAGATCCACCAATCGCTAGTGTTATAAGCGATCAGGGTGACTGCAGAGCCAGTTGATTCTAGATAAATAGAGTTGGTAAGGGCCCCGCCTTCGATCCGATCTCCCGCTGCAGCTACTACAGAAACATTAGATACTGATGCAGATAATTTAACATGTAATACCTTGCCGGCTGAAGAAGCTGGCAGCGTGTATATCGCACCACCTATTCCTGTTGTCGAGCCTGATTTGATGAGTGCAAAATCAGCCGACGAAGATATAGTCGTGCCAAGAGGGGCTGAGCCATATTGTTCAACATCAAGTGGGCCTCCTCCCCCGCCGCCGGATCCGGTAATACCGGTTAGTCGGCTACCATCTCCTTCGAAAAAGCTAGCTTTGATGCCGATACTCGCAGTTAGATCCCCCGTTATACTAAGAGTATCTCCATCAAATAGTAAATTTGATTCACACGTTATCGTGTTTGCGTTTCCTCCAACATTGGTTATGAGTGAATTGTTGGTTGCGTTTGACAAACGTGGAACATTTATAATAGAAGCACCATCGGAGGTACTTAAGTTGCCAGATACAATATTGCCAATTACGTGGCCGCCGGGCTGGTAAACTTGAGCGGCCAAAACTGAGCCGGATAGAATGTTATAAGCCATGCAGTGCTTGCTCCTTTACTTTAATTAGAAGACAAACCAATTGCTTCCATTAGAATAAAGGTTAATTGCTGGTAGCGAGCCAGTCATCACATATGAAGTACTATTGTCAATTTTTGCGGCGCCTGATGACAGTTTAATGTGAATACTACCGGTGCCGCGGCTGGGCATTTCATCTTTGATCACTAATAGGCGGCCGGTGTTTGAACCGGAGGGCGGAGGTAGTGACATCGTTGGATTGTTTGCTTTTACTATCCCTATAATATAATCCGCCGATTGAATAACGTACGGAGTTGCGTTAACTTGGGTGTAATTGCCGCCAAATCCGCGTACGCGAACGGACTCGTCATGAGCCGATGCGCTTAAGATGTAGCTGCCGGTACCAAAACCAACCTTTGAGACTGCCAAGCTACCGGTCCGAATATGGACATCGTCGTTTGTGTTACCGAAGAAGGTCGAACCTGTAGTGCCAATCTGGGTGATGTTTGCTATATGATAGCTGCTCGCTGAGATGGCGCCAGTAACGATGAGCGTGCCGGTTAAGTATAAGGTGTGACCAGAGCGGCCGGGCGTGCCTCCGGATGTAGAACCGGTATAATATGTCAAATAAGCGGAGCCAGTGGTGGCGCCACCTGATTCTGTAACGAACTGGATCGAGTGTGCCGGGCCGGCGGAGCCAGAACCCGAGCCTCCCTGATCTGAACAGTTTACATATGCCCAGCCGAACTGTGCCATATTATCCTACCCCTAGCGAACCTGACCAACTGTGACCCAAACTACCGCTAGCGCTGCGAGGAAGAATGTTCGTGAGGCCGGCTACAACATGCATGTCATCTGAACCAGCAAGATAAAGATGAGACACTTTAACTTGTATGCGTGCAACTCCGGGACCGCTGGAGCCTGACGCTGGGACCGAAAAATAATTCTTTCCAGTGTGAGCTATATTATCTGTTGCTGTGTTTTTGTACGGCAAATTACCAACCCCAAGGTGTGAAAATCCAACTTTGCAATCATTTTCGTTATCGTAGTTATATACTTCGAGCCACTGAGTGACATAAGGAAACTCCACCACCTGCGTAGCTGAGCTTGCATCGATATTTGCCTCGGCGAATGGTGCGCCACTGACTTGATACGCACCGACATGGTTGATGCCCGGTATCATGTTCCAACTATTAGCCATTAAAAATCTCCTAATTTTACGTTAATACAATATAAATAGTCTCTATTTTTTTCTATTGCGTCTTTCTTGTGCTCTTATTCTTTTTCGCTCTTCTCTCTTACGAAGTCTTTCTGCCTTAAGGCGCTTTTGTTTCTTCGCTTCTGAAGGCTTTTTGTATCTTTTGCGGTCTTTAATCTCTTCGACAATCTTTTCTTTTTTTGTTTTCTTGATAAACTTTCTTATCATCTTGTCGTGATTGCCTCGGCATTCCTTTGACTTGACGATTACGTTAGCTTTTTTTCTACTTTTAGCCATTTTTCTATTTCATCGCTCGCCAGATCTTAGATGCGTCACCGACCAAAGAACTTATGTTTACACCCGAATCAGCCGGGTCGCCTAAGTCAACTGAACCTGCTTTGGGAGATGCCGCTTCGTAGCTGTTCATCGGAGCTGTGCCTTCAAACAAGTCAACGCCGTTATACGCATCCGAACCAATCGAATCCATAAGTTGGCGTCGGTACTCATTTATTTGTTTTTTAGTGTTTTTGGCTGTAGCCACGCGGGACTCTTTTCTCACAACTGGTGTTGGGGCCGGTGTGCTCTCGGATAACACTGAGGCGGCACTTAAGCCAGCGGCAACTTCACTTACCACACTAGAAAGCAGCCCTTCTTCTATCAATATTTCATTGATGCACTCTTTCACTAGTGGCTTTATAATCTTCTTTAAATCATTTTTTTTCATCGTTCACCAGTTCATCAATTAAGATATCATTCATCAGACGGTTAATCTTATCTTCTTTCGTCATTATTTTGTTTTGAAAGTTTTTGGATTCTTGCATCATAAATGCATTAGGTGTCGATGGTTCAGACACAAAATCAAAACATATGAGTTGAAAGTCATCTTCAACAATGGTGACATCTTTTTCTTCTCTTACTGAACCCATGCCGCGGGATGAAATTCCCATTTTACAGCCACCAATAACTAATTCTTGCAAAATTTTGCCAGCTGGGGTATTCATTACTTGAACCTTGCCCATAGCCACATTGCCATCCATCCAAATCTCAGTGACTCGGTGGGACACTCTCTCCAAAGAAACAACATTGTTTTCGGGGTGGTCCAGTTCGCCCAGTGCTCGGTGTTCTGAAACTAATTTCTTATAGCTGTTTACTTCTCGTATGATAACTTCAGGCGGGTACATTCTACGGTTGCCGTTTACGACGCCACCTTCTTGAAGTTTGCCAGTCAAGATCATGCCACCTTCAGCAACAAACTTCTTCTCGGCTTCCGTTAGCAGATCTTGGCATACTCCGCCTTCACATAGCTCGTAATATTCTCTTAAAAGTTTCTGACCCATAGCTAACTTCCCTTACAACAGTGGCGTACTGGTTGCAACATCCATTTGGTGATCCATATATCGATATTCATTTTGTAGGCACCTCAGAGGTTTGAGAGCCCTGCCGTTGGACATCCTTAGAACGATTGCGGAACCTATTAGCAAAATCAAGATAAGTTCTGATTTTTTCAGACTGTGTAAAATCTTTCTCGTTTGCGTTCTCGATCATGGTGAGTACTCCCTCAAGAAAAGGAACTAATTCGCTATAGTCATCAAGTTGTTGTATTTGGGTCATAAGCATAGCCTGCATTCTTTCGAGCGTTACGGTTACAGTTTGTGGTACCTTGTTTTCGGGCGGTGGTTCTGGCGCTTCTTTTAAAGCCGTAGCGATCTCTTCGTTCAATATTTTTCTAAGTTCGGATTTTGTTATAATCATAATTTGTTTACCTCTGTTTTTTGAAAATTTATTCCTTCGTCGCCGAAGATTATGTTTAATACGTACGATGTTCCCGACGACAGCCACCCAAGAAGGAAGAAATTTAACACGGAAACGTCAAAATTAAATAGTTCTGTAAATGGAGAAAGTAACATCAAAAGCCAGCCAACATGAAAACCCATGCACATGGGGCAGTGAAAAACCTTGCCATATCCGCCTGCTGCTTCTTTTGAGGGTCGTAGCCTGTTTAGCATCGGCATGTCGCTATATACTAGTATTTGAGTGAGCCCGTAAGCGCATAATATAAAAGTTATTAAGTCCATTTTTTGCCTATATCGTATACATGTAGTTAGATGAGTAAGTGTCTCGGATGTACCCGGGCTGTATCGAACCTTTCTTGGTGCTCTGTGGTACTTCGCCAAGCTCTGTAGAATGTGTGTTGTCGGGGTTAGCTAACGCACTATCATCCATTGCCACAATAGCCTCAAGAGATTCAAAGTATGGTCGCTCTTCGTCAATAAATTTAGAGATATTTAGGAGAGCCATCTTTGAAGGTAGAGCAGCTTCGTCCGTAGACGTTTCTAGGGTTGCCTCGAAGGCTCCGAAAAAAGAACCCCCTTGAATACTTTCCGGCACAACGATGCCTTTGTTTTTGAGTCTCTCAAAGAGTCTATTTTGCGCTCCATATACCAAGTCATTTAAGGTAATTTTTGGAAAAGCTATAACTTTATTTTTTTCTGGTGAGACAATAATGTCGATGTCCCCATGATCAAAGATCATGAAATCCCCACTTAAGCTCTTTCTGATGTCGAGTTCCAACACAACTTCTTGTGGCTTGGATTTTGAACCAATACTAATCTTTATTGACATCTTCGTTAAGCTCCTTCACAAGTTTTTGAGTTTTCATTATAGTAATAAGGGTACTGTCCTCTAATTGACAAAGCTTGAATTCTTCTAACTTGTTTAGTATTCTTTCGGCTTTGTCAGTCATGTTGGCATCGATGGTTGGCGCTTTGTCGGTAATTGCTTTGGATATTTCAGTTTTAAGCCTGGTAATTTCTTCATTTAGAAACACTTTTAGTTCTAATGCATTATCAGAAAAGGATGAAATATAAAACCCTAACAATTCTTTCTGCTCATTGAGCAGGGTGCTATCATATTTATCATTAAATTTATTCAAAAAGATCTTAAAGGTAGATTCGTCTATAGTCTTTTGATCTGGGTTGCCTGCATCAACTTGTTTTGCGCTCATTGAATCAATCAATTGAGCTTCAAGCATTACTTGTCTTTTCGGACTTAAGTGACCAGAAAAAATTTGATCTATCGTAGCTAAATTTTTATAATTTGGAACAAAATTGTTGAAGACCTCTGTGTCCACTTCCTTGTTGATATCAGATATCATTTCACTTTGTTTCTTAAAAAGATGATCGGGTGTGATCATCTTTCTTCTGAACTTTGATTCTGTAATAATCCTTGCGCAAGTTTCTGGGCTAAGGTTTTGGTTTTCGTATAACGACCGATAGCAATCTAAATCTTTTCTTAGAATAGAATCTCCGTTAAAATACTTTTTAATTAAATCTACTACTTTTGTATGCTTATCGGTTTCATTTTTTAATATAGCAACAGTAGCTTCTTTAATTAATGCTTCATAAACAAACGCGGTGTTGCGTTTTTTATTGTGTTTAGTCTTCATTTTTTTGCTCCGTTATTGTGCTTGTCTTGGTTTCCAGTTCCAAAATTAAATCTCTGACTGAGTGGTTGACTTCAAAAAGTTTATCTTCTTCTGTGCGTTCCCTCAAATTATAAATAGAAGGAACTTCGTTATAATCACTTTCCGTAGTTATACCGTTAGCATAGCCGGTGGTTTTTACTAGCGACATTATGTCACTAAGACCCGGCACTGTTTTTCTCGGATCATGGGTTCCTGCAGCTCTACTGAGGGATACCTTCCGGCGGCCTTTGTTATTGTAATTAGAACCATCACGCTTTGGAAAATATTCTTTCCCTTTATCATTGGGAGTTCTTTGGGCCTTATTCTTACGGCGAAAGTCTCTGTTTCCAGGAGGGACAGCGACCAGTGCGGAGTCACTGCCCGAATCAGCAGGCGCGCCGGCTGCGTCAGGCGCGGAGGCGCTATTATCGGGAAGCGCTGTGTCTGCCTCACCGGGCGTAATTTCCATTGGACCTCCACCGCCGGCGGGAGGCATGTCGGAGCCTAAGCCCATGTCGGCGCCGCCTGGGCCCATCGCGGTAGCTTCTGCAACTGCCTGGAGTGATGCGTCATGTTTTCTGTCGTAATACATTTCTCGCTGGTTTCTTGCAAACTCTTCGGTTGACATACCAAAAACATGATCTGCGACCCAACGTCGTGAAAAGTATCCTTCCGTCGCTGAGCCAGCAATATCAAATTTCTGTTTCCAATGCTCAAGTTCTTGAAGCTCAGCAATCTTGGAAGGGTTATTGAGCGCCAAATTAAAACTCAGTAAATCATCGCCGCGGAATCCAAGAGTATACAAATGAATGATTCCGATCTTAGTTAACTCAGAAACCAACACTCGCTGCAGTCTTTGGATGGTGCGTGCGAACCTAATATCTTTTTGTGCAAGTGTTGTCTTATCTTCTTCCCCACCTTCACCCATTGTTAAATACGACTGGGGAATCTTGAGAGCGGAAAACAATTTATCTCGAAGATATTTGACATCATCAATTTGGGTAGTGTTAGTGCCGCCGGCAAGGTTTTGGATATCGGTCACAGAGCCCGGGCGTACGGGAATAAAGTAATCTTCCTCGATGCTCATTGGATTATAGCGTAAGTCAACTCGACCGGTATCTTTGTTAATAACTGAATGTCGCTTAAGTTGGGTTACAATTTTTTCCATATATTGTTCAACATCTTGGGGTGGTATGGCGCCAACATCGATTTTGAAAACGCGCCTCTCAGAAGACCGCACAACTCGATAAGCCATCATTGCATCTTCAGCCAACGTAAGTTGGCGCCAAATGCGGCGGGCAGGCTCTAAAATCGAAGTTCCATATGGCGCATATTTGTCATGCCCTAATATTCTAAAGTGTGCTATCTGCCAATTTTCAAAAGTCATGGCAGCAGAATTCCACTGATATTGTACATAATTTGGGTTGGTGGAATCTTGGCCTTCTAAACGCTCAATTTCTGGTGGAGGAAGTGCTATTACAGATTTGACACCAAACTTTTCGTCAATGTCGAGGTAAAGGAAAAAGTCCCCATACTTGCACATAGTTCGCGCCCAGCCAAATAAGTTATACTGTAAGTTTAAAATGTTGTCAAACAGTATATCTAGCACGGCTCGTATCTCTTCGTTTGCGCATTTAATCTTCAACATCGGACTAAGGCTTGAGAAGGTTGTCATCTCGTCTGCATAGATGTCCATGGCCGAAGCTATTTCCGGCATGTACTCCATTTGATCGAAATCGACATATCTTTCGTTTCTACGTTGACTTTGGATTGCATTTGTTGCAATTGTGTCTAATGGATTATAAAGGGTCTTTTTAAATTGCTGGCCCGAGGCGGACTTGAATCTAGCAGAAAATTTATCGAGGTGTTGTCTTCTAATTTTCCGACCGGTCTGCGAGCGGTAATTAATGATGGGGCCAGAGAACAACCTAGTTAATCTTTTGAATAACTCTGATTGTCTGTTGGCTGGGTTGTTTTTGTTACTGGTAGGTGGCATCTTCTTCTCTCTTATTATTTAATAATCCACTTGTATTGGTCATACATATTCTTAGCTTCCGATATTTTATCAAATATATTATCTTTTTTGTAGCCCTCTTGACCTTTAATTTGTGTATTAAAGGAAGTTTTAGAGGTAACAATTGAATTTGCATATGCCATTTTATAATTTAACTCACGGGCGCTGTTTTGTATTGCGGTATCTCTCACCCAACAAGCGATTGCTAGCGCCATGATGAGATCATCATGGTAGCCTTTCATAGCCTGTGGTTTTCCGTTTTTCCAAATAAAGGTCTTCATCTCGTTAGTTAAACGAGAAGAATATATGGTAATTAGTTTATTTCTGATAAACTCTTCCAACTTGGCAACTATTAATGGGCGCGTCTTCATAGATGTAGTGAATCCTGGAACCGAATTTGAAAGATATTCTGCTTGATGTTGCTCTACAAATTCATGAGAAGTTTTTATGGAGTAATACAAATTAGGATATGCCAACTCTATTAGTTTATTTAAGACCGAATACCCAATATTGTTGTTTTCTACGACTAACAACGCGTTGCCAAACTCGTGGCCGGCTTGATTAAGTATTGTCGCATACATATCCAGGGCTGGCTTGCCCTGATATTCGGCCACCGCTTCTAAGGTTTCTAATTTTATAACATGAAATGTGGAGTAATCAGCACCATCGCCGCGGGCAACATCGGCAACTAACAAATAATTGCATGTCGGGTCATACTCTTCCCAGATCCAGAAATTTCTATCGAATCCGGTTCGATACTTGGGCTCTTTTACACCAGAAAATAACCACTCCAGACACTCGGGATCTACAACAGTCTCACCAGAAGTATTGAAATTGCACTGTAACTCTTGAGCAATTTGCCGTTTCGACATATTTCTGGTTTCTTTCTTGTACCACTCTTCATCTCTATCTGGGTGCACATCCCAAGGTAACGTAGTTAAATTAAAATTATTCGCGGATGCATCGGCGTCGGTGCACGTCTTGTGAAACCAGTTACCTACCCCATTTGGAGTTGAAAGGGCAATGCAGCGGCCACCGGTAGATAGCGTAGGATACAGGCCGGTCCACAGTTCTTCTAGACCATCAATGTGGGCGGCCTCATCAAGCACCAACAACGACAGAGCCTCAGAACGGCCGGCATCGCCAGAGGTGGAAGTGGCTTTTATCGAAGATCCATTCGACAGCTCAAAAGAAGTCCGGTTGTCGACACTAATGGTCGCAATCTTAAGCCAGTCAGGAAGGTTTCTCATGATGTTCTTGACTTTTTTAACTAAGTTTCCTGCTGTTGCAAACTTTGTGGCCATAACTAAGATGGCTTTATCCCGATGGAATAACATCATCCAAACAACATACCCGGCCGTAATCGTTGAAATCCCTAGCTGCCTTGCCTTAAGGATAACATTGAACCGGTAATCATTGAAGTCTTTCAATAGGTCATCTTGAAACTCATATGTGTCGAAAAGAATTAACCCGTGCATCGGGTGGGATATACGGGCGTATGTCTTCAAAAAATAAGATGGGTCTTTACCGCATTTTAATATTTCTTTGACCTTTTGTTTTTTGTCTAGTTGAAAGCTCATACATTTTTAAGGTTATCTTCCTCTTTGATCACTTCGCGAATAAGGGCCATCAGGTCACCAAGTTCAAGTACCTCTCTGATACCGGCAATTCTACCTTGTCGTTGACGGAGTTCAAATTCTTCGCCGCCATATTCCGTAGAAGGTTTTGCGTCGGGCTCTTGTTGCTGCATTTCAATCCCAGGCAACATTTCAAACACATCCTGGAATAACCCCTGGACGTCCTCCGGTGACATACCTTTTATTAGGGAGAATATCTGATCTTCTAGATGTGCGCCCGGGCGATCTTGGAAGCCGGAATATTCACTTTCTGGGGCATCGTCTGCTGGGATATCCATAGGCATTGTATCTTCGTGGGGGAGACCTTTTCCTTTTGGTCGGGGTACTTCTGGTGGAGGCGGAATTGGCCTACTACCTTTACGATTACTTTTGATATTCTTCATCATCTGATCAAATTTTTCGGGAGAAAGGGCCTCTGTCTCGATACCCTCTTCTAACATAAACTCTTCTAAGACAATGCGTCTCAATTCTTGCTTAGAAATTTTCATTATTATTGATCGCCGTTCTTAGTTCGCGTATCGTTGTCGGGGCGCTTACCCTTCCAGTCGCCAAGTTCAAGAAACTTTTTGTATCCATCTTGCAAAGAATCAGAGGAATATTGAGGAACTGTTGTTTCGGTACTCACATCCTCAATGATATAAGTGCGAACGGCTGTCACCCAAGTTCTTACTCGGCTGGTGGCTTCCACACGAATATCGGTCTCACCTTCCTGCTTCAGTGAGACACCATTTTTAGTAATCTTTTTATATTCTTTCTTTAAAAAAGAGGCTACATCGTTTAACGTACTGTCAATATTATCTTCAAAGCCGCCCCTGTAGACTTCTTTTAATTTGGTCTCCGAATGATATGCCAGAATCATTTTGTTTCCGAAAAACCTGACATTAAATCCATCTATTACCCGGCGATCAATAAGGGGATTTCCATCCTCCCGGTTCAAGCCGGCTAACACAGACTCACCTTCTTCGTTTAAAGCTCCGTCATAAGCATTTGCTGCTGCTTGCGAGAGACCTTGAATAATTTCATATACTGTAGCCATTTTTTTATTTATCCTTTTTAATTTCGGGGCGCCAACCGGTTGACCATCTTTTTTCTCTGTCTTCAACATATTTGTAGTAACAATAACTGCAACATTCAAATTTTACAAGACACACATCATCCAGTGATTTCTTAGGAAGATTTCCGCAGACAGGACAATTTGCTAAAGATTCTCTACTAAGTAGTTTTTTTGACACTTTAACGCCATCAATGTCTATTTTTTCTTCCCAAGCATCGGACTTGCGACTTTTACTATAAAACACACCTAGCTGTTCTAAATACATTTTCTCTTTTTCCTCTGACCAATTTGTGTGAGGATTTTGAATTGCTTCATCTCCATACTTTTCGCTGATGGCTTTTTCTATAGCTGCTATTTTATTTAAATTTTTGTTGGTCATTGTAGAGTCTTATAAGCGCCATACGAGGCGGCAGTGCCAATGAGGATTCCACCAGCAAAATACAACCATTTGTGGCGGGGGGAGGTTTTTTTTAAGGCGCTAGATAAAAGATTAATTTCTTTATCCTTCTGCATTATAAACAAATCATACTCATCTGTTAAGGATTTATGTTCTATTTTTAAGTTTTTCAACTTAAAGTCATATTCTTCTCTTTGGATCTTTAATTGATAATCAGTTTTTATATCGCATGAATACTTGTATATATCATAATCTGCCAGCATTTTAGCCATGGCCTTTTCGTCGAACAAAACTCCTGCGAATGGTGCTGGCGCCTTATATTCCAAGATGGTAAACTTGGCCGGCTCAACTGCATTCGCTGAAAGACTAAGCACTAAAAGCAGTTTAAGGAGCATATTGAATACCAAATCGGCTTTCTATGTCTTTAATTAGCTGCTCTCTATCTTGATTGAATTTATTTCTATATTCGCCCTTTTTATCCTCTCTCAATTGTTGAATCATTTCAAGGGCATTCTCATAATCTTCTTCGATTGCTGCTATTGACTCCATGTGTTCTTCCATTAGTTTTTGTTTTTCACGAATTTCTTGCTTATGTATTTCTTTCAAGCCTTCAATTTGTGCTTCATGGGATTCTAGTTGGGTCTCATAGGCATCTTGCATCAGCCTATAATCGCGTGTATTCTTGAGGGCTATAACAGCCAAAAGCAACACTATTAGTATTGCCTTCCAATTCTTCAGAGTAAATTCTAGTATCTTTTGTTTAATCATTGTACCCTTTTAAACGAGCCAACCCATCAATAACAGTTTGGCCCCCAATATATATAGCGGAGATTAACACCCAGTCTTCGCTAGTAACATGCCCCGTAAAGGTTAGGCCGGTCGCTGTAAGCCACACCATCAGCTTGCGGGAAGTAAGTTTTGCCAACCATGTATCCACGAAAGCTTTTGTTGCAGCTGCCATCACTTACCTCTCTTGGCTTTTGATATCTCCACTGCTGCGAGTTGGGCTTGAGCGCCTTTCTTTGTCTTTGGCTTTTTTGATAATGGTCTACCGCTCTTAGTGGTCGCCTTATATCCACCTTCAACTTCCTTGATCTTTTCTTCAAGGGATTCTTCGGAATTTTGATAGTGATCTCTTAATGCTTGGTGGAGCGCCTGGATGACGCCGCCATTGAGGTGCGAGTAGCTTGGTGGGTCTTTGGTTGCATCATCGGCAGCCTCTTGTAACATAACAGCTAATTTTCTTTTAACCCCCTCAACAGTCATAATGCCATAGCCCGGGATCTGAATTTCAGGACTGCGGGCTTCGCCGCGCGTGTAATCCTTTAACTCTTCCTTAATAATCTGCTTAAGTTGTTGTTTTGTAATCTTCATGTTGTTAATCCATTCCTTCCACTGTGTCGGCGATACGTAAGGAGGTATTTTCAACAGCTTTAATAACGGATTGCGGAATCGCCCCCATCTCGAAAAACCCCTGATCCTCCATAAGACCGATGATTTCGTCGCGGATGATTTTGGTGATTGTAGATCGGCGCGTAAAGCTGCCGGCTTCCGGTAGTCCTTCTATCTCTTCCTTAATAATCTGTTTAAGTTGTTGTTTTGTAATCTTCATGTTGCTAATCCATTCATACTTATAGTTCGTTCTCAAAGTCAATAACCGCTTCTTCAGCAGTTTGTAAAAGTTCTAAAAGCTTTTGATCTTCTCTGTACGGTAGTCTGTTGCGTATGTAATCTGCAAGAGCTTCTATTGCGGCGGTGTGTGGATCTGCTACGGAACTTGTGGAACCTCCCGGCACCCCTAATCCATATTGACCTACCTCGGCTAATTCTTCTTTGATAATTTGTTTAAGCTGTTGTTTTGTAATTTTCATCATAATCTCCTATGTTGCTAATCCATTCATACTTAGTTTTCTGTTGGTATTTTATTTGTTTTGTCCCAGTTCAATTCATCATGCGCTTCTAATACTCTCATAAATAAAAATTTCAAACCCTTGTCAAAAGTGGTTCGTCCTTTTTCCATATAACTGTAAAAGTCGTTGATTTCATGATCAATGACTTGAATCAGTTTTCTATACGCCTCATCTTTGTGATAATCGCCGGCGGATCGAAGAAAATAATCATCGAAAATTTCTTCCATATAGCCGAATGTTCCTGAAGCTTCAGGTCCATCGATTGAATCTTCAAATTCTTGCTTAAGTTCATCGCCGTGTTTTTCAAGGAATGTATTAAATTTTAATTCCGCTACTTCTTCAGGCGAGCGCGCAGGAGACATGTCAATCGCTAGCGATTGCTGCTCATCTTCTTTCAAATACCTGTTCCAATTTTCAAATAGTTGTTTCATGTCGCTAATCCATTCATACTTAGTATCGCAATCAATCCAGGCACATTCTTTCGGACGTAAACGCCAGAGAAAAGTGTCTCGCATCGACCGCCGACATAAGCGATTGCCGACTCAATATTCTTACTGACTTTAGGGTCAGCCACCATCTCTTCCGAGACTACCAAAACCAATGAACCTGCCGCGGCCTTACCTTTCGGTGGGGGGCACGCTGACCTATTCATACAGTTATGGAGAATCACCGATCCAAGCTTAGCAGTATTTGGATCCTTTATCATAGTTGAGCCTAAGAAGGCACGACCGTCATTGCCCAAACATGTTTCCAAATCCTTGCTGTCAAAAGATTGAATCGGTGAATCCTCGGTGGAGAGCTTTAACACTTGGGCAAGTGACTTAGCAAAAGTTGTGTTGGCGACTGGGTACATGCCAAGCATGCCAATGCGGCCGCGCAGTAATCGTGTGGCTCGTTCATTGTCTAAAATGATATGCGGATACTTGGTGACGTCATTTGCCAGCGTCAACGCATTACGAGCGATTGTGGGGTTAAGATTTTCTTGTGCTGTTGGCCAAGAGACTATGTAAACGACCTTGCCACTCGATTGCACAGAGCGCATGTAACGCTCAAAGACAGGATGCAGAGCGGTAACACTACTACCGGTACCGCCGCCGCCGCCAGCAAGGACGAATAACCAATCAACTTTACCGAGTTTGATACGCAGGGCATCTTCAACAATCGCGCCATTTTGACTTAAAACCTCTTTTCCATATTCAGTGTTCTTGCCGATTCCATCAGAATCGGGGATAAGGACAACGTGGTCCTCTTCGACATTCTTTGGAATGTCTTTGCCTGTTGTATTGACAAGCAATGTTTTGTTGAAGCCAAGCTCAATAAAAGCATTAGCCATTTTATTGCCTCCACCGCCGACACCGACAAAACCAACATTGATAGATGAGGGTGCTGTATTCTCGGGGAGTAAATCTTCATCAGAGTATTCCATCTGTAATCCGAAGTCTTCAACCATACCGAAATCTTCTGCATCTACTTCTTCGTGGTAACTGTCTTTTTCCTGCGCAAACGCGGGAGGTGGTTCTGCGGGAGGCAGAAAATCAAATTCGTTTTTATCTTCTTTTTCGTCTGACATTGTTAGTTTCCTTAAATTTTACCGTGCTTTACAAAGCCGTATCCCATATCAACAGCATCTTGTTTACTGCCACGAATGCGATCTTCGGTAGTGTTGTATCTTTCTTTAACTTCTCGCATTGTTATTTCGGGAAGTTGCGGCGTTGGATCACCGGGGTGAAAAGTCCAAACTTGCAGTTTTTCTTTATCTTCTCTAGATGGCCCAATGATTAAAGTTGTGTGCCTGACTTCACGGGCCGCAGCAGGAATATCTGCAACAACCTCTGCCAAAACTTCTGGTTCACCAGTTTGCGGATTTGGCTCTTTAGTCATTGCTTTGCCACCGTGTGCTGGTTGAAACACAACTTCGTCTGGTGCTTCGTCAATATCAGCGATTCCTAACACACCGGGAATTGCGGCCTTAAACCCAATGGCTCCAATAGATGTGTTTATTGCCGGATGAGGGTGTGGTTGCCAACCGGCTTGTATTAAATCTTGGATAGAAGTTGGACCGGAAAAAGTGCTACCAGCGGCGCCGGGGCCGGCTGTGCGGGTCGACAGAGTGTCTTCTAGATATTTCGGATCTGTATTCTGAAAAGCGGAAGCTACCATCGATGCGGCATTTTGTTTCTCGTTCAAAAACTTGTTCCAATTTTCTATTAACAGTTTCATTTTAGTAATATGCCTTTCCGGTTTCCTCTGCTTCGAATCCGTTCATTTCTGCCCACATTTCAATATATGCCGGTGCCTGGCCGTTGACGATCATCTTCCATGGCTCACCATCAAACAAATCGATACTAAATTTAAAGGGTGGTTCGTCACCAAAGTCTAAGGTTTTGCCTTCTAATTCCTCTATCATTTGCTCAAAAGTTTTATCAATTCCCTCGACTTCTACCTTTGGTCCGCCATCAAATTCATCTTCGATAACTTTATATGTGAAACTTTTAGAGCGCTCATGGAGCACACTCGAAAGCTCTTCTTTGGTGATTCGTTCAATCGACTCTCTTGTAAATTGTGGCGGCTTATTGGATTTTTTCTTGGCGGTTTTTAAGTGGCCGCGTCGAGAGCCTGTCTTATTAGCCAACGCCAGTGCATCGACGAGAGAGTTAATTTGGCGGCCCAAGCGATCACCCTTGATAGCGTATTTTACATTATCCATATATTTTTCGAGAGAGCTGGTCCCGAATTCGGGGTCATACAGTCCTGCGTCTTCAAGAAATTGAGCTATCGCCGGCTTATCGAATACACTAAGATAGCCACCGGCTGCTTTCCATGCAGCTTTTTCTTGAGCGTTAGGTCTTCTTTCTTTACCCATCAAGTGCGCGCGTCCGGGGTGGGGTATCTTGGTAAATGTATCTTTAAATTTTCCACGAACCTTTGGTGGCACCATGTCGCGCATTCGGAAGGGTGAGTCGTCTCCAAACTCCTCTACCATGGCTGATACTTCTTCTTTGATAATATCTTCAAGTTGTGACCTTCTAATCTTCATTTTAGCAATTCCTTCTGTATATAAATTTGGCTGTCTTTCTTCAAGCGGCTTGAGTCCAGAATCCGGGTTTAGTCCGATGTATTTGTCTATTGTAAGCTTACATTTGACAAGCAGTGGGCCGTTACCGTCCGAGTTCACAATCATTGAACCATAAGACGACCTTGCGCGCGTTGGAGCTAAATATTGAAATGTGGTATTGGGATTGTAGCGACCATCATACTCGTCATCACCAACCCAGTCGGTAACGAGATTACTGACAGCGAAATAAAAATCTTCAGCCTGTTCCGATACAGGTCCATATTCTGGCCAATCTTTTTCAGCAAGATTAAAATCAATATCTCGCTCATTCTCGTGTCCGAACATAGCGCGGAGTATCTTTTGATTTCCACATTCGTTAATTAGGAATTGGCGAGTTGCCCTCATAGGTGCAGTTGCTTTGTTTGCGGCGCCTTGGGTGCGTTGGGCGGCCTTAGACGTTGTCGTGATCGACTGCATGTAATCATCAAAATCATCTTCAGTGATAAATTTATTGATTTCTTCTTTAATAATCTCCGTAAGTTCTAACTTTTTGATTTTCACAGCAGCTTCTCCTATTGATTTACTCTTGCGTATCCGTCTTTCTTTTCGATTACGATTTGCATATCAACACAATCTTTGAGTGAATCAAGGTGAGAGATCAACAAAACGTTCTTGAAATATACCTTAATTAGTTCCAAAATCTGAATAAAACCCGACATATTATCTTCGTCTAGCGCAGTGCCAGGTTCGTCAAGTATGAAAATATCGCTGGTTGGCAGAGATGAGACACCTAAAAGTGCTAGACGGATAGCAATAGCTGCTAATGATTTTTCTGCACCCGAAGCCATTTCTATTGGCCTCTCATCGTACCGAGGATGCTTAATAAAAATATCAAATTTATTTCCAGTAGCTTCAAAGAAAACTTCAAAATCTACAACATTAGCCAATACCTTCGCTATTTCTTGATTAATAACCGGTATTTTCTTTTTGATAATATCATAAGCAATTCCGTTCGGATGCATAGCTCGCATATATAGATCGTAGGCAGCATATTCTCTCTGGAGATCTCTATATTCTTGCTTTTGTTCATTAACCCCCTCAATTTTTTGTTCGTATGAACCTACCAACTTAACAAACTCTAGTACCGATTGCTCACATGAATTAATTTTATTCTTGGTTTGTTTAATTTCAACATTAAACTTGTTCAGCTGAGCTATCAGAGATTCTAAGTTTTCTATTGCTTCTTTGTTTTCTTCATATTCGTTTCGTTTTGCTACCAACTCGGCTAACTCTGTAGTTGTAACGTGAATCATGTTCTTGTTTCTTTCAACCTCCAAGTTCAAGTCGGCAATCGCAGAGGAGACAGCATGTTTATTCTTTTCTACTTTATAATATTTGCTTAATTGTGTTTCCACTTCTTCAGGGTTAAGTTCATTTATTTCCTGTGAAATTAAGCTTATCATTTCCAGGGCAATCCTCTGGTCTGATTCAACTGCGCTCTTTAGGGCGACTGCAGAATGCGCTTCTTTGACGAACTCATTTTCACAACAATAGTTACAATTTGGATCATATTCATGATCTTCCAACAGCTTTTCTTTTTTAATTATTTCATTGTGCTTGTCTAACAATTTGTTTAGTTCAGCTTCGTTTGTCTTCAAGAACCTTCTTTTATCAGCGATTCTCTGACTTGCCAACTCAAATTCATCAAGCTCAAAGCCATCCAGAAAATCAACTATTTTTTTATACAAACCTTGCTTTGTCTTTAACGTCTCTTCATCTTCAAATATCTTCAGATTTAAGGATGTGATCTGGTTCTCTTGAGTCCTAATGTTTTTATTAATCTTAGAGATGTCAATAATTTCAGCCGGGATTGAATCGATCTTTGCTTCTGTTTCGATACAGTCCATCTCAAGAGACGCTAAATTACTTTTTAGTTTATCGCATGTGCGCTTTTTGGCGCGCATGTTTGAGCGGACGTCAGATAGATTCTCTGTAGCTGTTACTAGGTCATCGTCATAGTTTTTTTCTTCTAGCCTCTTGAGGGCGCCCTTGAGATCCACCGAATCTTCTTTGGCTAATTTAAATTTCTTTTCGAACAATTCAAGGTCTAAGAATTTGGCAATTATTTCTTTTCTACGGGTTGAGCCTTCATCGATAAACGACAGAGCCCCATGTTGTGAGGACAGAGAGGATACCGAAAAGTCTTCAATCGAGCCAAACTGCTTACGAATATTGGCGTCAGTTTGCATCCGGGTCAGGCCATTCAGAGAAATTATTTCATCCGAAACCATATCATATACTTCAAAATTTAAATCGGTCTTTGCTTCCAGGGTCTCTTCACCCTTCAGCCTCTTGATATACTTGTCTGCCCTTCTTTCAACTGTAAAAACTCTTTCACCAATCTGAATTTCTACTTTGCCGCGGGCGTACCCTTGGTTCTGGTTAATAACATTGAGATTCTTGCGTTCATTTTTTGAGGTTGAATTAAAAAGAGTCCACAACACGCCGTCAACAATGCTACTCTTCCCAGAAAAGTTTTTACCAAAGATCCCGACAATCCCCCCAAGTTCACCAAAGTTAACATTGTTCTTTTCTCCATAGTTAAATAAGTTATCAAACTCAAAATTCTTCAATTTCCAATTGACATTTCTTGAAATGTCTTCGTCATTCTCGACAAGTTTGTTATATTTCTTATTTAAATCATAGACCTTTTCTAAGGTTTCATGTTGTATTTCATATCCTACAAGATACTCATCAATCAACTCTTCTTGAATGCCTATGTCTCTTAAATTATCTACTTTCAACCCTTCGGTCAGTGCCTCGACAGAGCCCCTTTGGCCTGCAGCACGATTTAAAAACGAAATACTCTCAGGTACAAACCGGTGCTTTGCTATATCGACAGCGCGCTTCATGGTGTCTAACGGCAAATTGTTATTGCTAACGAGACGAAGACGAGCACCAGTCGGAATAGAAATATTCTTTGGCATTCTTCCTTTCTGTGTAAGCTCAATCGTAATAAAAGGCTTTGGATTTTCAAATACAATCGGATCAATTTCCCATTCATCTTTGTCTTCGATGTCCCATATTAAAATTCCTTTATCGTTTGTTTCTCCGTGATTCTGCTGAACTGTTGAGCCTGCGTACCATACACGGCCGTGCTCGTCCAGGAACTGGCGTCGGTGGATGTCACCAAGCATCGCAAAGTCGAAATCATCAAAAATAGATAGACTGTCTTCTCCATTCGTCATGGTCCAGTTCATATCAGTCTTGCAATTGGAAATAGAACCGTGATACAAGGCAATATTAATTTTACTTGTGTCTACTGGCTTGATCCAATTGTCGCGATCGAACACAGAAAGTACGTTAAGGCAAAACTTATCATCGATATGTGTTTCACCAGAGTCCTTGAGCATGTGCAAATCTGGTAGGTTTAGTGCTTCAGCGATAGGAGTGAGAGCGTCTTGACGGCTGCTGTTTTTTAAATTGCCGTCGTGGTTGCCCAAAATAATATATGTGGGTGCGATTTCAGCTAAGTTGCGAAAGAAATCAGAGCACATCTCCACGAACTCTGGAGAGATCTGTGTTTTGGTATGTGCTATATCTCCGCAGTGGATTATATAATCCACCTCTTTCTCTCGTAACGTATCATATAATTGTTCAAAAATGACCTTATATTCGTAATGATACTTTAAATTTTTAATATGAGTATCACTTATGTGTGCAAACCTCACGTGTCCTCCGGTGTGTGTTATATTATATTATATCAAGTATGAGCGGTGCTGTCAAGAGGAAACTTTAAAGTCCCAATATAACTTCGATTTCGCTTTGTGACTCAGACCAAAAATCTTTCATTGTGTCAGTCGCAGACCAAGTTATCGTACTTGGCTGTTCATCTTGCGTTGTTTTTTTTAAAAATTGAATATCAGTTAAATAACTCAGAGTGCTTCTAAAATCTGGTGGTTGGTTATCGACGTCAGATACATCTGAAATAAATTGCTGATCGACCATCATAATCCGGTATAACAGGCGTAAGTTGTACTCTTCAAAATCTATTCCCTGGATGGTGTATTTCTGGCTCATATTGATTCTATCATATCCCTTAAAATATAGTCGTCTCTGTCGATATAAATAGCTTGTTCTTTTCTTTGTTGAAAGATATTTCTTGGCATTGTTCCGACATCTTCATAGCCTTCAACATCTATTTTATAAAGCTCAATATCGTATTTAAGAAGCATCTGAATAATCCTGCGTTCTTTCGTTGCGGCGTCAGGGTCAAGTGCGATGTAGACGGGTGTATCGTTTCGTACGATTTTCCGCAGTAATTTGGAGCCCGGGCGCAAGGTTGAGCCCAGTATAGGAACGGAATTTCCGGCGACCAGTGCATCAAATATCCCCTCTACTAGAACCAAATCAGTGTTCCAATCAATAAATAGTTCATTAAATATAATATCTTTTGAGGCTTTTGGGTTCTTGTATTTATATGTGTCACCGTTATACGTGCGGGCTACAAAGTAGTTACAATCTCCGTCATCATCAAAAGACGGTATAATGATCCTGTTCCTATATTCGCCACTGAAACAGTACCCAATTTTCCATTTAAGTATATCTTCTTTGGAAATTCTCCTGCCTGAAAGATATCTATGGGCATATATTCCGGTGGCCGGAATATCTTTGTTAGTCAGGCTTATGAATTCTTCCGGGAGTTCAAGTTTCGTCTTGTCTTCTCTACGGACTGGCTCCATAAAGAGATCAGCAAATCTCTCAAGATCAGCCCGGTCTGAAGTTCCGTCCCATTTTTGTAATTGTGAATACGAACCAAAACGTCTAACAAGGCGCCTAATATTGCGACTGCGATAATCACAAATCCAACAATGAAAAGCATTTTTATCCAAGTTAACAGCGAGCTTATACTTTCTGTGATTGCACGCAGGGCACCTGAAATAAAGTTCACTTTTGCCTGTTTGCCGGTAGTCCCCAATAACTTCATTTAAAATCTTTATCGCTTCTTTCTTGTTCACAAGACCTCAGTGATAGTATAATAGATCAAAACCACAAAGTCAACAAAAAACGATCATTTAAGCGATCGTTAATTGTTGACTGTTAGTTTTAATTAAACACTAAGTGCGTCTATAATTTGGGCTTTAGTAGACTTTGTGTTTACTGGGAGGCCCTGCTCTTTTGCTAGCTTAAGTAACTCTGCCTTCTTCATTGAAGCACTCCAATTGGCATTCACCGGTGCTGCATCGGTTGTGGCCCCTTCGATTGAAACTAGCTCAATTTCGAAATTCAAGACCTGGCCAGCTAAGGGGTGATTGAAATCTAAGTTTACAATATCCTCTTCAACTGAATCAATCTTGGCAACAAACGGGCCGCGCGGGCCATTTCCTTGTACCATTAAGCCGGCTTCAAAAACAAAGTCTTCGCCGAATGCATCCTTTGGAACTGGGCGTACGCCCTCCGGGTCGACCGGCCCATATGCTTCCTCTGGCTGTAGAGTGATAGTTTTGCTATCACCCTCAGTCATACCAAAAAGCGCGTCGGTAAAACCTCTAATGATGCGCGGTGAACCAACCTCAAAATCTAAAGTGTGTCCACGCGTGCGAGAATTGTCAAATTCGGTACCATCCTCTAAAGTACCTTTATAATGCACCTTTACATTGGTGCCAGTTTCTACTCTCATTATTTCTCCTGTTAATTATGAAAGATGTTGTTGATTAACAACAGTACTATAACATGCTCATTCTTGCATGTCAAATTGTTTTTCTATTATATCACCAGCTTTTGCAACAATTATTGCGTCGGCTCGATCGTAAGATTCTGGCTTCGGGTTGCCAAACTTGGTGTATTCTACTTTGAATGCACTCTCAGTATCTAAAAGGTGCTTTAAAACCACTTCTTTCGCCTTCTGGCCGCGTGGAATCTTTATTCCGCAGTGTTTCCGTGCCTGGGTTGCTAGAACGTATTGTGGCTCAATTGAGAACATTTCATAAATAATCCAAGAAACTATCCCGTTAAACCTCTGAAGGGTAGCCATAGTTTTTGCTGAAGAACCCCCTGAGTTAAAAAACGTAAACGGTTGTTCAATGTATATTTTACTAATTGGAAAATCAGAGTGCCCGAAACGAAAGTCACTATCTGACTGATCTAATTGGTAATTCTCATAAAGGTCTAAAAGATATTCGCTCAGTACTTCAGCTTTCTTAAAGATATTCTTGTGTTTGCGAAGATCAATCGAACTGTAGTGCAGTAACTGGCCATCCGCTACCACTGCAAATCCTGTAATACTTGTAGATACATCAACTCCTAGGATCATTACACACTATATTTTTTCCAGTTGTTTCTGTCTCTTGTTTGGATATATCCCAAATCATCTTCATTTGAGTAAGCCTCCTGCTCGAACCTGATTTTTCGATAAGCTTCTTCTTTGTCTTTATATTTTACCACACCTTTTAGGTAATCGTATACGTATAAAAAATAAAATCCAACTAAATATAATTCTTTTTGTTGCTCAAAGTGAATTAATTCGTGATTCATCGTTAATTCATCTAAGTCCTCAGAAGAAACTATAAACGGGAATAAGGTAATTGCGTAAACACTTATCACCCACGAAGCCATCTTAGTGATAAATTTTGACTTTATAAGTATCGGATTCATGATACTAAATATCTAATTTAATCTTAAACGTCATGTCTTGTGTTTCTTTTTTCAAAACCGGTGTCGCCAAAGAGGCAATTCCAATTAAGTTTTTAGAATCATCGTAAATTGCAACTTTAGATATATAAACTTGGCGTTCAAAAGAAGCTGAGTGGGCCGCGTAACTTGAACTAACTGTGTTAAAGGTCATTCTTTCTGGGTTCTCTTCGTACAAGAAAGAAGACGTAACTCTTGTGAGTTCTTGGCCAAACTGTGCATATGTGGGGTTGTTCGAATAATTCGATTCTCCCTTGCCAGTTCGGGCAAACATAGTCATGACTTGGGTATCAGTAGAACCTTCAAAATTCATAGAAAAGGCAGCGTTAAACAGTGATGAATGAGCAGTGCTCTTGTTAACTATATCTGCGGCAGCACCCGTTTCGTTGGCGCCGGCGGCCCAGTAAATCCATTTTGGATAATCTCTGGCGGCAGCTGGTAAAACACCGACCGTATCAGATTCAGCCAGGTTCCATGAACCGGTTAACATCACAAACCCTTGATCATAGAGTATGGTTCCAGCAACCGCGCCAATGTGGTTGCCACCTAACATGCCGCCTTGAGAGGACGAAAATGCGCCCGAGACCTGTATTAGCTCACCATTTCTTTTCGTGTCCCTAAGTTCTCCCAGAAGACTTCCAGTATAATACCACTTGAGTGAGACTGAACCGGGCTTTATGGTCTTGCCATAAAAAATTGAAGGAATGGATATTAAATTTAATTTTTGGCCCTCTTTATTAAACCCATTACAATCGTGGGCGCCTAGGCTACCTACTGCGCCGCGGCCGCGACAACCATTTGAAGTAGGGTCGCTTGGTGTAACTGACGAACTAACTTTGTAATGGTAGCTTCTTATCGAATTGTATTCAAGTTTGTTTTTTAAAGAGTAAAAGTGACGGTGTTTAGGGGCGCAGGCTTCTAACTCAGAGCTGTCTAAAGCTTCATCAACTTTTTTACACCCGGGGCCGACAACTTTTGCAATCGGATCGGGCATCCATTCTCTCGTAATCGATGCCGACAAGGGGTAGTTACTCGTAAGTATCGCCCCGACATCAGCGCCTGACCATTCATTTGGCGCTGAGGCATCGCCAGCTGTCTTGAAGCTAGTCCTTGATGTGTTCTTGTTTATGTATGGGAACATAAAAGGGTTGCTTGATCCATTACGATCTATGTTGTATTCGTAAAGGCTAATATAACCAGTGTACTTTTCGTTATGTCGACCAACGGACAATATCGTTTCTGGGTTGAACTGGCCTGCTCTCGTTGGCGTATTATTGTAATAAACTTTTGCGTCATAAATAAAGAACTCACTTTTGGGGTGAGTCCTCATCGTGTTTATTATTATGTCTTTATTCTTGAACTTCTTGTAGGACATTTTTAATAGTCCAGTCTGACTCTCAGCGTAATCTCATTCGAAGGATCTTTCTTCAGAGGTTCAGAAAGCTTAGCAATCGCTAATAGTTCGTTAGCAGAACTATAAAGGCCAACAGTCGTTATATAAGTTTTGGGCTCATCGGCCGCGACATTCTTAACTACAATCTTGCTGCCACTCACGTATGTCGGATTAGACGTATAATTAAACTTGTTGTGTGGCGCACGACAGAAGTAAATTGTTGAATTAATTTCTGTGTTGTTGTTGAAGGAAATATTTCTAATTCTGCGCCTTATCGCATTGCAACTGCCACTAATCGAGGCTGAGACATATGCGTTACCGATTCCTCTTTTTGTTCCATTCGATTCAATAAAGAAATCAGAATCTTTGTTCGAGAAAACAGACGCGGTTAATACAACAATACCAGCTTGATAGAATACAACACCCTTGGCGATAGATCCCGTGCCTAAGCCGGTTTGGGCGGTACCTCCGCCGGCAGTCTGGAAAAGTACACCATAGTCTCCACCGTTGGAATTACCAGTTCCGGTTTCGGCTGACGAAGCCGAGACATCGGATAGTGTCATCGAAGATGTAAAAGCACCTCCGCCGACAACCCCGAAAGGATCCGTCCAGGAACCGGTACCAAGAATCATGCTAAATGAACCTTTCTTGATTTGGTCTTTTACAAGTAATCTTGAGAAGTTAACAAACACTACTTCTTTCATTTGGTTGTTGTTATCAGCAAAATTTAAATCAGATTCAAAAATTTCTACTGTGTTAGCACTCCCTGTATAACCTAATAAAACTTGTGCAAATTGATTGTACATATTTATCTTTTTAGAGTTTTGGACTCCAGGGTTTAAGCCGCCTGCAACTGCTGAAGCAGAAAAAGCTGACGATTCGTCGTAGCCAACCGTAATATCAAAAATGTGGTTAGCGGATGAACTCAAGTAAGGATAATCGTATACCGACTGAAACATACCGTGCGAATAGTTTTTAATATTGTGTTCGCTTCTATATGTCCCATACGTGCCGCTTACAATTGTTCCGGTTAGAGGGAGAGCTTCATGTAAAACAGTACGGGTAGTTGTGATATCTGTAGTTGTGTTTAAGGGTTCATAGTTAATTACTGGCATTTATTTACTCCGATTATGATCCTGCGTATCTTATGATTCTTACTGGTATTTGCAGCTGAGCTGTAGTTGCTGAGCCGATGACATACACTTGTGTGTCAATGTAATCATACTTGTCCGAGCCACCAAAAATAGTCTGATCAGTCGAGCCAAATAAGCTGTATTTAGTACTTCTTGTACCAGTAGATGTAGCGGCCAACTCCCCTGTGACTGTTAGGCCCAAAGCGATTACGGTACCGCGGGGGCCTGAAATGGCCGAAAGCGCGGTGTCAGAGGTAGCTGTATCGTAAAAGTAGATTAAGTTCGCCAAGGCCCGGGCATTAAAGGTGCTATAGTTGTCAAGCACGGCTGTGGTACTAACGCTGGTTCCGGTTCTCAACGGAAACAAGTTAGATTCTAAAGCGCCGGCGGTGTTGTTTCTGAAAAAACCACTTGGATTGTTGCTTGAGATGCCACCGACAAAACGATTATCAGCATATATCTGATAATTCTGGTCTAGAAGGTTAGTGTTGATTATATAAGTAGCTCTGTTGGTTGAGTCGCCTTTCAAGTCGACTGTGTTCAAGCCAGACTCAACGATAATTGCGTTGTCTGACGTTGCTCCCGATTCCATGCGATACTTTGTATCTCCAAACGTCGTGCTAAGCTTGGAAGTCGTTTCGCTGTTCGCTGCAAGATAGTAGACACTCCCGGTTGCGTGCACGGCGTTTTTAACTTTGTTGTTGATCTCCAGCTCTGGCAGATATAGTAAGTCCGTCCGAGTATACGATAAAAGTCCGTAGTTGATATTTGCGTTCGTTTGAGTGAATGCTTCAAATACGGGCGTTTGCATGATTTCTAAATCAGTGTAAGCTGAGCCTGTGTTAAGGGTGTATAACCCATAGTCAATCTCGTCATCACCAAGTGCGAATTTTGTTATTCTGAATCTTCCTTGGGCCATTCTTCTGCGCCCTAAATCGGTTAATACGGCGTCGAGAATGATGTCACCGGAATTATCTAAAAAAGCCATTAATTGTCCTCTCCTATTAAATAGTTATATTTTTTGTTTATTCACTGTTCAAGTTATAAGTAATGTTCAAATCTATTTTTTTGCTAGTTTTCTTGGAAGTTAACCTAAGCTTGAAGGTCTTGCCCCAAATTAAACTTTCCGCAGTTCCAATATTTAAATTTCTTAATTGTGAATATGCATCTTTGTTAAAATCTATATTTTCAGTATCTAGGGCGATTTGGGATAAATTGGGTTGGATGTGTATCAACTTCTTTATATTCTTTGAAGTATTAATATATATATCTTCTGATAAATCTTCTTCATACAAGGTGTTAAATACTGCATACTTATACCCACCGTCATCAACTAATTCAGCAGCATAAACTTCTGATACATGGCCAAAGGTGTTTTGCTCTGTAATCGCTCTAAACAAATAATAATATTTTTGATTCGTTTTAATCTTATCATAAAAATTCTCAGATGAGTAGGTTTGTTTTGTATTTTCTATTTTTAAATCTACCGTCTGGTGAAGTTTATCAGCAAAATCTCTATACGAGGTTGGACGTGTTTCGGTTCTAAATACCTGAAAGTATCTTATTCTTGAGATTGGCTCGGGTGTCACGACCTCATTCTCTAAAAGATCGTTGGAAGATAAATATGATTCTTTTTGTTGTGCGTCTGATTCTAAAATTATTTTTGGATATGCTGATTCAAGCTGAGTTTCGTAATTTATAAAGAAGCCAATTCTTTGAGAATCGTCCATTACTTGAAAAGGTGAGACGTCCAATATAGTAGCTGGGTTATCTTGCACTCTTATTTTTTTAGCAAAAATAGGAATTTCTTTAATTCGCACTGAAGGCTGTACGTTAAAACTACAGTCTGCAAGAAACTGGTTATAGTCTTTAATCTGGGCGCTCGTTCTAAATTCGTTGCCCATATCATCATTAATTTGAAAATCGCTTCCTTTCGCCTCATTGCTTAGAGGATCGAAAAACTCAATACAATATCTGTCATGCTCACCTTCATCGGTTAACGTAGTGCCAATTATTCTTGATATTTTTAAATTATCTACTTTGTAGCGATACCCAGTCACTGCCACATACGCATAGACTATATAAGTATAGTCCTCGCCGTATTTTACTTGCGTGTCAGTAAAATGGATTCCGCGGCCGCCGAATTGTGTATCAAGTTCCTTTGAATTAATAAAAAAGAAGTTTTGTAATGCGGCGCGAGATGCATCGGCTGCTGCCGGATTGGAAGCTATTTTTTGTATTCGATAGGCTATTGTTTCGTTGCTCTTTGGGTCTTGTGCGCTATTACAAAAGTTAACATAGTCTATCAGGTCTGTTCCGGTGCGCTCAGTATAATCTTCTCTGAGCGTATGAAGATATTTTTTTAATAACAACAATGAATTGTCAGTGTTTAGATATCTATACACTCCCAGTCCGTCTTTTACAACATCGTTTAGTTTAGTCTTGTCTCCCACAAAATATAAATTGTTGTTGAAAGAAGTATAATCTCTGTACGCATACAACATTAAATCTGAAAATTCACAGCACCTTAAATAAGAATTTGCTGATTGTTCAAGCAAGGTGTCAACATTGCTAGCGGAGCCACTAAAATATTCAGTAGTTTTTATAAATTCGTGATTATAGATTGGAACTTCTGGGACATTATCCACAAAAGTTTCTTTTAAGACTTTTAGAAATTTCCTAGAAAAGTCTCCGTTGATTATTGTCTCAGTCAAAGGGAGCGCTTTTTTTCTCTGCTCGGGATTGGTGCCGGCATCAAACGTTGTTAACATTTCGGGATCGCTCATTCGATCGGCTTTGGTAACAATGGTGTTGCGGCCATTATCAGTAGGAAAGCTAATCTCCACATAAAAAGGAAATTTGTTCCCTCTTGGAAAAGGGTTACTTTTTATGTACCTTTCGTTTGCCTTCTCATCAAAAAATATATTTTGTAGTGCATAAGTTATCTGACCTTCGGTCTCGGATGACAAACGGTTTGTCAACAACGAAGACGTCAGGTATTCATTTAAATTTTTAGAAGGTAGTTCCAGCTCTGACGGGTTTTCAAAAAATTCCCCTGAATCATCCGTATAAGGTGTGAAGGAGCCGCCTTTTGTTGGATCATCCGAATAAGTCGTATCTAAAAGCGGATTCGGATCTATTTTTCTTTCGAGCGTTATAAAATCCCATACATAATTTTCTACACCAGCGGGATATTCATCAGTGTCGTGTTCAAAAGTTGTGGTCTCGTCATCAGAATCGCTAAAAGTGCTCATCATATAGCCATTGGGAATTAATAGTTCGCTTTTCGTACTTATAAAATTTTCATACAGTGGCAAATAAAATTTATATTTATAGTTTATATCTATAATTTGGTCAATGTCTTCAGTTGAAATCAGTTTGGCTGATCTTCTTGAATAAGGTGCTTCGTAAGTAAAAGCATAATCTGCAAATTCTTTTTCTGTAAATATACCCGGGTAAGCTACACCTTTGTGTACTCCACCGATTAGCAGAGAACGCCACTGTGTATCATCTTGTATCTTGTTTGAATTGCCCGCCAGCCTAATTGGGTACTTTCGATTATATGATACGATATCCTCTCTTATTGGGACAATGATTGGTACATCGGCATATGCTTTTCTCATTTGGACATGCTTAAAGGCGCTTGATTCGTCGACGTCACGGCGCTTGTAGACGATATAGTCATCGCTGGTAGTACCGGGCACGGTTGGGGGGTTGATATCAACAAAATTAACGGTTTGGCCGCTATCAGTTGTTGCCACATCATAATATCCGCCGCCTAGAGATGTACGCAAGGTGTCGGAAGATCCCGAAAATAAATTTGTGTCTCTAAATGATATTGTTATTTTCTTAGACATCAGTAGCTATCCCCTCCACCGCCATCGCCGTCGCTACTCATTCCACCGGTGCCGCCGCCGGTACCCGGGCCGCCACCATCGGCGGTGGCAGTAGTACCTGCAGGTGGCGCAGCGTACTCACCTCTAGATGAGCCTTCCACCGTACCGCCGCCGCCGATGGCAACTATGCCCTCACCTCTACGGCCAGTGTCTGCTAGCCCAGAATAATCATCGCCCGGTCGCAAGCGAGTGAGGGCTGTGGCCAATGCTGAAATCATAGTATCTGCTGACGCATCGTCAGGCGTAATCGAAGAGGCAGCAATAGTGTTGATTTTTAAGTTTTCAGAACTTATTTGTGCGGGGAAAGCCTCAAAAGAATTTCTTTCGAGTATTGGGGTTCTTTTTCTATTATATGTAAATGAATAGATTAAATTAGAAACTAACAAGTCTTCGCCAAGCGCGTCTATTTTATCGTTTATATAGTTAAAGCGGCGCTGGTTTCCTGTATATTCTGCTGGAAATCCAAAAAGATATCGGAGACCTGCAGCTTCTTGTTCACTATAAGAGACGCTGAATTTTTTACCTTGGAAAGTTCGGCCGGCATCTACTCCAATGGCTGCGGCTGCGTCTCCTCGATATGTATAACTAAAATCAGTGTTAGTTGTAGATACTGTGGGCGCTATAAAATCAGAAATTGAGCCGTATAGCCAAAAATCATCTCCGCCTTCAGTCTCGTAAGGCTCTCTTGTGATAGACATAAAATTAGGCTGCAACTTTGCTATGAGCGAAGCATTGGTGGTAAACCTATGTTTCATTTGTTCCACATAGGGTTGGCCGTTCTTTTCACCAATAGTGTGAGTGGTTGTTCTTACACCAGATGACATGTCTGAAATACCATGGACCGCTCGATATGTAGGATCGTAAGTTTCTAAAATTTCTGCCAACACTTCAGCTTCTTCTTCGGTCATCGCCCGTTCCGTTGCACCAGTACCGGTATCAGAGTAGCCATCGCCGTCAACATCACAGTAAAACGAGCGACGAGGACTTAGATCGGTATTCTCCATGACCCACATGTTTATATACGGGTTCCACATCCAAGAACCAAACTCAGAGCCTTCCGTGTACCCGGATCCGATTGTCAGGTCCATGTGAAAGAAATAGTCTGGAATGGTGAGTCCGCCGGTTGCGGTCCTGGCCGCTGCAAAGATGTCGCGTACAAAGCTCCTGACTCCGGGCGAGACAACATCGCCGGACGGGGGCATCATCACCTTCCCGAAGGCATCGCTCGCATCTGAGGCGCCTAGGAATTCAAACAAATTTTCAAATCGCAAAAACGTGTTGCCCATCAGGTCATGCCGGCCATGGCCTGTCGTAGCTGCGATTAAGCCGCTGGTACCAGCGGCTGACAGTGTGTTCGGGCTCGTTTGGCATTTTTCTATTGGCCAAAAGTTACCCGAATTGCATGCAGATGCTGGGTGATCCGAAAATGAAGCAAACGTGCCAGAGTTTACTTCACAGGCTGTTGCAATTGGATTTCCATCAGTAGACATTATTTATATTTCCTAAAATTATAAGTTGCATTTTAAATATATTTCGAGCTTGAGCGAGATCTCGATGTAGACATTCCGGTTACCAGACTAGAAAGTTCAGCCAAAGTTGGTGTGCGAACTACAGAAGGCACTGGGCTAGAATAGCTTTTATATCTTGAGATCTGATCATCATGAACATAAAATGGGTCACCTTCTCCATATTGAATAGTCGGTGATATTTTTTCTGCCTTTGCAATAGAAAGTTGTGGGTCCTGTATATTCGGGTTAGTCAGTGGTTCTTTATCAGTTTGATCTTGTAAAAGCGAATAGCTTGTTGGAATATTGACTATCGAACACCCCATTTCATTCAACATAACTTCGGATATTCGATTGATGTTGTTCACTGCAAATTTTGGATCAGTATCTCCGCTTGTAGCTGTTCTTATTTTCTTGTAAGAACGTAGAATGGATGTTAGGCCATTAGAATTGCCAAGGTCAGTCTGGATGCCGCCAATGATAGTTGAATTGGAGCGTTTAATGTTTCTTCTTAAGATTTTTGCTCTGGTCCGGCCGTCGACGAGATCAGATTTTTTATATTTTTGCATATCCTATATATTCCTTTAAAATGATTTGTTGCGTAGAATTAAGATCCTGTTGTTGGATCATACTCCCCACCAGTTTGTGCGATAAGCTCTAAGTAAGATACACCGTCAAATTGGCTTAAGCCTTGGTAGACAACATCGGCACTAGTAACTTCTGCTCCTTCAGATTCGTATGTTTCGTCAAATACGGAGCCGGCTAGGGCATTGGTTGCATATACCAGAGACTCCATACCCCTGAATCCTTCAACTTCTAGACCCAGCTCTGCCGCCGTGGCTGGAGTTCCGCCGCGAGTGTTGGTGATTATCAGTCTGTTTCTGGATCCAGCATCCGAAAATCCTCCTCCAAAACTATAGTTTGCATAGATGTGTCGTATGGCCGCGGCATAATACGCAACCTGGGCTGGTGTTCTGCCAATCAGACGCGACATTAAGAGGCCTTCTGCTTCAGCAGTGCCTGACGTATTGTCGTACGTAGCTTGAATCCTATCTCTCCAATCCCACCAAGAACGCTGACTGAATTGATAGTATTTGCCATCGATCGCGACGGCGCTGTCGGCATCGGCGGGTGACACGCTTATAATTTGAATATCCTGGCCGGTTTGTTCTTGAATGCGATCGTAAACGGAGGAGGCGACGTAGCCGCCGCCGCCAGTGGTGCCTGCTTCAGCTATTCTTGCATCGACATCCATAAGCGTGCTATCGTCATTTACCATATAGTTTTGTGACATGTTATATAGTTTCGCCATATTCAGAATTGCCTTGCCGCGGACCATCTGTTCCGGAGAGTTTAGCGCTCTTAACAATTTAGCGCCGCCATCAGAAGCTCTATCCAAGATGCCCCCATAAGCCTCATCGATTAAAGACCACTTGTAACTCTGCCAGACGGGTGCTAGCCCAATAACCCGGCGCTCCCCACCGGTGTCTTCGTAGATATAGCCGTCATCAGTACCATCCCGTTCGCGGTACGTCTCTAGTTCAGCTAAACTAGGGTAATCGTAAACAACTAATTGAACTGCATCATCTACGTTCATTCCCAACTCTGCCAAAGAAATTATTGACATTACCCACAGATCTCCTAAACAATAATTATCGTATCCGGCTGAAGTTCGAATATCGTTGCCGGTGCCCGAAGCTCGAATCAGATTCCTTAATACGTAATCCGGAACGTCCGAAATTTGAAGCTTTCCGAGATATTGCCAAACCGTTTCTGAACTTCCGGCCGGGGCGAAGGTCTGTTCTGCGGCGCCTGCGGCGCGCCAAATAATTCCGGGCATTAGATCACCGGCCTTCAATACCGACCAATCCGTAAACCCGGTGACGCCGTCGAAGATGCCGGCTTCCCGGTGAATTAATTCAAAGTATTCTGCTAGATCCATTCTAACCCAACCTAATATGTCATCGATACCGGTACCGTCTGGATCGAAATCCATGTTTTCTATTTTTGGCAATTCTGAAATATCTGTTCCAAATACTAAATCTCGATTTCGGCCATATCTGGCTTGGATGTCTTTTGGTTTATCAGTTGAAAATCCTCCGGCTTCTATTGCATCGTTATCGGTATCAAAAATTGAGCCTATCCAAGCGCCACCTTCAGTGGGAGCAGTCTCAGTGCCATTGAAATTTGGCGCATCATACATCTCGCCCCACAAGGTGCGGAAGTCAAGCCAAAAAGCTTCCAGATCTGGTAAGTTGCCATTGTAAGGGTTTATGTTGTTCGCATGCTTTTTGGCAGTTGCCATAAGTCTGTCTACGTCTCCGGCATGAGAATTTCCTAATAAGTCTCTTTGTATTTCATAGACCAAAGGCGCCCTGATCCACGGAGCAGACTGGGGATTTCCAGCGTATAACGCATCCATTCCATTTGAGAAGAAATCATTAAACACGAATTCCCAATTATTGTAGGAACAGGCTTCTCGTGCAGCTTGCAGATAATTCCATAGATCATCTTTTGTTTCCTTCATCTGATATCTTACAGAGTTGTATACCTCCATAGTTTCATCATTGATGGTGACTTCGATTCTATAAAACTCTCTTACATCTGAAAAATCAGGATCTGGCTGAAATACTAAGCTTTCCATGTTGTAATAATCCTGAAATTCAAATGCAGCGATTCTATAGAGGTTATCAGCTATGGCGCCGGCTGCAGATACAGGACCGCCAAGGGCTCGCAAAGTGAGATATGACAAATCGCTAGCTTCATATGGGGTCCCATCAACTCCAACTTGCTTCATAATTCTCACACTTTCGTATCCGGTGTCACTATAGCCTGATGCATTGTTAGTTGTTTGAACGAGTTCATCTACTGTGGGGGTTTCTACACTGGTGCCTGTATCAAATTTTAAATTAAATCTTTTTAATAACTTTGAATCATCTCTCTGGTCCACGGTCGTCATAGTATCTTCTGAAAAAAAGCCTTCGTTGATAAATCGCCTATCCATTCTGACTTTTTTAAATTTAAATTGTGCATGCACCAACTGGCGTCCAAAATATTTGTACAGCTTGTCAATGTTGAGCACTTGGGCAATTGCTGATTCATTCCGGAGGGCTTTTTCAAAATCAAAAAACCAATAGCCAGAGGCGCGGATAAAATTATCTACCGTGCCAGAGCCTTCAACCCAAGCCCGAGTCATCAAAACTTCAGGAAAGTTTTCAGCGGTAGTGCGGCCGGTCTTGTTAAAGATATAGGGATTATCGGCTATGTAGCCAGTATTGCCGGGTGTAGTGATCGTGCTTAAATATCCAATATCCGTAAAATCAGCGCCTACTGAGTTGACGACTTTGTTGTTTGCTACGAATCTTCTAGATAGTTTTGATTTCGCGCCTTGATTACGTACAGTTACGTTTGCGTTGTACAAACGCCTTTTTAATCTTTCGTAGAGGCGCCCGACCCTAGTGGAAGTTGATTTATCTGGCCAAGTATGACGCAGACGATTCATATGTGGCAGGAAGGACTGATCCGCTCCATAGGTTTGTAATAATGTTGATGTTTGCGCTATTATTTCCGCCAGGTCTCTATCTTTTTTTGCTGCTTCTTCGTACGAGTCTACCAAAGCTTTGATATCATCTACAATGTTTGTGAGGCTAACATCATCAGGCGCGTACAAATTGCCATCCAAGCTTTGAATTGGTTGAGCTGAGCATATAGAACCATCTTCTCGAACATATACTTGGTGTTCTGAAGTTGTTATATTCCCATTTACAAAAACATCTTCAACAGCAATATCACTAATAAACTGATTAACTAGCACTGGGGGCAAATTATCAAAAGTGTAGGCTTTTTTTATAATTGCTGGAGCTACTCGAACTTTGGAGGCCTTTGTACTTTGCGTGCCTAACACAGCAGACAAATCAGTTATTAAGTGCAACTTTTCATCTTTGTAGTTATCCGGATCGTAATCGTATATCGGAGTCAGTTCGTTATAAAAATCAGAAAATTGTTCAATACATTTTTCGCCCATATTGTTTTTGCTGTCATAAGTTGCTGTATAATCTTCCATCATTTCGGTTACATAATCATCTAACTCAAGCGGCATGTAGCCGAGCACAGTATCTTCTTGAAACGCCACCAGTTGTCTTAAGCTTGCTCGGCGGGCGGCGAGGGAGGTAGTAACTGCGCCGAATACATCGGTATATACGGCGCCACCCCTATCAAGCAAATCTCCCGACTCCGCTATTCTAGTTCCGGATATATCGTAAAAGTCAGCATCACGCGATGATTCCATACGTTCGCTGAGGCCACCACCTGTGGTACCATATAGATCCACTCTGGAAACACCAGTCGGAATTCTCATGTCTCCAGAAATCATCTCTGGTGAGAAACCACAGCGGGTTGGAAATTGTACGTAATGGGCAGGTTTCGTTCTTGATACGGGCAACTCGTCAATTACTCCGGTGTCTGCATTATATTTTCTATATATAACGCTGCCAGGAACCGTTGAGTCTTCGCCGTACGACGTCGGTGCAGCTAACTCAACTGCATTTATATAAATTGGCGATGACCAAGCAATCAGTTTAAAGCTATCATACCTGAATCCATCATTTTTTAAATTTTGCTCTAGACTCGGAAGCGCTTGTCGGAATGGACCAAACTTTTTACTGACAACCGCTAATCTCCCATCATCTGTTTCCGACACAGAGCTACTATCATCCCAGTCGGCCCCTGTTGCTGGTACACCAGTGTAGGAATCACTAAAAATTTCACTTTCATCATATGGCACAGTATATTTAAGTATTAAGTTTCCACTATCATCCCAAAATGGGCCCGGAAGCTTTTGGAAGTCTTCAAAGCGATAAGTACGCGAAGTAAATGTAAATTCGTCATTGAGCACTGAATTGTTTATTGGAACGGGCATAGCCTCTTTTTCCAATATTGGTAAAAGCCTAAAAATATCATCATTTTTGTAATTATTTAATATGCGGTGTGATGGCTCGTCCCAAACCGGACATGTATAATACGTTAAAGCGCGCAAATTATTTTCAATTAAGTCGATATCCGGATCGGCTGATAACGTATTTATCATTAGTGATAATTGGACAACCCAACCCTTTTCCTGGACCCATACTTTTTCAATGTACGGGCACGGCAGTAGCTCTCCAAAATTATCAATTGTATCTCCTCTATAAACTAATCCAGACATATTTCAGGCTCCGTAACTTTTCCATAGATATCATAAAATGTAATACTATCGTCTTCCTCAGCGCATTCAAAATCAATGTCGATATAATACGAGGATTTATTAAACAATTCATTACCTTTACAAGCTAACGTGGGATCGATTTGCTCGTCAGTCAGTATATCAAAATAATATTCTACTGCGCCAGAAGTATAATTTTTATTATATCTTTCTTGGGGGGTGTCGTGTATCATATACCCATCTACTATCTGTTCGATTTTATTTTCAAAATACTTTCTTTCCCATACTTGTGGTATATCTCTGCCGTTAACAAAAATGCTTTGACTGAAAGCCGCCGATGGGGATGATTTAAATTCGAACAATGAATCCGACCTCGAAGCTAATCGGGCATCGGCCCCATTTCTAATAATAGTGTTTCCCGCGGCGCCTTTTACAAGCTGCTTTAGGACTAAGCGCTTGCCTGAACGACCTTCGGCTGATATTGCGAGAAAGTCTTTTATCGCATTTTGAAAAGCTTTTTCGATAAGCTCTACTAACTCTTCTTTAGCCTTCGAGCCACTCTTCGAAGCCATTGACGCGGTATTAACTCTAATGGCTATAGTATACGGCGGTAGATCGCTGCTACTGGATCCAAGAATATCCGCCAGGCCGGGCCTGGATGAATCAAAGCTTATCCTCGCGAGACTGCCGTTTCCATCAGTTAACTCTAATATAAATTCATCATAATCCGATGCAGTAGAGCTAACTGGTAAAATAATCATTGATGCGTTGGTAGCCCCAACTTTTTGAATTTCTTCAAAAACTTCAATTTCAAAATTGTCATTCAACAATTCGGTATTTACTTCTTCAATATAAATAACCCCGTCTTGACGGTCTAAAACTATTTGCTTTTGATCGATAAATGTGCCTATTGTCGATTTTAATGATTGGATGTTTTTTGGATCGATAAGCGTAGTATAGTCTTGTGTCTTTTTAGTGTAGTTTAAAGCAACATTCACTTGTGGTATTGTTTCATCTGTTTGTGGATTATTATACGAGGAACTTAGTATTTCTCCGCCAAGCATGGCTATTTTCCAAGCTGGTAAAGCCTCTGAGGCGCCTTCAAAGCGTGCGTCACCAATAACAGAATTTAATCTAAATCTGTCGACTGCTGGATATATTTTGGTTGGCAAAACATCTATGGCGAACCAACGATCATTGCCGTTTTCAGTCAAGCCGGCCAGATCAGTATCTGTAAAGTCACTGGTCGGGTCGCCGGGGGCCGTGGAACCTTTTGCTCTTTCCACGTCATCGAAATGAGTAATTGTTTCAAGGTACTGTGTTTCTTGCTTAATTCTTTTGTGTATTTCATTCTGCTGTTCTCCGACTACCGAGGTATTACTTAAAGAAGATTCTGTGGTTGTTGTTGGAGAATCATTCCTGTAATATACTTCGGCATACCTTTTGTCATAAAGAATATTATCGTCTAAAAAAGTATAATATTTTGGTTTGAAAGAACCTATAGACAATAAATAATGTCCATAGCTTGTAAGCTGGAGATCATAAACTTGTTCTTTCTTATTTAAAAATTTTGCCATTTTTTAACTCTGTTATAAATAGACTCAAATACAATTTGTTAGTATCCAGTAGTCGCTGTTGGTATTCCGGTCATCCCGGGTGTCGCCATAGGCGTTGGAGTGGTGGCGGTAGCCAAAGTGGTCGACACGAGGCCGGAGATTGCTGATGCCAGCGCATCGGCGGGGCTTGGAGCTATTGTATCGCCGGGCCTGCTGCTTTTTGATTGAAGCATTATCTCTACATCCATTTTGATCATTTCGACAATTGAAACGTAATCATACGGCCAGTTATAGCCTAAATTATATCCCTCTTTCGTTTTCAGATCATCAAAGATCGCTTCGCCGGCGCTAGCTCCGGCTTGGTCTTGGACCTTGTTGTAGTAGTTATCTTCAGCTTTTTGTTTGACCTTGAAGACCATCCATCTTAAATTTGGATTTTCGCTTAATATAGCGTCTGACAGCAGTTCAGTCGAACCTAGAGCATGAGCAGTTGATGAATGTTGGAATTTTAATTCTCTAAAGTTACGAGGCGCCACATTCTGCCAGATATACGACAAATCGTCTTTATCTAAATCATAACTAAATTCAAACATATACATAACCATTGGGTCAATATTTTTATTATTCATAAAGTCAACTTCTGGTGGTAACACATACCTTTGTGCCTTTTTCATCAACTTTCTGATTGAGAGGCCGGCTGCGGTCAAGCTGTCTGCAGTAGGACTGCCAATCTTTGATGGGTGAGTTGCATCGACCTTTTCTTTCGGAATGCTTATGAATTTTTTCTTTGTTTTCAGGATGCCATCAGACATTGTTGTAGAAGATATTCCGGGGGCAGTATAAATATCTTCTAACACGTACGGAATTGCGATTACTGCTTCATAAATTGTTTTCTTTTCTTTAAGTTCGCCTAGGCGCTTGCGGCTTGTCTTCCTTTGGAACCCAAATAAGTCGGAAAGAGAGCGCATGGTTTTATGTAATGTGGAACCAGTAGCTTCTGGGCTAAAGTTATTGTATATTGAACCAGTCGACACGACATCGTAGTGGTATTTGAGCCACTGTGATGGTATATCACCAATGTCAAGAAAAATGCCTTTTTTCGAATCTGGTGGAACAACACCAAACTGATGCCACATTCCTCGGGGTACCGACGCCGTTGCATATAATGGTAGTGTCAGAGCACTATCAGAAGAAGATGACACTATTGGGTGAATACCCTTGTCGTTAAAGTTCAACATCGGAGTTTCAAATTTTGGTTGTATAACCCACTTCATGCCGGCAGTTTCGTTGCCAGATTCAGTAAGATTACCAAACTTGTCTCTTTTCTGTTTCAGTACTCTTTGGACTCCGAACAAGTTGAAGCTTGCACTTAATTGCATTGCATTACTATTGATATTAAAACCTGAATACACTGGCTGTTCTTTATTAAATGATCCTGTTTTGGGGAACCCCTTCAATATTTTGTCGCTTGGTGGCGGGCCGCCGGCAATTAACGAATTCATACCCGTATTTAAAACTGGGCCTGGGTCTACGCGCCAGAACTTGGTTTTCATTTCTGACAAAATTGTCTCAACATCATAAGTCTTTCCTGGATCTGGGGTGAAAATAAAGTCACACCAAGCTTGCCCGTGGTAATATGGCGGGGTATAGGCCCAGTTGTGACCTGTAAAGCAGTCCATCGTCCCTGACATAGAAGCTGACAGCCACGGACTGCTGTTTAAATTGCCATTCGAGGCGGACATTGGCCGGCCGGATATTTCAGGACCAAACGCTGTAGGGCGACTGTACATCGTGAAAGTCTCTCTATACGCCTGCTGTGTTGATGTCCAGTCATATGTCGAAGAAGAAGCTTCGAGTAAATACCCTTTGGCTGGGTCTTGAGGGAGTGGGAACCATGCAGCATCAGGGCCAAAGGCACCATTATTGACTGCTCTTGCCCCAAATTGAGTGAACGGTAAGTTATTCCCAGTTGATCCAGATTCAAATACATAAGTCTTGAGACCCCGCATCGAACGCCCCAGCGTTAAGCGCGCGCCAAAGACTGTATTGGGTGGGAACTTTAGATCGTTCGCCACTACATCGCTTTCTAAACTTGTAAAATTATCATCTTTAAGGAAGAAATTTGGAACCTCGCCAAAAAAGTTTTTGGCCATTAGTTCGTATAAATCATCAGTGTCTGTTACTACCATAGAGGCGGTAGTCATCAAGGACATCGATGGATGGGGCTCCAAATCTATAAATTTTACATTGTCGATATATTTTGTTGGCGTTATTAAAGTTTCAAAGGGTATTCTAAAATCGAAATACGGTCCACTAGAATAGCCTTCTAAGCTAGTAGCAACAAAGGTACTACTGGTAACTGTACTTGGATTCGGTACTATGGCGTAGTTATTTTCACTAAAGGTGGGGCCATCGGCTTGTGAAGGATTTGGGTATGTTCGAATTGAGGATGTGGCAGCACCACCATATTTGGCGCGCCAAACACGTGTAGAATCTAATACGGTCGGATAGTCGACAGCCATGCCAGATTTAATCGTGTTATACATCAAGCCTGGCGCAAAAAGCGCTTGCATCAGAGGGCGCGCGGCGCCGCCTTTGTTGTATAAGATCTCTCGACCATCAGCTTGAAGTCTCGTATAATCACCGGTAGCCGGAGTCGGAAAAGAATATTCCCACCAAGCCTGAAGACCACTAGCGTATGATTTGGAGAATTGGGTGACAAGCTGAATTGTTCTTTGTGCTGGATAAAATCCCTTATAAGGGTTGAGCTTTATTGCTGCACTGCAGACTAACCTAATTTGTGATCCAATTAGATGATTTCGAGATTTAACTCTCAAAAATTCTCCTAAGAATTCTGAATTTGAATAATCCTTATAAAAGGACGACGACACGCTGGTTAAAATTGTACCTGGGATCTCATAAGTATCAGTTTTGGATGGATTGTTAATTCCATATTTAACATAGTCTTCTACATTTTCGCTTAATCTAAACTCTGGTACAATTGCATAATCTTTTGCTTGTAGTTTGACATCATACTTAAAATCATCGTAGTTGTTGAACCAAGGTGCTGATGGTTTTTTCCTGAATACTGGTAGAGTCTTCAGGGTCTCACTCAGCCCAACGGCCGTATTTTTTTCTACTACGCCGGCTGTGGCCGCGGCGTCCCAGTGAGCTTCACCAGCATAAAGCGGAGCCGCGGCGGCGTCGTGGAAGTTCGTGTATTGTGGCCAAACTCCGGCGCGTGAGCCACCGTCATCCATTTGCTGGTACAAGTCAATCCCAGAAGGCGCGACGACGGACCATGGAGCAGCAACCGCGTGTTTTCTAGAGTATAGCGGCACTGGCATTAATGCACGTATAGCATAGTAGTTTTTATACTTGTGCGAAATAGATGTATAGCCAGTATATTCAGACAAATACTCTGAGGCGCCAGTTATATAACTGCTGAATGAATTTTGTAGTATTCCCGCGGCGGTTCCAGATAGATTGCCTTTAAAAAATGCTGAGCCTTTTCCGGTGAAATTCGGATTTTTTGCACCGGTTTCACCATTATGTAGGTGCGGCAAGGGGGCTACGTGACTTCTAGTCAAAAAGCTCTGCGGAGCGCTCAGCGGCCAGACATCAAAAGATATGTTATTTGCAACATTACGTGGTGTGTGTGTCCACGGTGGATTAACAGGTGCGGCCCCACCATAATACCAATGCAGGGGCTTTGTTAATGCTATTCTCTGATCTTGCTGATCCCTCCAAAAGAAGTTATCATAGTTTAAGCGCTCGCGAACTGACGCGGAATACTCATTTCTAGAAGATGGGAAAATGTTCTGTGTGTATACAACCCAATTTAACAAGTAGTTGTTGCCATTAACTCCGACTATTCTCGTTATCTGATCATAGGGAGTAGTCGGTCTTACGCTTCCATATAAGACTTGATCATTAAGTTCAACATCATTGAAACCAATTAGTTCGTTATCATGAGTTGCCTTTAAAGTAAACGGCACACCAGTTGTCTTGATTACACCACGATCGTTGTTATATGGACTGAGATTTATGAGCATTGGGCGGCCGCGCGTAGATACTGGACGCAGCTCATAATGGCGTAAGTTTTGGTTACCCGACGTAATCATACTAATTTCGCCTCTCTTGCGCTCTTCTCTTAAGACTGGGTGGTTCTGCCTTCTATTAGCTTTCCAAGTCGGGTACCCATATGGTCCGTCGCGATGAAGTATAATTGAATTTAGCATACTCGCAACGCCTTGGCCATGGCTGCTTATTTTTCCACCTTGAGTTGAAAGGGCCCGGTATACATACTTGTGATTTACATAATTTACATAACCGCTAGCGGCTGTTGCGGTAAAGTCGACGTCAAGGGAAGCATAACCCAGGGTATTAGTAGAGGCAGAGACTGGTTCTCGAATATTAATGTTTAAGCCAGTGAAGTCAACGGGCACAAGCTGATCGCGGCCGCCGGGTGCTATGAGAGGGTTCGTCTTAGACCTTCCAAAGAAGCGGAGCCCACTACTATTATATGATACGGTATCACTTGCTGTTATGAACGTGTACGCCTCATCGTAACCGTCAAACCTACCAAGTGATTGACTGACCATAAAGTTGGCAGGGGGATGGCCATAGATATCGTTATCCGATAGTAAGGACGCGGAAATCCAACTATATTGGGTGTCGCTTCTTGGAATTGCATGTTGAACGAAGAAATTATCAAATTGCGATGAAGAGATTATAGTAGATCCCGAAAGCTTCAACCTTCTTATATTATTTCTGTGTGTTTTATGGAAACCAGGCAACTGGTTATATGATGCGCCGGGGGCTTGAAGTGCCTGAGCAATGCCGGGATCTGCTAAAGTACCTGTTTGCAATAATGAATCACGGCCGAATTTGGCTGTATGTCTGGCATAATGGGAAGTGAGGCCGTAATCTCTCGTATGTATATCATATACTCTCATTCCGGGCACACCCTGGGCTGCTACCTGCGTTGTGGCGCCGAAGCCTTGTTCCCCTACACCAATGGATAAAGTGCCACTAGGGGCCTGGCCCGGGCGGATTACGGTAAGGTTTCTATAATTAACTGTATTGTAGACGGAGTATTCTGCGCCTCTTAAATCTTGGAAGCCTCGGGCCAGTGTTTCTGGCCCGCCCGGTGCGCTGAATCTTGAGATAAATATACTTTTGTTTTCGGATCCAGTAAATTGATTTGGTTTGTAATCTATATCATAATCAAAATGGGCGGCTTCTCCGCGGTGGATGTTGTGTATGAAATTGACTATATCTGTATAATTCATTCCATATCTGCGGCTAGCTGACGGAATTAAAGGTTGTTCATCTACAAATCTTCTATTATTTATAAAAGCGCCATGGCTTTGCACAACTTCGTAATTCTTTGTATAATTCCCTAAGCTGCTAATTGTCGGAGATCCTGGCTTAAGCTGTATATTTTTAAAGTTTACCGGGCGCTTCGCTATATAATCACGGTAGTATACTGCTTTTTGAGAAGCGCTTACTGGGTAGGGCATTGGGCCTACTTTTATAACATCAGATATTTCAATGGTGCCGGTGAGCGAACTAAAGCCTATTGACATTTCTATATCATAGCCACTAGACGCTACTGGTAAAAGTGATGCAGTACTAATTAAGTCTCTTACAATATTATTAGCTGAGATTACTGCGCTTGAGGCGGCGCCAGTATTTACAGCGTCAACAGTAGCTGATGTGCCTTCGCCCATTCTCCACCAAGCTGCCAGATATTCGTACTGAGGTGTTGAGCTGTGTGATAAGTTGGTGGGTACACCACCATTGTAAATGGCATAAACCTCATCGTTAGTTAATTGAGTGTTCCACACAGAAACCTCATCCATGTTGCCACCATATTCATGCGAATTAGCTGAGTCGATCGTTCCTCCGAGTATAATTGGGCCGGCTAAATCTAGATCGGCGTGGCCGCGGAAATTATTCTCGGTGCTGCGGGCTGAAGGTAAATGTTGTTTTGGTGTACTGGATGGACTAGTCGAACCATTCCAAGATTGGCTAACTCCATTAATATATAGCGTTGGTTTAATAGTTGTGGTAAGAGAGCCTATAGTGCCTGTGACCGAGACTGCAATATGATTCCAACTGCCATTTGTTAAAGCACTAGCTGGTGTTTCCCACCAAGTAGACCGTTCGGCGCCGGAGCCGGCGTTGTCGCTTGTCCGTACCCGGTACCTAAGAGCTTCATCCCCTTCGATCGAGATTGTATGTATTTCATCTCCACTACCACCGCAACAACCAGCAGCCCAGATATTACGGTCAGCATTCGAAGCGCTCGGATTAATCCAGCCGGAGAATGTCCAAGTTGGAAATTCGTTCGCAGAGCCGGTCATATTATTATCGAAAAGAAGAGCCCACGACGCATTGTTCGAATCTGAGCCTGTTGACGGGATGACTAGGCAGTTTCCTCGGTTATCTCCGCCGGCTGGATCGGGCCATACAATGCCCTTATTATTAGTTAAGCCAGCTCTCGCTATTCTTGTGACCGATGTTCGATCGTCGTTAGCCTCCGGATATGGATAATCTGGACCTACCATACCTAACGAGCCAGTCTGCCTTATTCCATTAACACATCTTCCGACTAAGATTTTCCAAGCTTCTGGTCTGCTCAGCCAATTGTCTGAGCCAGTATTTAGTGAAATATGTCTAGACTGGTGGCCACCTACGGCATAATTTGTAAAAGGACCTTGCAGTGGCACCTCTTGATCATCGCCATAAGTATCGTGATGCAAGTTTGTAAGTTCTAGTCCACCGGTGAAATATGCTTTAATTTCATCGTTAAAACCACCACTAACCGAAGAGCTTATAATGTTGAATGGGAATGCATAAGAAGATTTAGTGTTCATATATCCAAAACCGTCTTCCCAGTTTCTTCCATGGTGAACCTTAAAGTATCTTTTAACTTTTTTTCTTTTATTTAAAGTAGCTTTAAAATATTCAGGCAGTTCTACGATTTCAGAAGCATGAGCCAGCAAGACATTTTTTGGAACGAAAGCTCCGTTATCTTGGTTAATTGGCCCTGCAGGGTGTAAGGCATCATAAGTAAAGTGAATATTTTTCTTTTCACGGAAGTTCGTTCCGCCTTTATACAAATAGCTTCCGGTACCTAGAGGGTTATCTACCGTGACATTAAACGGCATTGAAAGAGATTTCATTGCAAATGTTGGGGCTTTATACGAAGCTCCAGCTAATGTCCTAAATGTAGGGATGGAAGAACTTTTGTGGGCTCTTGTCGCTACAATTGTTTTAATTTTATCTCGAATGTCATCAAGTATGGGATCCCCAGACGTTAACTCTTCCGAAGATCTTTCGGCGCGCTCTTTCCAATATCTGACTGGGTATATATCCACACCTTCTTTCTTGTGCGCTTTACGTGGCGAACTTGGGAGCGGCGTTGATATGAGCCGATAGTCCGTCATTTTTTCTCCCAAGCCTAATAAAACAGCTTCAAGTGGCTGAGATAAGATGTTCAGTGTGGGATATTTTGTCTTATATTTGTTTCTTTCGAGTACATGGCTTTCGATCGTGTCTGTCACATCCGGGCGTGTATCTGATGAAGCCGGCATTAATTGTTCTATAACGGTGATAATTGCGTCATCGAACCATTTATAATACTCAATATACCTTTCAACTTCAGTCACATTCGATACTTTTTCAAAAAATATGTTACGTAAGTTATCCAATTCTTTGTAATTTCCGCGATAACGGTTTACTGGGTGACCTATAAGGTTATTGAAGTCTAGTATCCCAGCAAAAAAGTGCAGCATCTCTTCGGATATGGCAGCATACATACTTTTCTCGAAAGTATAATAAAAGCTAGGAACGTCTTGTGGAGTACCAAAGTAATAGTCAGTATCATCAACTATTTGAACCATATCTGAGGCTTGCACTAATTCGGGGTCTTGCGTCACAAAAGCGTTGACCTCTCTGACGTCGACAACCTCAGTCGAAGAAGTTATAAATCCATATCCGTATCCAGTGTGCTGATAGCCAGCCATGGCGCCGAGCCAGCCTCTGTTGTTCCTAATATTGGCGGATCCGGAACTTACATCTATTGTATAGAAATTGCCGGCTGCGTCGGAGGTACTTACATTATCAAAGTTCCAGGCTAAGGCTAGCGTGTTTGTGTTTAAGATATCAACCTGATCTGAATTTGCATCTTTTGGAGATATGTTTTGGTATGATCCTGTTATTCCTAAATTATTTATGTCAGCGCTGTGCTGCAGCAGAGCGTTATCATCTACGTATTTTGACCAAACCTTAACGCTACTCACATTAATATCGCTCTTCATTGGAGTTGAAAGAGGCGTACCCGCGGGGCGGAATGAAGCCTCAGTGGCGCCAGTTAGGTTTATTCTGTAAGCACCAGTAGAAAGCCTCTTGCCCGCTTTGATAAAGTTTGAGCCAGATACTTGAGAAATTGATTCGGTTACTGCAAATGTGTTCTTTACCGCTCCCAGTTCTGTGTTATAGCCCTGGAATATAAGATCAAAAGTATAAGTTCCAGAGCCGCTGACCATGTGTGAGTAAGGGTAGTTGCTGGGCTTAAGTCTAACGGACAGATTCCATGATGAGTTATCGTATACATCTAAAAACGTATCAGACTCTAATTTTGGAAACGGGCGAGTAGTACTATGTCGGCTATCTAAAACAAACTTTACATTTCTGGAGGTAGGGTTGTCTCTTACTGCATAAACTTGGAAGTTAACATCGTCGTTAAGCAGCCAAGAGGTGTCTGCGGCAGTCATAGAGTTCGCGGCCGGCACGGTACCTGCCTCGACTGTAGCCGCATTAGTACCGCCGGCATTTCCAGTGTGTACCATTTGCATACCAAAGATCGCGACGTTCTTGAAAGTTCTTGTTATGACGTCATATTCGCTAGTAAAAGTAGGAAAGAATACGTTGGCCTCAGCAGTAAATCCATATCTATATTGGTGGCCGTCGACTTGGCCGGCGATATAGCCTCTACTCTCGTTGTTCTCGGGGTTTTGTTTTTGATATAGAACTGCGTCGGTATTTTCTAATTTGTCGAAGTTCAAACTCTTCTTGGTTAAAATTACTTGCTTTAAGTTATTTTTTACAGTATAAACTTGATTATTGGAATAGGTATTCATCTTTATCAGTCTATCGTCTACGTTAAAACACCTAAGCGCGTTTCTTATTGATTTTTCTGTTCCTTTAGCTTTATAGATTCCAGCTATGTTGTTGTATAAATTGGAGTAAATTAGATTTTTAGTATCGTTTAGGTCACTTTCAAATTGAGAATTTTCATTTCTATTGCCAAACTTCTCCATTATAGTGCTGTCGATAAATATTTCTGGAGTTATTAAGCCTAGAGATTGCGGTAAGTGTTGCGCAAACGGAACGGGCTTATGTGAGCCACTTGTATATCCAGCATGCTTGAATTTTGGTACTGCTTCGATTTGCAAAAACAATTTATCAAAATACGTGCCCATTATGTGAGACATTAGTTGAAGATTATTATCTGTTTTCTGGTTTTCAGCTTGACTTTCGTGTTCTTCCAAAACCCAAGCCGGTAGCATACTAGCCAAATTAGAATTATTTTGAGAATCGTGGTACGAGCCGCTAGACAATAAACTAGCTTTTCGAGCTACAACATCGGGGTGGATCGACCTAATAATCGGCTCAAGAGGTTCGAAGGCCGCGGCGCTAGCCGACACCATGGCTGAGCCAGTATTTCTGGAAGTCGAAGAATAACCCGTCCATGTACCATTGCAGACTCGACCACCGTAATCAAGGACAATAGCATCAATGTAGCTTTCTCCAGTAATCCCTTCATTAAATTTGTAATACATTCCCAATTCAGCATTAGAAACATCGGTATTAACACCACCATTGACCGGCACAAACCAATTGCGGCCAATTTCTTCTGGTGTTCTTCTTACTTTCCAAAATCTAAATTCGTCGATTGAACCATTTAGTTTGCCTCCGCCGCTAGCGCCGGCATAACTGGCAGATGGCTGTGTCAACAGAGAGCCAATTCGGCCTACCATATTTTTAGGGTTTAGGGCGCCTATACCTTGGCTATTAAACGTTTTTCTATCGTTGATCAGGCCGTTGACAAAAAAGTCTGCGCGTAAATCTGAACCTGAGTTGTAGAGAGTGACTGCATAATGGGCCCATGAACCTAATGACGAGCTACTGAAGTTTTTACCAATTGACGCTGTAAAGGCTCCGGGGGCTCCTTCAGCTTTCATGCCAGCGGTGGCGCCGATGCCACTACCTGACTGTACCGTTAATAAGAACGGGCTATCATTCCAGCCGTTTACATGTGTTCTGGATGCGTCTCCTTGATCAGCTCCCGTCAGCTCTATTGTAATTCTGCCATACGCTTGACTAGAGGATGCTTCATTGTTCCACATATCGAAAACAACTTGTTTTAAGGTATCGTCGCCGCCGTCCATGGAACCTGTCTTGGCCCAAAATTCAACTGTAACCCCTGTATCAAAATTAGATTTTAAGTTCGACTCTCGCGAGCCAGAGCCATACGTTGGTAGTAGGCCCTCGGTAGTGTAAATACTAGTATCATAAATATTGTTGAACTGCCGTATATCAGAATAAGGATCCGGGCCTAATTGGGAGGATGCAGTGCCCGGGCCACCAAAAAAAGTAATGTATTCTTGACTATCTGGGATTCCATAGCCGCCCGAAACTGATGCTTGCGAACCCCAACCGGTTTGACTAATTGTCACGTAACCAGTAGAAGATGGGTAGACTTTTTCAAATATGTATTTTTCTATGTCTAGTGACTTATTATAGAACTCTGTTTTTTCTGCTGATGAGCCATCATACGGATAGTAGTTGTGGACTCTCTCGAACGCAGATTTATAATATAAGTAGGCTGAGCCATAGCGAGCAAATTTCTCCGGATCAGAGTAATCTATTTGCGGAAGAAAGCTGTCTTGCTTTTCTTTTAAAGCAGCGACATTCCTCTGCGACTCAACACTCTTAAACGCTTCTTTTACATTTTTGTCGGTTAGGTAATTTCTATTATTTTCTGAATCAAAAAGTTTTTTAATACTCATTATCTATAACTCTGAACTTGAATAGTTCTGGCTGCTCGCTCCAAGATGACATTGCACTATCATAGAATGAAAATTTAAATGCATATTCATATCCAGGATCCAATAGTGACATATCAAAATCAAAATAATTGCCCGAAACATCGTGTGATAAAACCGTGTGAGCGTCGGAGCCGGTGCCGTATGATACAGCTTCCAAGGCGTCAATTACTCTAAACACTCTATAAGATGCGCTGTGGATCGTTGTTGTTTCAACTGTTGAGTTCGCTACCGTATATATTGTTGGTGACCAATCTTTGTTTCTAACAAACAAGTTAAATCTTGCTGTCTCGTTGGTAACGTACTGTCCTCTCAGATTTGTAATATTAATATAATAGACCGGCTTTGCAACAGTTTGGGACGCGCTTAGGTTGGTGGGTAGGATAGAAGCTGTTACATATTCAACACCTGTCCAGGGCTTGTTTTTACCCGTACCATCATGCCATACATCAAAAATCTTTGTAAGGGGTGCTCTAGCACCAGTTATAGCAAATGTAGCTTTATAGATGCCTGTTGAGACATGGGCACCGGTGACTACATATGGGTTGATACTTGAAACGTGGGTGTGCGGAAGTGTGGTTGGGAGCTGTATAGCCGCGCGGGTGGTGGCGCTAGACGAAGCTGCTTGGCCGCTAGGCTCAGAGTTATCGTCGGAGCCAGAATAAAAGCTGACATATATCGCGTTCGTGCCGATTGATGGAATATCTGACAGCCGGCCGCGGACATAGTTATATAAGTATATTGTATTTAAATTATCGTTTACTCCCGCTAGCGAGCTACTGTACATAACTTCGCCGCGCTCATCTTTTCGAGTTGAATCCCAGCGCGCTTCTATAACAGGCCTTTTGAAAAAATATTGAGTGCCTCTGGCGAAGAATCTTTTAGTGTAGTACGAGATAGTTGATCCGGTCGTGTTTTTCAAGACTCCGGTATCATAGTTACCATCTGAGGGATCATAGTGAGCTTCGTAGGCGCCGGAAAAATGAATGCCTAAACCATAATTGTCAAGTGTTTCCGCGCTCCAAAGCTCCACCATTTGTGTAATATCTATTTCGAAATCTTCCAATCCGGTGTAGAAAGTTTGACTAAACCATCTATAGGGATATGCTGCGTTAGCTGCCGTGATGTAATCGCCGCCAGGCTGTGTCCATGCAGCAGCATTGCTGGCTGACATCCAATTAGAACCTATGTTGCCGTGTGTTAAATCAGAATAAGATTCTAAATCTAATCCAAATCCTTCTTGCCAATTTTTTGAAAGTGGCTCAGCTACCAAGCTAAAGGTACCAGAAGGTACAGTTTTAGAATTGGCTGCGTTGTATAATTTTAAATAGAACTTAACACTGCCGCTACCGGGTATTTTATTACTGCTTCTATCACTTGTTATTTGTGAAATCGGGAACTTAATTAGAATCCTAGAAAGCTCTGCCGAACCAGAGCTTTGGCGGCCGTAGATAGAAAAAGTCTCAATCACGTCTGCTGCACCAGCATTTGAGCCGGTTCCTCTCGTCGTTAAATTTTCTTGATATGCATTAACTATAGTGTTATCAGCAGTTGCAACATACTTCTTAATGGCCATTATCTAATTTTTCCTACTATGTCGACGTCCGGAAACTTGATTTCAAAAATTGCATTTTTTGGCGCGATCAAGTATGTTCCGTCAGGAGACATGTTTTTGTTTATTTCTATTTCTGTTCCTGAATAATTCGGGCCCGACTGATTAGTCACTTTTACTTTCACGACGTCTAAGACGCCAGTGACTGATTTTAAAGTGTCAAAAACGTCAGTTATATACAGGGGCTCTCCAATAAAGTACGGAGTTGAATATTTTTGTTTTAAAGCAGCGATAGCTGTGTCCAGGAGTGTATATCGGTCGACACCAACATTGGGTCGAATTATAAAACTAATTCCAAGGTTTATAATATACGGATCTATTATATCTACCGTATCATTCATCATTCTATAATGATTTAGCCAAGTTTTTAAATTATTTTTTATTGTATTGTTAGTTTTAAGTAATTTTCCAAATTCATCTTCCGATACAACATACATATTTAAATTTCTTTTAGCAGAGTTTTGGTCTTGTTGCACGCTACATCTCTTAATAGAACCAAACTTTGCTGGCATTCTGTATGCTATATTTTCATAATCTGATTGGGTTACGGCGCGATTCTGTGTTGGAAAAGTATCAAAAATTCTTCTTTTGATTTCGCCCGTTGATGGCAATGATACATCACCCATTATAGGTCGTTCATTTTCAACCTCAACAGACGCGATTACCTCATTCACTTTTGACGACACTAGATCTTGACGATTTACAAAATCCATTAGCGCGCTTGAAACTGAGTTTAGCTTACTAACACTTAAGTTAGAATTAGCAGGATTAGTCGTACGATAAACAATAGACAGCGTAGTGTTCTCCGGCACTACACCAAGGTTTCTATTTTTAGACAGCCTAGAAGGATCAAAGGTCACGTCGCTAGTGTATGTTTTCGAATAAATTTCTGCTGCTACCGACTGCGGGTCAGCGATAACCCCAGTTTCGCCAGAGCGGCCGCTACCAAATTGTAATGAAGTACCGAATGAGTCATATTCAACAACATATTTTCTAGATACTATCATTGGCTTTAATATCGATGGAACATTATCGTTAGCAAAATTTGTGTTTGATAATTCTTTGAAAACTATGTCTTGTGCGAGATAGTCAACTTCAAAATATTCTTTACCTTCTGAGTCGTAAACAGAGACAACCTCGCTCACGTTTGAATCCCCTATCACGACTTTTTTAAATCTCTCGTAGCCTCCAACATTAATTTCTTTTCTTTTGAATTTTCCTGATACAACGTTGCCATAAGCCTTAATCGCATAGTATGTTGGGGCGCCGGTATCAGTGTCTACGCGTGCTACTATTGTAACATTTTCGGGTTTTGAAAAATCAACATTTTCTGTTAACACATAGTTTAGTCCGGTTGTGCTTGTGAAAGAGGAGCCTCTTTTTAAAACTGGAATATATCCTGAGTCCGGGCCAATACCCGTTGACGACGCAGGCACTACTACGTATAAAGCCACAGAGCCGTATGTTGAGGGTCGGCCTTGGGACTTATAGCCAAGCGTTCTACCCTGCCTTATCACGTTTGAGTATTGGTAGGCCGTGTCTAAAAATGATTCATTAACGTTATAATCTAAATAAAATGAAAGCTGATCTGCCACATATGCGACTGAATCTATCATAAGCGAGCCGAAAGAGGCTTCACTAAAATCTTGAAACGTATCCGGATAAAACCTTTCTGCTATATCTAGCAAATCGTCACGGATGGTTTCAAATTCTCTATTAGTATAATTTATTGGTACAATCTTTTTTTGTTGATCACTCATTGAAGGCCCTCATGTTATATAGTTAAGTCCAGCAAATCTTCTACTCCTACATCGGGTACAGAATATATGATTCTGATGCCTAATGAATTTGTATCTTGCGCAGTGCTAGACGTGTCGAATTGAATATCTATCAAATCAATAATTGGCATAAATATTCTTACTTGCTCTCTGATTTTTGTGCTGATGACCACTGGAACGTCTTCCCCAAAGTTGGTAAATAAATAATTTCTAAGGCCAACCCCGAAGTCCGGTTCCATTACTCTTTCGCCCGGGGCGGTTAAAATCAACATTTTGAGATTTTGGCGCAATAGAGCCTTCAGGTTGCTAATCATTGCAAACCCATTAGTATCATCTAACATCAATGGTAGTTTCACACCCAGCGAAGCCATTTTTTTACCTCTTGTATAAATATGCGCTAATTATATTTCTTGCTATTTCTTATTTTTTGCCTCTATCACACATCTTACCGTTCTTGTCGAAGGGGTTTGAGCGCAACATTGGCTTCTGCCACACACTAAGTAGTTTTTGGCCCGGGCTTGGGCGAAGTGATTCACGCATCCCTTTTACAAACGTTGAAGCTGCACTGGGAGCATCATCAACCTGACTAAGATCAAAACTTCTGGTATTGTATGCGGATTTAAACATTCTTTTGATAATCGACGAAGTATTCCGCAGGGTAACCTGATCCCAATTGTCCCACTCAGTTACTCCCCACCCGCTAAAAGGACCTGGGATTCTATTCCCGATATAAGCCCAGCCGTCGACACCTGCAGTTTCAACACTTATGCTCCCATCACCCAATAAACTTATTTGTGCTTGGCGGCCTGGCTTGTTTGACCAATCTTTATCCCACACCCCCTCTTTTCCTGGAGCTACAGTATTCTGGCCTATAGAAGCGAAAAGGCCCATATCGTTATAAATTGCAGTTGTTGATATTATTTTTTTCATTGGCAATATATAACGAGTTAACATTTTGAAATCCGCAGATTCTTTTAACAGCTTCAGCGTGCAATATAGTAGCATGCTGTTAGCCTGCATAGGTGCCATTTGATTACAGGGCAGATCTAGGGCGTCGATCTCGCCGTGTGCAATTTCATGTTTTTGATTATTAACCAGCATTGATAATTGTACACCATATTGTACTCCCAAGTTTCCAGTTAAACCGACAGCGCGGCCTTTATCGTCTCTTGCTATCTCAAGATCGCCGGGATAGACTTCAGAAATCAAAGCAGTGCCGTGGGTGCGGACCAATTCTCTACCATATATTGGTTCATGTTTCTGCCCGTTAACTCTGATATATTTTTCTATCATAAATGACTTTCCACTTGATAGTGCCGCTAGGCTAGTTTCTCCATATCCGGGCAAATCTCCGATTGGTACCGCAAGCTTATGAGCTAAAGGCTTCAACTCGGCATGAGCTTCAGCGGTGTGTCGAGAGCCCTCCATATATATATTAGCTTCGCGATCTTCGCTGTAGTGTACATGATATTCGCCAATAAATTCTTTCCCAATATTCATTCCAGTTCCGTACGCAAACTCGTTACCACCGGTATAATAGCCCTCTCCTTCATTGGGCAGGTCCACCACTTGATACTCGATTTTTTTATCTATATCTAGACCATCTCCATTATAACAAAGATTTTCAATAAAGTAATAATCTATATCTGATACAGCCGGTGTCATCCCTAACACTTCAAGGTTCTCAATTAGATAGCCTGAGATCACTCCAAGTTGTTCTATAATAAATTCTTTAGCAATAGTTTTTGCATGCTCCTGGGTTTTTTGAACAAATTCTAAATTCTTTTCTTCTCTGTAATTTTTTAAGCTCTGGAAATTGCCGGCTTCGCCAGTTTCTGCTGCTATATCTAGATCGTTTTCATATGGGTATCGATATTTTTCTTGCCTGTCGTTTAGGCGGTCAAGTGCTTCTTGGACATGCGGGGGCGGTTCGGGGTACCCATTCGGAATGTCGTCTTCATCGCAACGGCGGCCATAAAGCTGTACACACTGCTCAAGAAAAGCATACCAAAATTCCACATCCTTAAAGGGATTAAACCATTCGGCAAAGTCGCCCTGGGCATCTTTAAACGAATCTTCCATTTTTTCAAGAATATAGGACGCGAATATATTGCTATATACATTATTGAAGTCAGGCTTAAACGTGGTAAAAGTTGCTATGGCCTTCATCACATGCACACTAGAAAAAGTTCTCATAGCCGCATATATCAGACCCTCAATATTAGCTTTTCCGTTTCTAGTTAATATTCGGTGATAAGGTTTTTCAACGACACATTCTTGAAGATTCTTAAGTCTCTGATCTTCAGGAATACCTTGATACTTCTGCGAAACTTTGTCAGCTATATCACCGAAGCCTACTAGGTCGCTTCTAGATGGTTTACACGGGCTTGACTCAGGGAATAGTACATCGATCATCCCAAGCCAGCCTTTATTGGGCGACGGGCTTATGTATACAGGTGGGTTAAAGTAGCGGCCGCCAAATTTTTGTGGATCCAAGTAAAATACTCGGTTTACACCAGCTTGCTGGCCCTTCTCAATCCTATATTGCATTCTACTGACTCCTAAAATACGATCAGCTTCATGCAATCTTTCAATTTCATAATCACCATCTGAATCGTAATGCCTTATTTCGGCTTCCCAGTACGGAGTTCCGCCAGGAGACTCGCACACCCCATCGGGAACGACGTATTCAATATCAGCGCCCGATATATTATCAAACTCTGCCCCATAGTTGAAGCCCGGGTCATTATTCGCTACGCTAGAGATTACATTATTTAAAAAGTCTTCGCCAAATTTGTCGTATACTGGCTTGATCGACGAGGCTGGCAATCCCAGCCACTCGCCCAAGAGTACCACTTGTGGGGTATAACTTTGTTTTTGTTCAAAAGTTTTTCTAAATTCGGGAAACCTCTGCATGTCAATATGGTCCATTCCATTATCTACTCCCAAAAACTCATAGGCCAAAGATTTCATTTCAGTGTTATCCTGAGTATTGTTATCTTCAATCTCCTCTTTCTGTTCTTCTGTTAATAATTGATATTCTGGGCCATACTGTCTGGCGCCCGGATTGAATACATTATAAATCTTAATTCTGGCATTATCACTCGGGACATTGTTATAAATTCCTGTTTTCTGGGTACCTGTCGTTCCAGGAGAAGACATTAGATCAGAAATATACAAGTTAACATCAAATCCATAAGAAAATTCGCCCGGGTCAAGTCGACTCCAGGTACCGTTTCCGCGGTTATTATCTCTAAATTTAAATATGCACTCTGGCATCACCTTCCTACCGGCTCTCTCAAAAGTTATTAGCTCATCTTCGTAGTTTGCTCTCACCTTTATATTATAGTCAGGGTTGTCAACATCGATTAGATCGCCAGCATCAAACCAGCCAAACAGGCCTGTTCCCCAGCCCATTTCATCAAATGTTTTTCTATGACTTATCGGCCCAACAAAAAAGTTGTTACTACTAAATCTTATTGGTTCTAGAGCGGTCGACTTTTTAACTAGATCATCCTGGAGCCATCCAGCAACGCGGACCGGGAATGACCCTCTTTGCTTTCTCATTGGCCCAAAGTCACCAACCAGATCTTCAGGACTGTAATCATCGTTGTTGTTTGCGATGTCGATGTAAAAGTCTACATAGTTATCGCTGCTATATGCTTTTCTGTAGTGTGCTGATAATGGGTTACCCATGGTATCCGACAAAACCATATCTAAGAATCCGCCGCGGCTAAGCATGTCGTTTGTATAACTAATTTTTATCTTCTTATAGTCGCCTTCAAAATTTCTGCGAGCTAAATCTAGCAAATCTTGTGATTCATATGGAAGTATCCCATCATCGCAGCCCGGCTCAGATACAATAGGCGGCAGCTGTCTTTGTATATACTGTGGAATACCTTCTTGCATAATCGAGCTTAGTTCGTCTAAATCTTCTAACGATTTATTTTGAAAGTTATCAAATAACCTTTCGCAATCTTCTTTTGTTGCTCGGCCTTCTAACAAGCTGCAACGTAAATCTTTAAAGTTTTCAAGGTCTTCTGGGGTAGCGCAAAGAGTGGGGTTAGCCGGCATTTCATCGTCAGGATCCAGGTCGAAAAGTGCATTTTCCATTTGATCTCTAAATTCAAGCGGCATAAGGTTTCCAACATTTTTAAAGAAGCTAGATATCGCATGCCTATTTCTTAACCCATCCCGAAGCTCTGGATGATCAAATTCTACCAAATTGTCAACTGCCGAAAGGAATGTTTCTGTGGGTTCACCAGCTATAGCTTCTAATAGCTCTCTTCTAGTGACTGACGCAGATAACTCTTCAGCGAAGGAGACAACTGCGTCTTTGTTTGCCAAGGCCGCTCCGCCTGAACCTAGAGTGTTATACAACTCTTGCATGGTCACACCAATCTGCTCTTGATCTGCTTCGGGGCCACAAATAGAGTCTTTCAGAACGTCTCCAAAAGTTGTGCTGCCAGCAATCACCGAAGGTATGGCCGCGGCGAGAGCGCCTACTGTACCTAACGCTCGACAAATCGCATTACCAATAATCTCACATAGTTTAACCAGCAGTCTAATTAAGATCTGCATAACTATCATCATCAATACTTGTTTTAAAATCTCCCACAATATCTTAAATGGATCCGTCCAATGTGTGATCCAACCAAACGGATTAAACAGCATTGGCAATGTGATATCTTGAGTATTTCTACAGAAGGGCATCGCCAGATCTTTAATAAAATCCATTATAGTAGGATTAAACATTGGAGGGCGCGGGCAGTCAATTGCCGCTAACATGAAAGCAACAACGGGTGCGCCGGGGAACCTATTGAGCTTGTCAACCAATTCCAATAAGTTACCGGAATAATGTTCTATTAACGCAGCAATATACAATTGCATTATTGTATTTGGTGGTATTTGATCACTGCTGTCTGCCATTTGATCAAACTGCTGAGCTAAAGTTCTTTCTGACCTTTCAGACATTTGAGAAGCCGGCGGTTGGCCGGCGCGGCCGATGGGATTTCCTCCATCTCCGGGTCCCGATTCCATTGTAGCACCATAATCCCCTTGATATAAACCCTTGTCTTGGTCTTCACGAGTTTGTTCCCAAGGCTTGACCCACTTGACTTTTCCAATAAGTGGAGTCTTGCCCGGGCTTTTATCCCCTTCGACTCTATTTGACAATTGCTGGCCGCCCGAATAATCTGGGAAGATATCTCCCTCATCGAGCTTTTTCTGTACAGCTTTATCTAACTCAGCTTGCTTTTCTTCTGGTAAGCCGATAAAGAGCTGTCCAAAATTATCAACTCCCATCGTTTTGAGAGCATTTTTTAACATGACTGCTAATGCTTGTTCTAGAGTGAGCCCACCTAACAGACATCTTATTGCATCTGACATGATATCGAATAGGCCACAAATTTTGATCTTGTCAAGCCCACCTTCCCATAGAGCATCCAAAATGTCATCGCTGCCGGCGAAGACTTTAATGCCCAAAAGACTGGCACATAACATTAGAAACGGCTGATTTTCAGACTGTAACTTTTTGAACGCCTGCTCGGAGGCCATGGCCATCATTGACGTTGGACCTCCGCCGCCGGCCGGATCGAACCTCAATCCAGATTTTTTTAAATCTTCTAACGTTTCGTCAGTGTTGCCGCGGCATATAGATTTATGCCACATGTATGCTACTGCATCTCCGATGCTGAATACATCATCCAAGATATCTTGTGCTAACTCTTTTGTTTCGGCTTCTAGAGCGCCGGCAATACAACTACCTACATTTCTAGAATTCATATCTTCATTTTCTTGCCAGTCAGCAATAGTATCAATAACTTCCGGATAAGTGTGTTTTTTAATAAACTCAAGCCATGGCATTGGTTGTCTTGCCGACAAATCGTTATCCATTTCTGCCATATTAGCAAAGTAGTTCATAGCTGTTTTATCTCTCCAAGCCGATTTAGCGCGGAGAGAACTTAAGCGTTTTCTGCCTATAATTTTTGCAAAGCGTGGACACTCTTCCGTCCAAACTTTCATTTTTTTAATTTTGTAATTTTTGTCCCAAGTAAATCCTAGCTTTACTACTTTTTCATTTCCATTAAACAGCGGCCACATACTGCCGATTCCAGCTAAGTTGTAGCCTTGAGTGTTGAGATACTCGTCCAATTGCAGCATAGCTTCCGCTAACAATCCACCAGGGAAAACACCGCTGTCACCATAATCTTCTAAATTAAATACTGCTTTTGTTTCTTTAAAAAGCACATTCCCTCTTTCGAGCGCACGAAAAACTTTTAAATATCTGTTATATAGATCGAGGCCTTTTCTAACTTTAATGTTTCTTGCTTTGATTTCTCCGGCGCGCATGACTCTTTTAGTATCTCCTCTTTCGGGAGGCTCTTCCAAGTCTCTTGCCTCATCTTCAGCTATACCTTCGATAACTTCGACAGGTACTGCATACAATAGCTTAAGTGTTGATGAAGCACGGGGGTCTAACTCATAATCTTTATATATCAGTGATTCTAGAACTATTCTTCTTGTTTCCGGGGTATTTTTTCTTTTAAGTGTAAACAAGATCATATCAGCCACTTCATCAGAATAAATGTGGAATCTTGCGTTTAGCGCGGCGTCAGCTTTGTCACTATCCGGATTCAGCCAAGATGCGGTTCTTGTTAAAAAGGCTTCTTCTTCATCAGATTGACGAGCCATATATTTCTCTTCTTCGATCTGTTCGTTTCTGATATATCTAACTTTTCGCTTACCATATTGTTCACTATTTTGCCAGCCGCCCTCCGGTTCGTATTCTTCTAAAACACTTACTGGTATAGTGGTCTTATAACCAGTTGTAGCGGTGATATTATACTCACAGGTTTTTTCATTTAAATACGGCTCTGTGAACGCTCTTGTACGCCAATCAGGGACGGGGGCATCTGGATTTGGAATGCACGTAGGACAACGATTCGGCTCCGGAGGTATTATCTCTTCCGGGCAGTCATCATGTATCTTGTCATTATTCTTATCTTGCCATTTTAAAAATTTAGATTCAGCCATTTGTTGTTGTCCTATGTCGTCCTAACATTTCTGCTACATATGTACTTGTTGCCAGTTGGCTTTAAGTAGTTCTGTTCCCACATAGTCCCATTAGTTCTATTATGGTACTGCGGATTAGCTGAGAATATTTGTTGCATCAGATTCATTATATTTCCTATAATCATATGAGACGGTGCATCAAGGGGCCATGTAGTTGTTGTTGAGGCAATGTTGGTAAGGCCCTGTGTTAACAAGAATGTCTGTAAACATTGCCAAATCGACGATACAATTTGCCACAAATCAGATAGAGCGTCTCTTAAATTCTTGCCCATCGGGATAGGTTGCAGTCTGTCAACAAACTCGATCTTGGGGACTAGAGTTCCAGGCTTCATGTTTATAACCCACCGATCAGCAGTATTGTTACCAGCTATTAATTCAATAGGGCCCGCGGGCGGTAGTTTACCACCAAGAGAGTTAGTTTCTCCTCGCCAGCCATAGCCTTCACAACCTCTGCATTTACCTGTAACTATCTTTACCGATTCACGACCAACAATCCGGATTTGATCAGCTTTCATTCCGATACCAGATCGTGGACCAAGATACTCCCAATTGCCTTCAGCGAGTCCAAAGTTTTTATCGAGGTCAGTCATTTGGGACATATAGATTCTAGCAGAATCAGCAGAAAAACTATTGTGGACTGTTGCGTCATCTGAGGCGCCTTTGCCCTTTCTGGCCGAGGACATACGACCCACCACCATATCGATTGAGTTTGCCCTATTTCCGCCTTTGCCAGAGTATCCACTTTTTTCGTGGCTTGGTCTGTCTCCACCCAAGACGATATAACAGTTAGCATTGCGCTTACCTTGAATAACTTTTGCGTTATCAGAAGCAAAAAAGTTAACTTTCGGGTATTCGTCCACCGGAGTGTTCATAACTCCTCCGCCTGGAGGTACTTCTTTGAGGCCCGGATTTACATCTCCATCATCTCCAAAATCATATGAGCCGCCGGTGCCACTAGCAGGGGGGGCGCCCGATGCTAATTCAGCTTGTTGCTCATAAACCGTTTTGGGCCTATCTGGGTCCTTATTATTCTTTGTGGTGTTAAGTGGGGTCTTTTTAATAATCCCGTCATATTCGCTCATAGTTTCTCCTGCTACTAATTAATTCTAACAGAAAAAAATGTACATTTTTAATCATAGTTTTAAAATACTCTTGTTTTCTTATATCGATGGATCTGGCATATCGTTTGGATCTACGGTCGAGG